TTAGCAAAGGATGGCCGTCGTGTAACAATGAAGGCTAATTCTATGGAACTTGAGAAGGTAAACGTCGGTGAGCGTGTAATTCGTGCAGCAGCGCAAGCAGTTGGTAACTACACAAACACAGGTGCAACATTCTCTAAGGTCGAACTTACTACCAAGAAGATTCGTCTTGATTGGGAAGTAACAGCAGAATCATTGGAAGATGGTGTAGAAGGTGACGCTCTAGAAGATCACTTGGTACGCTTGATGACCAACGCATTCGCAAACGATATCGAAGATCTCGCTATCAATGGTGATGGTGCAACAGGAGCATTCTTGTCAATCATGCCAGGCTTTATCAACAAGGTAAAGACAAACGGAGATGCACATGAGTCAGTAGTAACCGTAGCAGATAATGCTTGGACACCTGATGTAATGCAGGGCATCATCAATGCAATGCCACGTAAGTACCGTGCACTTAAGAACAATCTTAAGTTCTACGCAGGTACAGATGCATTCGGTGGAATCGTTAAGAACAACGGTACACTTGCTGATGCAGTAGCAGAAGCATTTGCTGGACAGGTCCCAGGATCAACCCAAGCAAACCGCCAGTCATACCTTGATGGTATCGGACAGACATTCGGTGGAGCACGTACAACTCGTGTTCTCGGAATCGAAGTTCAGGAAGTTCCTTACTACCCAGCAGGCTATATCGATTTGACATTCCCTGCAAACCGTGTATGGGGATTCCAAAGAGACATCACTGTAAACCGTGAGTACGTAGCGAAGAAGGATACAATTGAATACACTGTATTCGTTCGCTTCGGTATCAACTGGGAAGAAGAGGATGCAATCGCATTCGCTGACGCTGCAGCAGACGCATAGTCTGTAAACAGTACCTTTAATGGGGGGCGGGAGTTCACTCTCCTGTCCCCCTTAATACTTTAATGATATAATACAAACAAGGAGGATACAATGGAAAATAATAAAACATTAGCAGAGCAATTAGCGGAGAAGCAAGAGTCTGCAGTTGGATACTGGTCAACACCAGAGCAAGTTAAAGAAGCAGCAGAAGCCAAGTTAGCAGAAGCAGCAGTTGTAGAAGCACCAGTTTCCGAGCCAGTTGTTGAAGCAGTTGCTGAAGAAGCACCAGCAGCAGTTGTAGAAGCACCAGCAGCAGAAGATCCAGTTCAATCACTAGGATTTACAAAGACAGGTGCTATTGGATCAATGGCAGCCGATGGCCCAAAGAAAGATGTTAAGCCATCAACAGACCTTACAGAAAAGGTAGCGATCCACTCAACAAAGAGTGTTCGTTGGGAAGAAGTTGGCTCAATTACTAAGGGTTACAATATTGTCACAAAGGCGCAAGCAGATAAGTGGCTAACCCGTGGACACGTTCGCATTGCAACACCTGAAGAAGTCCAGAAGGCTTTTGGGTAATTAGATATGGAAATATTGAGAGTTTCGCCATATGCAGATATATCTGTTGATTTTGTAGTTCCTGCGGGAATAGCATCATCACCTATAACTGTTACCATAACGGATATGGCGGATCTTTCAGTATCATCATTAACATTTTTAAATAAATCAGCAGGAAACATTCTTGACATATCTTTACCAGGAAAGTATGACTCTTCTTATAGAGTTGAGATTGTTAAAAGTCCTGGAACAATAAACGAAGTTTTTTTGCAAGATGAAACATACGAAATAGTTAGACCGTATGTAGATCCATCAACAAAAGCAAGCACAGCATCTGACATAGCGACATACGCCATAAATGAAGAAATTGCAAGAGCAGTTATTGATTCAATAATAACAGAAGGATTTTACTACAAGAAAAAGGTTTTAAATTTTACAGGAACTGGATCAGACTACCTACCTATCTGGGATGATGTAAAAAAGGTATTAGAGGTATACGAAAATAACAAGTTGGTAGAAGATAGACAGTACGAAGTTACATCAGATAAGACAGCAATTGTTGAGAAGTCTCTAGACAATATTAATCGTGCAGAGTCTGCCCCACTGGTATTGCCAGCAGCAGCATCAGATTCTCTTGATCCACAGTTCGTATACAGAGGGTTTGGCAAGACTTGGGACTATCGGATTACAGTAGAGCATGGATATACAGCCGTTCCATCAGACATTGTTCGAGCAACAGAGATGCTAGTTCATGACATTGAGTGTGGTAAGTTAGACTATTACAAGAGATTCATTTCTTCTTACAATACAGATCAGTTTAGAATTCAGTTTGACAAGGGTCTTTTCGAAGGAACAGGAAATATAATCGTAGATAAGATACTTTCTAAGTATGCTAAGTCTATTACAAAAATTGGTGTGTTGTAATGACAGTTTGTGAGACACCAGATTTTATGTTTCCAATGCAGGCATCTGTATATCATCCAATAGTAAAACAAGGAGACTTTGGTTCAATCAAAAAGCACTGGGTTTTAGATAGAGTTTTTGCATGTAGTTTTAGTACTGGAGGTTCTGCATTTAAAGAAGAAGTAAAGCCAAATGTCAACATTACACAAAATTCAATTCTTGTCGGAAGATCAAAGTCTGACATCAGAATCTCTTCTCTTGATAGTAAGAATGCTTTAACCAATATCTTGATATCTGACATTAAAGATCAAGAAGGTAACCTTATCTACATGGAGACATCTGGTCCTAGATCTGGTAAAGGCACACTTTTTGAAATAGCAACCTTTGAGCCTTTTACTGGACCGTTTGGAACTGTAGAGTCCTACAAGTTAGTAATAAGAAGATCAGAGAATCAGTCAGGTGATGTATGATAACAACATTTAACTCAAAGCAGTTTAAAAAAGATATGAATAATATAGTTAACTACTCTATTGGATTTTTAGACGGTGTGCAAAAAGGAAAGACAGTATTTTTAAAGACCATGGGAATGGAAACAGTCGAGGTAATGAAAGAGTTTATAGACTCAAACGCAAGGGTAAATCCTCAGATGCTTCATCACATATATGAGTGGAATCTAACTGGAAGCCCAGACGCAAGACTTTACGACATATCGTATACAGTAAGTAACTTGGGTCTATCTTTTAAATCATCTTTTAGTCAGTCAAGATCAATCAAGGATGGATCACGAACTCCTTTTTATGATAAAGCAAGGATTATGGAAAACGGTATTCCAGTTACAATCAGGCCTAGGTCTGCACAGGTTTTGGCATTTGAGGACAATGGGGAGACAGTATTTACTCGTGGTCCAGTTGAGATTTTAAATCCTGGAGGAACGGAAGTAGAAGGTGGTTTTGAAAAGGTATTTGATATGTTCTTTAATAAGTTTTTCTCACAAGCATTTTTAAGAACAAGCGGGATTGCAAAATATCTTGAGAATCCCCAAGTATATAAAAAAGATATGCCAGCAGGAAAGAAATTAGGAAGATCTAAGGGCATATCGACGGGGTATCGCTGGATCGCTAACGCAGGGTTAGGTGCATAATGGATGCAATAATTCATCACCCACCTACGATTATTAATGCCTACCTAGCATCAAAGATAAACCCTGACTTTGAGTTAGACATGGAAAGCCTAACTCTTTCTGATCCACCAGTATCAGGATCAAGATCAATTGGTACTACATATTTTTTCCCAACTCTCCCAACAGAAATTGATGCCTTGACTGAAACATTTCCACAAAGCAACGGAGTCTTTGGTGTTTACGATAGAATGTTTAAAATGAGAAGAATGCCATTTCCCCATATTAAGTGCGAACAACTTCTTTATTATTTTTACTCAGTAGGAGACAATGCACAAAGAAACATGGTTATAACTCAGCAGCAGGTAAGCGATCTTCTTGACAGGGGGGACGATTCGGCACAAGACCTAAATGCTTGGGCAGCAGCAAATCCAGGATCCTGGAACACAGAGTCTAAGCCACTATTCTTTCACAACTTTAAGATCTATCAACTAGAAGAAACAAGAGACATCGTTGATTTTGGCACAGCCCGTACTTATGCGGGGAATAAGATAATTATCGACTACGACTGGCATCCAAACCCTTAATAAAGGGTGTTATAATTGTACTGAGGAAACAACCCCCTTTTAATAAAATGAAAGAGGTGAAATATATGGCATACAGCCGTGGTTCAAGTAGTAACATCATCGTAGGTGCAGCAGCACTATTTACTCATGATGGCCCAATCGGATATGTAGACGCAACAGGAAACATCACTGACGCACAAGCGAACACTGATCTTCCAGCAATGACAGCATCAACAACATCCTATAAGGAAACTTTGTCAAACGACAATGATTTCACAAACATCGGTTACACATCAAACGGTTTGGAACTCGCATTCCAGCCAGACTTTGGTGATGTAGCAGTAGATCAACTTCTAGACGTTGCTCGTTTATTCAAGCAAGGTATGACAGTTAATCTAAATACATCTTTTGCAGAAGCAACACTAGAAAATCTTCTAGTAGCAATTGCATCAAATGAGGAAATCGCAACAGGATCTAACCTATCGACACTAAGAATGTCAGCAGGAGATATCGGCGACGTTCCACTAGAGCGTGGTATTGTAGCAGTAGGACCAGGATCTGGTTCTGCAGCAGTTGCAAAGGAAAGAATCTATGTAGCATACCGTGCACTCTCAATTGAGAATGTAACAGTATCTGCAAAGCGTGACGAGGCTTCAATGTTTGAAGTTTCATTCCGTCTTCTTCCAAACGACAATGCGTCATACGGTAAGATCGTAGACCGCACACTTGCAGCACCATCAGCATAATACAACTTAATATGAGAGGCTCAATCCTTCGGGGTTGGGCCTTTCTGTTTGGTATACTTATACAATGGCAACAAAAATATATGACACAAAAAAAATATCATTAGTGGATGATAGGGTCATTATTGCTGCACCTTTAAAAATAAAATATTTAAGACAATTTTTAGAAACCTTTGAAACTATTAAGCAGGCAAAAACTGATGATGAGTCTATATCTGTGTTAGCCGAATGCGCTCTCATTGCAATGCAACAGTACTGCCCTTCAATCAAAACAATAGAAGAGTTAGAGGACAGTTTGGATCTACCAACCATTTATGAAGTTATAGATATTGCAGCGGGAATTAAAATTAATGAGAAGTCAGAAGATACTGTTAAAAACCAGGCAGTAGATAGCGGATCAACCTGGGATACATTAGATTTGGCAAAACTAGAATCAGAGGTTTTTTTATTGGGGATCTGGAAAGACTATGATGAGTTAGAGTCGTCCATATCTATGCAAGAGTTAACTGCAACCTTAAAAATAAAAAGAGAGTTAGACTATAGTGATAAAAAGTTTTCTGCTGCAATGCAAGGAGTAGATTTAGACAAAAACTCTGGCAGTGGAAATGAATGGGAAGAGATGAAGGCCAGAGTCTTTAGCAAAGGGGCAACTGAAAATGCAAATGACATTCTTGCTTTGCAGGGCGTAAATGCTGAAAAGGCTGGTTTTGGAATAGGGCAAGGCCTTGATTACGAAGTTTATGAATAGTAAAAAATAAGCCTGCGCTATGGTATAATTGACTAAACCTTATAAGGAGGAATAAATGGCAACTGCCACAACAGAAGAAAAGACAGTAACACTGATCGACGGTACAAAGATCAAAGTAAGACCACTTAAAATCTCATTGCTTCGTCCATTTATGAAGAAGTTTGAGGATATTGCAAAGGTCGCAGAAGATAACGAAAAGTCTATGGATTTGCTAATGGACTGTGTTCAAATCGCAATGAAGCAATACAAGCCAGAATTGGCAGAAGACAAGGAAGCCCTAGAAGAAAACCTAGACCTTCCAACAGTATACAAGATTGTCGAAGAGGCATCAGGAATTAAACTTTCTGACGCATCACTACTTGGCAGCCTTGCAAATAACTAAATAAAGAGGTGTTAATGGATGGCTGATGTAGAATCCAATATTCATGTAAATATTGATACGTCTGATGCTTTAGCAAGTCTAAAACTTCTGCAACGTCAAATATCAGCCTTCCATACACAAATGGCCAAGTCTGGCACTGCTGCAGCAGCGGTGGCAGCAAATCAAGCCCAGAACTTGATAAACAGCATAAATGCTACTGGACAATTCCAAGCATCAATGCGATCAGTAACATCAAGCACAGAGCAGTTTACTGACTCTTTAGAAAGAAATAAACTAACATCAAGAGAGTATTTTAGATACACTGGCGCTGCAACAAAAACATTTGGTAGATTATTTAGAACCGAATTTGACACAATCAACAAGGTTGCACGAGAGCGTGTAAAGGATATCCAGACCCAGTATATTAAACTAGGTCGTGGTGCAAATGGATCCTTGCAGGCAATTGCAGTAAGACCTCTAACTCTAGATATGAAAAATCTTGGCACACAGACTGCCATTGCTGCACAAAGACAGCAACTGCTTAATCAACTTTTAAAGCAAGGCTCAACAAACCTCCTAAACTTTGGTAAGAATACTCAGTGGGCTGGTCGTCAGTTGATGGTTGGTTTTACAGTTCCTCTAGCAATGCTTGGAACAACCGCTTCAAAAACCTTCATGAAACTTGAAGAGCAGGCCATTAGATTTAAGCGTGTGTATGGAGAACTCTTTACAACACAAGAAGAAACTGAGCAAATGGTTAAGCAGATTCAACTGCTTGCAAAAGAATATACTAAGTATGGCGTAGCCGTAGAAGATACGATGAAGATGGCTGCAGATGCAGCAGCAATGGGTAAGATGGGTGCAGACCTAACTGCACAGGTTGCACAAGCAACTCGTCTTGCAGTTCTTGGCGGGGTAGAACAGACTCAGGCTTTAGAAACAACAATCTCGGTAACAAATGCGTTTGGTGTTGCAACAGAGGATCTTGCTAAAAAGATTGACTTTCTTAACGCAGTTGAAAACCAAACTGTTGTATCTATTGAGGATTTGACAATAGCAATGCCAAAGGCTGGCCCTGTTGTTCAGCAACTTGGTGGACAGGTTGAGGACCTAGCATTCTTCCTTACTGCTATGAAAGAAGGTGGAATTAATGCATCAGAAGGCGCTAACGCACTTAAGTCTGGCCTTGCTTCGTTAATTAATCCATCTGAAAAAGCATCAAAGTTTTTAGCAAGTCTTGGCGTAAATATAAAAGGAATTGTAGAAGGCAACAAAGGCGACGTTAAAAGCACCGTTATTGATTTTGCAAACGCACTAGACACTTTAGATCCTCTTAATCGTGCTCGTGCTATTGAGCAATTGTTTGGCAAGTTTCAGTTTTCAAGACTTTCAACATTATTTCAAAACGTAATAGGTGAGGGCACCCAGGCAGCAAGAGTTCTTAAACTAACAAATGCAACAACAGAAGAACTAGCAATTTTATCTGAGCGAGAATTAAGCAAGATTCAAAATACAACAACATATAAGTTTAAAAAGTCTATGGAAGATCTAAAGGTTGCAATTGCTCCTGTGGGAGAGCAGTTCTTAAAAGCACTTACACCCATTGTTGAATTTGTTGGAAAAATACTTGACAAGTTCAATAATCTTGGAGATGGTAGTAAAAAGTTTTTGACTATATTTACAGTTGCTGTAGCAGGAGTTGGTCCAATTCTTCTTATGACATTTGGTTTGATTGCAAATGCTGTTGCTAACATAATTAAATTATTTGCAGGAATGAAGTCTATGTACAACAAGACTGGATCAGCAAGCAAGGTTTTGGGGGATCAAACAAACTATCTAACTAAAGAACAGTTAGAAGCCTCAGCAGTAGCAGCATCTCTTGATCAAGTACACACTAAACTTAAGCAAACTTTTACATCTGAAGCATCAGCAGTTAACATGCTGGCCAATGCATATAGAAGAGCCATTGCAGCACAGTTAGGATTTACAGGAGTTCCTGCTGGTAAGAGCATGCCCAAACTTAAATATTCTAAAGGAACAACAAGCGTTCCAGGACTTGGCAATAAAGATACTGTGTCTGCAGACTTAACTCCTGGAGAAGCAGTAATTCCTCAAAAATCAGCACAAGATCCAGCGAACAGACCCTATATCGCACATATGGTTGCAGGTGGAAGAATTCCAGGATTATCAAATGCCCCTGAACTAACAGAAACAAAAGACAAAAAGCAAGTACAGATGAGCGAAACCCACGTAGGTGGTAAAAGCGAACCAAGACTAATATCAGATATAATAGCGGCTCATCCAGAGATGACCGATAACCAAAGATTAAAACTTATAACTATGCAACAGGTTCTTTTGTCACAGGGATTACCACCAGTGACAACAACCAAACACGGATTAATGTTTGACTTCCCTCTAGAGATTAATAAAAGAATGTATGGAGATGGAATACCAAAGGGAGAGTTTATAAATGAATGGTTAAAAGATGGAGCAGGAAAGTGGCACCCATCTGGACTAACTCCAGTTCAAGCACAAGCATTAGATGATGCTTTTTTAAATGCTGTAAAAGAATCTAGTGCAAAAAATGTTAATGATGATTTATTGAAAAAAATATTTGAAGAAGAGATTCCTAAAAAAATAAGTCCAAATGATCCAGGGTATCAAAGAGCAAAAACACTATACGTAACAGATTTTAGATTTAATATGGGTCAAGGATTAGGAACTACCCCAGAAACTAGCGCAGCAATACTAGAAAAAGCAAAGACAACAATAGACCCAGCAACTGGTAAGCCTTACATTGCAGATTACGATATTAGAACTAGGTTCTCAGAAAGTCAGGGCAAGGTAGTAACATCTTCTGGAACCGTAACACTTAATCCAGGAATATACAACGGGTTTGAAATTAAAGAGCCAACAACTGTAAACATGAACAGACTTGGAGCAGGAACAACACCAACCTTCTCTAAGAAAAAAGATTCTCAAAGTACAAAATCATCAGCAAAAACAAAAACACCAGTCCCCCTAGAGGTCCCAAAATTAGTTGATCTTGAAAAGGCAATGGAGCACAAAGAAAAACTAAGAGCCGTTGCCATTGAAGCATCTCAAACTACCTATGGTGCAAAGAAGCCAACAAACTTTGGTGTTCAAGAAACACAAAGTTCTGGCCGAAGCAACTTTATGTCTACTATTGGTGGAGTGTATACAAAGCCAGATGGTTCAAAGGTATTTGTAAAACCAATGCTAAGCGAGTTAGATGCAATAGCAGAACAAAGAGCCACAAGGATTGCAAGAGATGTTCATGGACTGGTAGCACCAAAACAAAAAATCACAACAATGATTGACCCTACAGACATCGACGAGCCAGATGTTAATAAGAAGAGAAAAGTTATTGTATTGGAATCTCCATTTGATCCAAGGTTTGATCCAGACACAATGCCAAAGACATTTACTCCAAGAGAATACGTAAAGCAACTAGTTGCTTCAAGTCTTCGTGCAGATAAAGATCTAAAGAAGGGCAACCTTGGAGGCAAAGTATTAGCCGATGTAGGAGCAGCAGGTGTATTTGATAAGGCATCTGGAACAAGATCTTATTCAGCAGGACTGCCATCGATGGAAGATATAGCAATGCACAACCTAAAGGGTGTTCCAGGACCAAATGCTAATGCATCACCTTTCTGGTTTGGAAATGCTACAGCAGATATTCCTCAAGGGATTAAGTCTGCAGATCAGTATGAAAAAGCAATAACAGATGAGATTAAAAAAACGCTTCCAAAATTAAGAAAGACTATAGACAGTTTTAAACTTGCCGATGATGATCCAGCCAAAAAGGTTTATGAGGACATGTACAAGAGACTTGAGGCTGGCCTAAATGCAAACTGGAAGAAGGTTTATCATTTCCATCGATCAATCTTGGTAAAACCAGACGAAGTACTTCAAGATAAAACTGGCAACATTAAGCCAATCCCTACTGAACCAAATACTGTAAACTTAAAATCAACTTCTGGGAAAATAGACGATAGCAGGCTTGCTCCAAAAAGCGTAGCCAGCGCAGTTCGTCAAGGACCTAAAGGAAGAATTGTTGGAAAAGCAGATGCTCCACATATTAATATTTCAGAACAAGATCTTGCTCGCAACCATCCAAGAGGTATAAAGAGACTTGCAGATCCAGCAGGGGCAGTTGTTGCTGGAGCAAAAGCATCTATTGCAGAAGCAAAAGCAGTTGGAAGTACAATTGGAACAACATTGTCTCAGTCTGCTGCAGCAGCATCTAGAACTCTTCTTTATGGAACTGGTCCTATAGATGCAGAAGCAAAGTCAATTCGTCGTAGACTAGAAAAAGAAGCAACCCCTAGATTCCAAAAAGAAAAGAAATTAAAAGAATCACAAGCAAAAGCAGCAGTTTCAAGAACCACTCTTTACGGATCTGGACCTATCGATGCAGATGCCAAGTCTTTGCGTAGACAAATGGAAAAAAGAAGTAGGCTTGCTGAGCGAGTAGCCTACGAACAAAGAGTCATTAGTGAAAAAGCAGCCAAAGCAGCACAGGCACAAATGCCTATGCTTGGACCAAACAGACCAACACTTTATGATAAAACAGTAGGCACCGCTGCTGCAAAAGTTAGAACTAGCAAGGTTGCCGAAAACCTTAGAGGGTTTAAGGGTGCAGAAAGTAAGACAGGATATTTACGTGATAAGGTTGCAGGAAGAACACCAGGAGCAGGTATGGGCGGAGCGATGGGTGTCGCTTCTGGTGTAGCAATGATTGGATCTATGGCCCCAGGAAAAGTTGGAGAAATTTCACAAAAGATAATGATGCCACTTATGGGTATGGCAATGATTATGCCAATGCTTCAAAACAAGTTCTCAGCACTTGCAGTAGGAGTTGGATTAGTTGTAGCAGCATATGCTTATCAGAGAATGGTATTTGATAAAGCACAAGATGCAGCAATGGAACTTACAGAGGCTATGGGCTCTGGAACAAAGGCAATTAAGTCACTCTCTGAGTTTTCAACAAAAGTTGGTGCTGGAGAGATTATGGACAGAAGAAGAAAAGAGGCATTCTCTCCTTTCCAAATTAAAACAGGAAAAACGACATTTGGTCAATCTTTCGTCGCAAGCGAAGGTGGAAAAGCCATGGCAAAAAATGTTACAGAAACTATTAAGGCTGGCGGAGAAAATGGAAAGGCTATTGCTAAAGATCAGGTTGCTAATCAACTAATGACGGCAGTTGCGTCAGGAGCACTAGATCCAGCCCAAGCAAGATCTATCGCAGCAAACCTTGGAGAGCAACTTGGAGACTATTCTTTTGGAATCGAAATAAACTCAAAACTTATTTCAATGCTTGGCCCAAATGGAGAAAATATTCTTAAGGATGGGGTAGAACTTGAGGTAAAACTTTTACAAGACACAAGAGCCAAAATGAATCTTGCATCTACTGCAGCAAGAGATGCTGGAGGCTGGACTGGTAAGGATGTTGGAAAGAGTGCTGGGTATAGCATTGGAGGAGCAGCAGCAGGAGCAGGCGCAGGTTTTGTTGCTGCAGGTATCGGTGCAGCAGGTGCAGCAGCAGCAGGTGCAGCCGTAGGCTCTGCGGTACCAGTTGTAGGAACTATTATTGGAGCAGCACTAGGTGCAGGCGTTGGCTACTTCTTGGCAAAGAAAGATAGAAATAAAAGAATAGGTGAGGCATCTGGTGCATCTATTGCTATGCAGAAAATTGCTTTACAGCAACAACAAGAATTAAATGACTCTGTAGAACTACGTTATCAAAAAGAACTTGAAATTGCTAAGGCTAAAGGTGACCAGGTTGCAATTGATAAACTTACAGAACAATATGAAGAAGATCAACTTTCTTTGCTTGCTGAAAATGCAGCATTAGTTACTGATATTCAAAATAGTTATGCTAATGCTGAGGGTGCAACCAAGAGTGCATTAATGACAGGAGCAGATAAAGCAATAACAAAGCAGTATGCTGGTACTGCATTAGAAGACGTGGCTGTATTAGCAAAATCAAATATAGATAGTTCTGGCGTTTCAAAAGAAATGCAGTATACATTAAAAATGCAAATGGCAAGTGGACAGATAGATCCAATGCAAATGATTGAAATATTTGATAAATTTGGCAATGACAAGGCTTCAATGGAAGGTGTTGTTTCTATTATTGGTAAGTTTGGTGGAGCATTTGCAAATGATGTAATGGGAATTGTTAGCATGTTTAAAGATGAAAAACAAGCAGCAGATTTTGTTGCTAGAATTAAAACTAAGACTCCTGATGAAGCAAAGAAAGAACTAGAACTATTCCAAAGAATTAGTCAATCTGCAACAGTGGTAGACAAAGATATTTTATTAAACTATTATAACAAAAATCCTGATGCAGCAGATGAACTTAAAACAGCCTTTGCAGCAATTGACGATATTAAGGGAAAGGCCACAATTGATATAGTAGCAAAGACAGAGGTTTTTGGTGCTGAAGAAATGGCATTGCTAAAAGCAGACCAGGAGTACTTTGACAAACTGCCAGCAGAACAACAAAAGGTTTATTTGCAAAACATGAAGGTAATGATGAGTATGGAAGGCGATCCAGCAATGAAACTAGCCTACCAAAACTGGTTGGCAGAAAAGGGTGCAGATGGAAAAACACCAAATGCTGGAAAGAGTTTTTCAGATTACGTTACTTCTAAAACTCAGCAAGTCACAGAAACTTCTACCGACACTTCAAAAACACCACCTGGCGGAGGCGGAGGCGGAGGAAGCAAAGTTCAGTCTTCACCATTAGACGATCTGGTAAAGAAACTTAGGGATGTAAGAAAGAACCAGATTAAGGTCACAGAGGGCTGGAGTGCCTCTCGTAAGGCTTTAGACGGCCTATTTGGGGGTAAGAAGACACTTGATGCTTTTAGCGGTATAGAAAATGATTTAAGAAAAATAGGAGGAAGTGAAGATCTTATTTCTCTTATAGTTGGCATGGATCCCAAAGAGTATGAGAAGAAGAAGAACTCCTTGTTTAAGTTTGATAATAAGGGTAACATTATTGGATTAAAGAAAGATGCCAAAAATATCCAAGAGGCTCTAAACTCAGTAGCCATGGGAGACTTTAATTCAAAAACAGAAGCAGAAACTGAGGTCATTAAAGATCAAGCAGTAGCCTTTGCCAAGTTATCTTCCATAGGAATTCCAGTTGCAGATGCTTACGCAATGGTTGAAGACGCTGGACTTGCACAGGCGATTGCTATGGAAAAAAATTCAAAATCAGTTGCTACTTTAGCAAAGAATTATAAGGTATTAACTAAAGCACAACTTGAGGCTGCAGCAGTCAAGGGAGTCAAGACAGATATAGATCAATTTAAAAAAGACAGAATTCAAGAAAGCAGAATTAGAAACAAATACAGTTCAGCAACTGCCTTTGCAATTGGATCAGATGAAAATCTTAGAGCCCTAGAAGATGCAATAGCAACCAAAGAAAAAGAAGTAAGTGATCTACGATCAAGAGGCAAATACGATGCAGCCTATGACGCTCAACAATCATTAAATAAGTTAACCAATGACTTTAACACAAGGCTTTCTCAGTTAAAGAGCACTATTGGTTTTATGCAGGATATGTTTGATAAAGGTTTTAGCAACGCAATGGAGGCTTTTGATGTTCAAGAGACTGCTCTTAATATAAAGTTTAAATTAGATACAAAGTCACAAGATGATGTAATGAAAAAGGCACAAGAAGAGATTGCATTAATTCAGTATAAGGTTGATGATAAAGAGGCAGCGCTTAAGGCTATCGAAGATCAAGAACAAAAGATTAACGATAAATATGATGAAAGAATTAAGGCTCTTGATGAAGTTGAAAAAGCAAATGCTGCTATTTCTAATCAGCAAAGAGGTCAACTAACTCTTGCAGAGGCTTTAACATCTGGAGACATTGCTGCAGCAGCAAGAGCAGCACAAGATATGAGAGCACAGCAGGCTGCTGATGCTGTAACAAAACAAAAAGACGCTATAGAGCAATCTAGAGAGTACGAGTTGATGGGTGTAACTGGTCTTGATAAGACTGATGGTAAACTTAAAACTAGAAAACAACTTGAAAAAGAAATTAAAAATTTGCAAGACGAAATATTTAAAATTGAAGAAGACAGAATTGAACCAGCACAAGAGTTTGTTCGACTGAAACAACTGCAGTTAGACAAAGATATTCAAAACCTTACCGTACTTGGAAAGACAAGAGATGCTTGGGAATCAATAAAGAATCAAGTAGACCTTGCTATGATTAATAGCAAAAAGTTTATAGAATCAATGCAACTTGCTATAGCAACTGTTCCTGATTTAAAGGCAGCATACGCTGCCGAAACAGCAAGTGGAAATGACCCAATTGTAGGTGCTGCTTATGAACCTACACCAACACCTTCAGCAACCCCAACACCTTCAGCAACCCCAACACCATCGGCGACACCAACTCCTACTCCAACACCTTCTTCAACACCTAAAGCATCCGCAACACCAACACCAGCACCAAGTGTAAAGCCAAGTGTAAAGCCAAGTGCAACACCAACACCAACAGTAAAGCCAAGTGTAAAGCCAAGTGCAACACCAACACCAACACCAACAAAAGTTCCTGGATTTGTCTATAACCCAGACCCAAATGGTTTTAAACGTAATGTAACACCAACACCAACGCCAACTCCAAAACCAAGTTTCTTGGATGCAGATAAAAATGGAATACCAGATCTTATTCAGGCTCCACCAAAGGCAGTAGTTAAACCTATTTTGCCACCACTTTTGCCACCTGTAGCCCCTAAGAAAACTCTTGTTCCAGGAACTGGTACCTATGTTGGAAGCATGTTTATTCCTCCACAGTATAAGTCTATGGGAGGACTAATTAAGTATTTTGCAGGTGGTGGCTTTGCTAAGGGTACAGACACAGTTCCAGCAATGCTTACCCCTGGTGAGTTTGTCATGAGTAAATATGCTGTTGATTCTTACGGGGTAGACAATCTTAAGAAGATAAATAATGGTGATGTAACTAGCGGGACAGTGTATAATAATACATATACATTAACAGTTAATGCTAAGACAGATGCTAATCCAAATGAAATTGCACAGGCAGTAATGTCAACAATCAAGCAGGTAGACGACAGAAGAATTAGGGGGATTGGAATAAATGGCAGATAGTCCTAACCAAAGATTTACCTATATGCAAAGTCGTAAAAAGTATAATAGGCCTAGCGGTATGCTCTGGTCTGAAAATTCTGGAACTATTATAAATAGTTTGCACATACCATACGGGCTAGAGGTCGGTGCTAATCCAACAGATGCAGACCCAAACCTTTTAGATCAGTTTTTAATCTTAACAGACGACAATAGGTCTCCTCTAGATTTTTCAGATGAGCGCATTGAAAAGCGGGAAAGAATGATAAATGGCCGAATGAGGTCTTACCACATTGCAGATAAGATGAGATTAAGCACTAGTTGGAGTATGATTCCTTCAAGGTCCCATTCTGATCTTCCTAATTTTGATACAACCAATGGAAAATCTTTGGCAAAATCATACACTACAGATGGCGGTGCAGGTGGAGCAGATATGCTTGAGTGGTACGATGCACACAAGGGTTCTTTTTGGGTGTTCCTTGCATATGATAGAAAAGGAATATACAAAGGTCAAGAAGATCCATATGATCACTTACAGCAATACAATCAAATTATAGAAATGTTTATTTCTAGTTTTACTTATTCTGTAGAAAAAAGAGGCCCTAATTTTGATTATTGGAATGTCTCAGTAACTTTGGACGAAGTATAATGTTTGAAGATAAAGACTTACAAAATTTCTTAGAGACATCTCAGACTATAAGAAATAAATCAGTTATAACTGCAGAATGGAACATGAATATTCCTACCAATATTAAGCATATTGGAAACTACAGGTATCGTCCTACACAGACAGGGTCTGTTTATGCTTCTCTGCCAACAAACTTTGACATTAATGATGCTGGTAATTTTTATACTGGTGCAACAGATGCAGATGTTATAGTAGATGGAATGTTTTCCAATAACAATGAACCCACAACTTTTTTAAACAAAAAAGAAAAATTGCAGACTCTTTATTCTTTAGAAGACTGCTTTAGTCAGTTCAGACCAAGGTCTGGAATTAATAAGGCGGTATTCTTTGAAAACAGAAAATTTCATCACCCAAACTTGTTTATGGCTGACAGACCTAGATACTATATGCCAGACAAAAATGATAAATTTAAATACTGGACATCTTATAGAACTGAAGGAAGGTATAAGTATACATATAGCGATGCTTCCGTTTCTTATGGATTTGATAAAACCTTTATTGACAAAGACGGAAAAGAAAAAAACGGAATAGCAGAAAATCTTTCTGAATATGGTATTGCGTCCATTGTGCGTGGATCCCAATACTCAATAGAAGATGCTGCTCCTTTTGTTGTATATAAAGAAAAAGTTCCAACCAATAGGGTTGTAGTTAAAATGCAAACTCACGTAGGCACAGAAAATTTAGGACCGTTTTCATCACCCACTGGATCAATAGCAGATGCATTTTTTGGAGAACTAAATCAGCAAACCCCCAGTAAGTGGAAAATACAATTTCTTAGAGAAGGAAATTGGGAAACTGTAATATCATTTGATCCAGCGCTAAGAAGAAGAGATGGTTCACCAATAATTAAGAGTGATGGATACGTAGAAATTGCCTATGGGCTAATAATCCCCGATGAGTGGAGATCTACTTTTGTCTTTGCAGAAACATATTCAAGCATAGACTTGCGCCCAGAGAAATCTGTTGTTGGATATGCATATCTAATTAAGCCAAATGATAATGATTTGGGAACTTTTCATATTTGGAATGGTGATTCCTATACAGTTTTAACACCAAAGTATGGTTGGTACATACAAGATGAAACAGTTGACAGGCTAACAAATTTTGTTACTGATGCTACTTCTCCAGATGCTTTTTTAAAAACTTTAGATAAAAAAATACAGTACAGAGAGTTTGAATATATTAATGGAATTAGAATTGTTGTGGACGCAATGAACAAAAAAGATTCAACCTTTGACCTTATTGAAATTTCTCCAAGACTTGCTATGAATATTTCTGATAAAACTATAGACTATTCTATAAATAAAAGCGCATCAGACTTAGGAGTTTCTGGTTTGCCAGTTGGACAACTAATAGCGTCTAATGGAAATATAACTATTTTTGATCATGACCAGGCTTTTAACCCTAACAATAACAACAGCGTTATTTCTAAATATATTGCAAGACATATACAGTTTAAGTTTTATGAAGTAATTGTCGATGTCGACGGGTGGGACTACTATGTTCCAATTAAAACATTATATTCTGATGCTTTTCCAAAGCAAGACTTGATGACAAAGCGTGTATCTATAGGTTTGAGAGACCTTTACTGGTACCTTGAATCAATGGCTGCTCCAGAGATTTTAATGACAGAAGTTTCTGTTAGTTCAGCAGTGTCATTGCTTTTAGATAACATTGGGTTTTCAAATTATACATTTAAAAGAGTTGCAAATGAAAAAGAAATAATTATTCCATATTTTTTTGTTGCACCAGATACCAGTGTTGCCCAAGTACTTCAAGACTTGGCAGTATCAACACAGACAGCAATGTTCTTTGACGAGTATAACAATTTTGTAATGATGAGCAAAAACTATATAATGCCTACTGCAACAGAAAGACCAACAACCTTTGCTTTAAAGGGGACTAAAGATTTTATACAAGATGGAGAGATAAGAAATAAAACAAATAAGCCAAAGTTAGCAAACGTAATTTCTGTTTCAACCCAGGAAAATTCGGTATATAATGATGGATCTATTAACTACAGCACAAGATACATACAAAGGTCTATAGGCTCACTAAGACAGGCAAGCCTTGTTGATGATGAAAGATATTATACATATAAGCCAGCACTCCTTTGGGAGGTTTCTGGAACTCAAAATACAAAATCTATTAACAATGAGGTTGGAACACAGTCTGCTTATGTACTTAGTGCAATACCACTTAACTCAGATCTAACAGCAGAAGTTCCAGTAGTTAAAAATAATGTTGTAATAAATAACACCTTTAGTTTAGGAGAGGCAGCATATTGGATTACAAGATATAACGGATATTTTTATTCACAAGGCGAGATCATAAAGTATGATGCTGTGCAGTATAATGTTGCTGGAGTAGGAAATGTGTGGATAACCTCTACAGAAGATTATCAAAACTATTTTTCAAAACTTCCTTTTAATGGAAAGATATATCCTACTGGTCTTGTAAGAATATACTCTGAGCCAAAGTATTTTGAAAAAGACGGAGTTGTTAAATTACAAAATGGAGATGTTAAAAAGCATGGTCGTGGTCAATTTGGTACCACTATTGTTGCTCATAGTTCTGGCATAGCAGATTACTGGAAACTAGATGACAATGTTAAAGGTTGTTATATGTTATCTGAGTATTTATTTCAAAAAGACTTGACGCTACCAACCACTACTGTCGCTACATCTGGTAAGTTAACTGATGCTGGAGTGTCCTCTGACGCTCTTTCAAGAACTTCGTCTAGAAGTGGTATTATTAAAAACTTTATGTCAACATCTTTCCTTGGAGAGATAAGCACAGCAACAACTGTTCAAAAGGGAACTCTACAGTCATCAGCCCTTTCACTTACTGGTCCAAATTTTACTACCAAAGAAAAACCAAGAAACTTTATATCATATGTTCACAAATCTTTAGAAGATAGTAAATACAAACACTTTGGAACAAGAATGAGAATTGTTGGTAAAATAGAAAACAGTTCATCCAGAGGACAGACTTCAAATGGTTCTGCAACCTACTATGTTGTCAATGGAAGCACACCAGATAAAAATATAAATATATCTGGTGGATCTGGGGGTCTTGCGTTTATGCTAAACTCTACAACAAATGTCGGATATTATTTTGAAATTGCAGCGTTAGGAATAGGAAACCTTTCTAAAGATGAAAGAGAAAGCGTTAGCAATGTTTTCTTTTATAAAATCAAGTCTGATAATGGAAAAGCAATTCCAGTAAAGTTGTGGGAAGGTCTTGGAGAAATAACTGTAGACGATGGAAAGTTTACAGGTCAAGCAAGAATTGTTGCAGAAGAAAATCCAACAGTCTATGACCTTGCAGTTGAGTACCAAGATATAGGAAAAACAAGAAGATTTTATTTGTATCTAAATGGCAGACTGATAAAGACAGTTGATGACGCAGATCCTCTACCGATTTATTCTGGCATTGCTTTATTTTCAAGAGGTTCTTCAAGGGTTATGTTTGAAAATGTTTACGCTTTATGTAATAACTATTCGCAGAATACAACCTTTTCTCTTGGCGCTCCCATCAACTCAGTATTTGGAGATTCCGATATTGATGCAAATGAATCCTTTAGAAAGTATGCGCTAAGCGGTTTAATTCAAAATACATACCTTTCTGGAATAGGAACATCAGAAGCACCAAAATACAGCATCTTCTTTGAAGAGTTTGGAAGCATAATGCGAGAAGCAGCGACATTTAATTTTAAGTATGACAAGGCATATCCAGCATTAACTGCAAAAATATCCCCAACATTTAATAAAATTAAGGGGTATGTCGTTTCAGGATTTAGGGCGGGATCCTATGGTGCTGAGTTTATGATTTTTAACGCAACAGATACAGCAATAAGTTTAGATGAAACTACTGGAAATTATTTGAGAGTTCAGGGAGTAACTTTTACACAGCAGTCAGATAATCGTTTAACTGTAGATGATTATTTTAATAAAAATAGTTTAGCATCAAATCCAGAATTTGTTGCTGATAAACTAATTTCAAACCCTTATAAATTTAAGCAAGACTATCAAGACATAAAACTAAGCAGAATGACCTACGGTAAAAAAGATTTTTCTTTAACTACGCCATACATTCAGTCTTATGATGAGGCAACTAGTTTGATGAAATGGCTTGTTGAAAAAATAACAAAGCCAAGAAAATCTATAGGTGTTCAAATATTTGCAATACCAACGCTGCAATTGGGTGATATTGTAACTTTAGAATATGAAGAAAATGAAATTAACATGGCAGCATCTCCTTCAAGTAGATTTGTGATATATAATATAGATTATTCAAGAAGTTCAGATGGGCCATCGATGACAGTATTTTTAAGTGAGGTAGTGTAATGACAACAGGAGCAACTCCAAATCTTCCAGATCCAAAAATAACAGTAGATGATGATTCAATAAAGATTGCCACACCTGATCTAATTATAAAAGATGATGAGGCTATGTCTATTGAAGTAATGACAGATCTAATATTTGAAGATATTGGCGGACAAGAACTTTCAACAATTTCTAGACACGATCTTGTTAATGGTCAAAAAATATTGTACACTCCAATCAAAAATTTAACAGATCTTTATCTGCAGTACAACCCAAACAATATACTAAGGCTTCAATCATCAGACTCATACTTTAAGTCTCTTTCTCTTTCTATCTTAGACCATTTGCCAAAATGTGGCACAGGATACACCATATCACCGCCACCACCCCCAGTAAGCGATCCAGGGTATGTTGAAAAAGATTTAACTAAATGGATAAAAACTCCAAACTGTAAATCAATATATATAGACCCTATAACTGGAGATCTAATAATTAACCTAATTAATCTAAAAGATGGCGAGCAGGCAGAGGTTCAGGTATTGACAAGTGGAGCAACCTTTAATGATACAATATATACTGGAGGAAATTAATGATAACTAATATAGGTAAAAATATTTTAGCAAAGTACCTTGTGGGACAGACACCATCATATGCTTCACATATAGCGGTTGGGTGCGGGACTAAGCCATTGGTTGCTGACAACACTGTTACAATGCCAGACTACTCAGACAAGTCCTCTCTCGAATTTGAAATGTTTCGTGTGCCAATCATTTCTCGTGGGTTTGTAGATGAGGGCGGAGTTTCAAAAGTTGTGCTAACAGCAGAACTCCCAACTCAAGAAAGATATGAAATCACAGAGGTAGGCATATTCTCTGCAGCATCTAATCCTGATGCTGGCTCTTTTGACAGTAAGACTGTTTATTCTTTTTCTGAACTAGAGGCCTGGAAGTATTCTTCTCAGGGTACAGCAATACCCTCAATCTATGAACCACTAGATGATCGTGTTGTTAAGATTATTGGCGCAACAATTGCTGCAAGAACCCCTTCAGGATCTACCTTGACCTATACTACAGACGCAGAGCATGGACTTTCTATGGGAACAGAAATATCTATATCTGGAATCTCTCCAGTTGTATTTAACTTGTCAAAGGTTGTTATTGCCACTGTTCCAACTCCAACTTCTTTTACAGTTGTTTCTACTACCAGCCTAACAGGAACATTCGTTTCATCTGGTTATTTGATTAACGATGTTGATACAAATATAATCAATCAAGTCTATCCAGTATTTCAAACAAATGCAGATAATAAAATATTTACAAACTCAAACAGAGTTAGCAGATACGAAAGGTGTAGATTTTTAAATAATATTTTTGCAATATCTGGAAACAATGCAAACATTTCAATAAATTCAAGTGGTAACTTGATAGCAGAAACAGGATCAAATTTTATACAATTATCAAATGCATCTGTTGACTTTAGCAAAAACTCACCAACTGATGAGTTAAGGCTTGCATTTTCTGTTGTCAACAAAGTTGGTGCATCCCTCACTCTCCCAAAATCTGCAAGAGTTATAGTTGAGTTTTCATCTACAGGTAGTTTTAAAACTGGAAAGTGGGCAATCTTTGAAGCAGTTGTAGATGATACTAATAATAACTTCGCAACCAATAGATATTTTGTTGTAAAGAAACAACTTCAGCAGTTACAAAAGAGTCCTGAATTTTCCTGGGCAGAAGTAAAGAATGTTAGAGTATATGCCTCAGTTATGAAAGACAATAGCGGAGTGCCAACTTCAGACTTTTATGTTTGTTTAGATGGACTTAGACTTGAAAATGTTACATCTAACAACTCTGTATATGGGTTGACTGGATACTCAGTTATAAAAACACCAGAAGCAAAAACAATTATTAAGTCAGCAAACACAACAAACTATATTGAATTTAGATTTGGATTGGATGTATTGTAGTGGCAGACTCAGGAATAAAAAATATTGTTGTAAAGAAAGAATTACTAGGGAAAATAACAACAGAGAATGGAAGAATTGCAAGATTTAGGTTAGTGTCAGAAGACAAAAACAGAAAATCTGCATGGTCTCAAATATTTTCAGTAAATTCTGAATTAATCCAAGTTCTCCCAGGAGATATAAATGTTGTTGGCAATACAGTGCTTGTTAACTGGTCAAAAGGATCTAGAACTTCTACCCAAGAGATGTATGATGTTTTTGCTTCATTTGATGGTGGTGCCTATCTAAATGTTGGTGTTGCAGTTGGCACAAGTTATTCATTTTTAAAAACTGGAACTACGTCTGTAAAGGTTTTGGTCCAGTTGGCATCTATAAACCCAACAGTAAAGACCTCTCTTAAGGTTTATGAATCTCCAGTCAAGTCTCTGGTATAATTAGAGTATGTCAAAATTGCCTACGCCCGAAAGAGGGCAACCTCTAGATGTTACACTTATGTATCAGATTATTCAAACTATTAATGATTTGTCTGCTCAAGTAACTCCATCAATTAATAAATATGTTACAGTAGATACCAAGGACTCTGGAAAGCAAAGCGCAAAGATTTCAGAAGCCCGTATAATCGGTGGCTATGTTCAAGTAACGCAGGGCACAACAAAGACTGCAGGAACTTCTGAGCCATTTTCTTATCCATTTGGAACAGACTTTAAATTTGCACCAGTAGTCACAGTAACCCCTATAAATGTCGGAGGTACAGATGCTGGTAAGGATGTCACGGTAACAATCAGTAGCATCTCAACTTCACGAGTAGAAGGAATAGTTAAATTTAATACTGGTGGAGATACAACTATTGGTATCAACTTAATCATAGTTGGAATACCTAACTAATGATGTCTTGCAAAAAATGCAAAGGTAGAATGTTTATAGATAGACAATATACTGAGATCAACCATCTAGAAGTATACTGTATGAGTTGCGGAGTGAGAGTATTTTTTCATCCACCTAGCCACACTTTGGAGGGACAATGGTTACTAAAAAGGGAACTATTGAGAGCGAAAAATACAATGAGTCACCTGTAATACCAGGAAACAAAAGGGTTTGGTTTCTTAACGGAGACCTTGTTAGAATCCATCATTTAAATAAGTCTAATGGGATAATGTCTGTTTATAACATTACTAAAGATCAAATCGAAAGTTGTTTAATTAGTGACTTTAAAAATAAAAGAGAACGAGCATACACCGTAGGACAGACTGCTGATTTAGTTAATCGTCATAAAAAATATCTTCCAGACTTAATGAAGCGAGGAGTTATCCCATTTCCAACGGGATCTCAAAAAGGCGGAGCCAGAGGGTTCCAAGTAAGATCATATTATTCAGAATCGCAGGTAAGAGCAATACGTGATATACTTGCTTCATACCATATTGGCAGACCAAGAAAAGACAAATTAATAACAAACGATATTACGCCCAGCAAGCAAGAGTTGACACGCAGAATGGGCGATGGTATACTTACTTATAGGAAAACAGAAGATGGTCGATTTGTTCCAATTTGGAACGAGTCTATTTAACGAAGGGTATAAAATGTCAGACAGCAATTATGTAGTAACGAATGAACCAACAAAGGTATCTGTAACTCTTGGATACACATTAAATCTAGGAAATTTTCAATCACTAAGACTTGATCTTGGCGTTGTTGACAGTTCACGCAATGGAGAGACAGTCGATCAGTCTTTTGAGCGTGTTTATAAGTTTGTTGAAGACAAACTAACCGCAAAGATTTTAGAGGCCCAATCGGAGGCTGCTGAAGGATAATGGCAGAACGCAAAGACCGCATGGCTTTGCTTTCAAGATACAGTAAGTATCATACCGCAAGGTACGAATCAAAGCCATCTCTTAATCTAAATGTAGAGCAGTGGGCTTCTGATGCCCTTGTAGAATCATACACACTGCCAGGATGCTACGATATACTTGAGTATTACTTTTCGGTTGCAGAGAATCCATCTTGGAATTACTTTGCATACAATGCAGAAAAAATATTACAGGCACAAAAAGATAAAATTAAAGATATAGCAGAGCGCAATGAGCGCAGACGATTAGCAAAGGAGTGGTTAAGTGAATAACACAGAGGCAAAACTACTTACGGCTGTCTTAAAAGATAAACAAATCCATGTTCTGCTCCAAGCCAATGTCGACAACCTTCTTAGAACACACGGAGATATCTGGAATTTCGTTAGACTATATTTTGAAAACAATTCAGTCCTACCACCAGTAGAGTTGGTTACTGAAAAGTTTAGAGACTTTGATCCAGTGTCAGGTGTGGGCGCAACAAAGCATCATCTTGAAGAGTTGCAGGGCGAGTACCTAACAGATAGCCTAAAGGATATAATTAGATCCGCAGCATCTGAAATCCAAAATAACAATGGGAATGGTGCCCTTAATGAATTAATTACAAAGACTTCAGAACTAAAAAAGAATACTGCTGCAATTCGTGATATTGATGTTACTGATCTTGAGTCTGCTATTGCTTACTTTGAAAATGTTAAAAAGCAGCAGGCACTAGGTTTATCTGGAATTAAGACAGGTCTTCCAGGATTTGATAACTACCTACCTTCTGGAATTATGCCAGGACAACTTGGAGTATTCCTTGCTTATCCAGGAATTGGAAAGTCGTGGCTTGCACTTTACTTTGCTGTTCAAGCATGGAAGCAGGGTAAGTCCCCAATGGTAATCTCTCTTGAAATGTCTGAGACCGAAGTTCGTAATCGTGTATTTACTATTATGGGTGAGGGTCGTTGGTCACACAGAAAGATCAGCAATGGCGAGATTGAAATTGATATGCTAAAGGATTGGCATGCAAAGAATCTTGCAGGCAAGCCAGAGTTTCATATCATTTCAAATGATAGCGGTGGAGAGATTAACCCTTCAGTTCTTCGTGGAAAGATTGACCAGTACAAGCCAGACTTTGTAATCGTTGACTACCTTCAGTTGATGGCTCCTAATCAGAAGTCAGATAACGAAACGGTACGAATGAAGAACCTTTCAAGAGAACTTAAACTAATGGCTATCGGTGAAGAAGTTCCTATTATTGCTATCTCGTCTGCTACACCAGATGATGTTAATGACCTCTCTACGGTCCCTACGCTGGGTCAAACGGCATGGTCTAGACAGATTGCTTATGATGCTGACTGGGTGCTTGCATTAGGCCGTGGGACAAACAGTGATATCATTGAATGTGCATTCCGTAAAAACCGTAATGGATTTATGGGAGACTTCCTAGTCCAGTGTGACTTTGACAAGGGATACTATAGATATAAAGACTTTGAAGATAAGTAGTTATAATATGGTATGTCAAAAAAGAATGATATACCGTATGAATCATACCATCATAAGCCTATCAAAAGGTTTTACCTTGATGGAATAATTCACGATGATTCTATGATCGGAAGGCTCAAAGAAGAGTATATACGATTATTGACTTCAGAAATGAAACTAAGTGGGTATGTTCCAAGAATTGATCTTGACCCAGACTTCACAATAGGGTATAATGATATAAAGAACTTTTTTGAATTTGAATTATCAATACAGGCAGTCTACGCAGGGAAAAGGAAAAGCGAATGGATAGCAGGAATAGACGGAACCAAACCCATCTTTATTCCGCAGAGCAAGTCAAGCGAGTCCTTACAGGATCGGGTATTACCGTAGAGTCTGAACTTGATGCAGACTTTATGATCTTTTGTCCATTTCACAATAATCACAGAACCCCAGCAGGAGAAGTACAAAAAGGTAGCGGAATGTTCTTTTGTTTTTCTTGCCAAAAATCTGCAGACCTTATAGAACTAGTTATGCATACCTCTGGCAGAACATATTTTGAGTCTGCAAGGTTTATAAAGAGCAAAGAAAAGTTAAGTAACATTGCTACAGAGATTGAAAAGGTTCTTGTAAAAGAAGAAGTCTACAAAACTTTTGATGAACTTATTATTAAAAGACTACACAATGGTTTAGTTGCTTCAGAAAGAGCAAGAAATTATTTTACATACAGAAAAATTGAAAAGTCATCTTGCATAAAGTTTGCGTTGGGCTATTCAGAAAAGCAAGATATGGTAACTGTTCCAGTCCATAGCCCAGATGGTATTCCGCTTGGGTTCGTTGGTAGATCTATTGAAGGAAAAGATTTTAAGAATACTCCAGGACTTCCAAAAAGCAAAACACTCTTTAATTTGCACAGAGTCAAGAAGTCTGATAGAGTTTATGTAGTGGAGTCTTCATTTGATGCCATTAGGCTTGATCAAGTAGGGCTACCAGCAGTAGCAACACTTGGTGCAAATGTATCAAGCACACAAATAGAATTGCTTCAGAAGTATTTCAATAACATTATTGTTATTGCTGATAACGATGAGGCGGGAGGAAACATGAAAGATAGAATAGTTGAAAAACTTTCTACTCGTGTTTCTGTTATTAAACTAAACAATCAGTATAAGGATATTGGAGATATGCCAGACGAAGAACTTCGGAATTTAGAGTTTCAGTTTGACAAATCAATATCTCTTATGCTAAACTAATATAACAAACAAAGGAGAAATATATGAGCGTAGTAAAGGGACTCAAGAACATTAATGCCCTGCTCGACAAGCCAAAGTATGAAAACGACGGGCCAAAGTTAAAGTGGCTAAAACTTGCTGATGGACAATCGGTTAAGATTCGATTTATCGAAGAACTTGATGAAGACTCAGCAAACTATAGTGAAAGTCGTGGACTAGCACTAGTTGTTAAGGAACACGTAAATCCAAAGGACTACAAGCGCAAGGCTGTAGACACTATGGAATCAGAAGGTCGTGACTGGGCAGAAGAAATGCACCGCAAGGATCCAAAGGCAGGATGGCGTGGCCGTCTTCGCTTCTACTGCAACGTACTAGTTGACGATGGAATCGAAGCACCATATGTTGCTATCTGGTCAATGGGTATCAGCAAGCAGTCATCATTTAATACAATTCGTGAGTATGCACTTGAAACAGGAAGCATATCAAACGTACTATGGAAGTTAAAGCGTAATGGTCAGGGAACTGAAACCAATTACACACTTATTCCATCAGCACCAGACAAGGAACCATTTGATTGGAAGGCTGTAGAGCCTTATCCTCTTGAGTCAGCACTTAAGAAGATTCCTTATGCCGAGCAAGAAGCATACTACTTGGGCTTTGATGGCCCATCTGTAACTTCATCTACCAACGCTGATTGGTAATATGAACTACGTCGGCTTACATGTCCACACCCATTTCAGTTTATTTGATGGGATTGCTACTCCAGAAGAATACGTGAACCGTGCAGTTGAGTTAGGGATGCCAGCAATTGCCATCACTGACCACGGTACTTTATCTGGGCATAGGGAACTGCACCGTATTGCAAAAGCAAAGGGCATTAAGCCAATTCTAGGTCTAGAAGGATACATGTGTGCAGACATATCTGATACACGAGATAAGTCTGAAAGAGAAGGTCAACAAGATCTTGTCTACAATCACATTATCCTTCTAGCCAAGAATCAAATTGGTTTGGAAAACCTTAACAAGATTAGTGAACTATCTTGGACAGATGGTTTCTTTAAGAAGCCAAGATTTGATTTTAGTATATTAGAAAAATATAAAGAAGGAATTATTGTTTCTTCTGCTTGCCCAAGTAGCGTTTTAGTTAAAGCACTTGAGGAAGAAGAGTTTGCTCTCGCAAAGAAATATATCTCTTGGTTCAAAGAGCGCTTCGCTGATGACTACTATATTGAGGTTATGCCTCACAATGAAGCACACATAAATAAGTATTTAATAGAACTTGCGGATGAGTTTGATATTAAAGTTATTGTTACACCAGACTGCCACCATGTTGATCCATCACAAAAAGAAGTTCAAGAGTTTAAGTTGCTTATGAACACACATGGTAAGTTTGTAAAAGATGCAACATATGAGAAGTCAAAGAAAAAGGGCAACATGATGGAGCGCCTTGATTATCTTTATGGCGCAGATCGTCAAATGTCATTTAATAAGTTTGATATCCATCTTCTATCTTATGAAGAGATCAAAGCAGCCATGGAAGCGCAGGGTATTGATAGACCTGACATCTACTCAAACACAATCCTATTAGCAGAGACAGTAGGAGACTATGGAATTCAAGAAGGATTAAACCTACTACCAGTACAGTACAAGAGTCCTGACAAGGAACTTGCAAAGGTTGCTTTGGAAGGTTTGGCAGAGCGAGGTTTGTCAGAGAACAAAGAGTATCTTGATAGACTTGAAGAAGAGTTGCAAATTATTAAGGATAAGAAGTTTGCTCCATACTTCCTTGTTGTGAGTAACATGATCAACTGGGCGAAGAAAGAAGAGATAATGGTTGGCCCTGGTCGTGGTTCCTCTGCTGGATCTCTTGTTTGCTATGCACTAAAGATTACAGACATTGATCCTATTGAGCATAACCTTTTGTTCTTCCGCTTCATTAACCCAGAACGTAATGACTTTCCAGATATTGATACAGATATTCAGGACACTCGTCGTGAAGAAGTTAAAGATTATCTTGTTAGACAGTATCGACATGTTGCATCTATTGCAACCTTCCTTGAGTTTACAGGCAAGGGAATTGTAAGAGATGTTGCACGAGTATTAAACATTCCTTTGTCAGATGTTAACAAGGTTTTAAAGACTGTAGACACATGGGATGACTTCTGCACATCTAAATCGACAAGAGAGTTCCGTGAAAAATATCCAGAGGTAGAGATCTATGGAGAGCAACTTCGTGGTCGTATTCGTGGCACAGGTATTCACGCTGCAGGTGTTGTAACTGCAAAGGAACCAATCTTTAGATATGCACCGCTTGAGACAAGATCTTCTACTGGGTCTGATGAAAGAATTCCTGTTGTAGGTGTTGACATGGAAGAGGCAGAGAGAATTGGTTTAATTAAAATTGATGCGTTGGGACTTAAGACCTTGTCTGTTCTTAAGAATACAATCGATATTATCAAAGAGCGTGATGGGAAAAAGATTGATCTTCTTAAGATTAAGATGGACGACGCTAATGTTTATCAGATGCTTTCGGATGGATATACAAAGGGTGTGTTCCAGTGTGAAGCAGCACCCTATACTAATCTTCTAGTTAAGATGGGTGTCAAGAATCTGAATGAACTTGCAGCATCTAATGCTTTGGTTCGACCAGGTGCTATGAATACTATTGGAAAGGACTATGTTGATCGTAAGCATGGTCGTCAGAATATTTCTTATACTCACCAAGTACTAAAACAATTTACGGAGGACACCTATGGCTGTATTCTTTACCAGGAACAAGTTATGCAAGCATGCGTACACCTTGGCGGTATGTCCATGTCGGAAGCAGATAAGGTTAGAAAGATCATTGGCAAGAAAAAAGATGCTAAAGAATTTGATCAGTTTAAAGAGAAGTTCGTAGAGGGCGCATCAAAGTTTATTGCTCCCAATCTTGCTCGTGATCTGTGGCATGACTTTGAGGCTCACGCAGGGTACTCATTCAACAAGTCTCACGCAGTAGCATACTCAACTCTATCATACTGGACAGCATGGCTAAAGTATTATTACCCACTTGAGTTTATGTACTCAGTGTTAAAGAATGAAAAGGATAAAGATGCGAGAACTGAATACCTTATTGAAGCAAAAAGAATGGGCATTAGCATTAAGTTACCTCACATTAACGATTCGGATATCGATTTTAAAATTGAGGGTAAAGGCATTCGGTTTGGACTCAGTGCTATCAAGTTCATATCTGACAAGATTGGTGAACGATACATATCAGCACGACCATTCCGTTCGTACAAAGAACTTGAAGAATTTACCTTTACCAAAGGCAACGGAGTAAACTCTCGTGCACTCCAAGCACTTAGAGTAATTGGAGCAGCAACATTTAATGATAATCCTAGAAATGATCAGGAGATTAAAGAAAACCTATATGAATATTTAAACCTTCCAGAGTTTAATATTACAATACCTTCTCACTACTATGCTTTCATTCAGGATATTGTTGACTTTGAAGAAAAAGGATCATACATCTTTATGGGTATGGTAAAATCAATTAAAAGAGGAACAGGATGGTCACGAGTTGAAATTTTGGACAAAACTGGCAGCGTCGGTATATTTGATGATGAGAATACAACTATTGAGACGGGTCGTTCTTACTTGGTTCTTTGTAATGATAACAGGATTGTATCTTTCATACCATCTGACGAAATAAAAGAGTCATCCAATGCTCTTGTAAAATTCTTAAGTTACAAGCAACTTCCATACAAGGATGATGAAATGTTTGTAGTCTCATTTAAGCCAAGGATTACAAAGACAGGGAAGAAGATGGCATCTCTTACTCTTGCTGATACAAGTAGAGATCTTCATTCAATCACAGTATTTCCTACATCTTTTGCAAAGGCGTACATGAGTATTGAAGAAGGAAAATCTTATAAGTTTGATTTTGGAAAAACAAAAGACGGAACAGTAACATTGGAGGATGTACATGTCGGTTAGTATAGAAGAAGCATTAGCACAACTTGATCCCAAGTTGAGGAAAAGATTAGGTAGTGGAGTCGGAGTTAACTACGAGTATCAACCTACCCCTAGTTTTGGTTTAAACCGTGCTCTGGGTGGCGGACTCCCATATGGCAGACAAGTTCTTATTTGGGGGTCAAAGTCTTCTGCAAAGTCCTCTATGTGCCTTCAGATGATTGCCCTAGCACAAGCAGAAGGAAAACTTTGTGCATGGATTGACTCTGAGATGTCTTACTCTGAAGACTGGGCTAGACAACTTGGGGTAGACCCAGAAAAACTAATTTACTCACAAGCAAGAACTATTAGTGATATGGTAGATGTTGGCGTTGGACTAATGAACGCTGGCGTTGACTTAATTGTGGTAGACTCTATTACATCAATGCTTCCAGCAATCTATTTTGAAAAAGATACTGACGAGATGAAGGCATTAGAAAACACTAAACAGATTGGAGCCGAATCCCGTGACTTTAGTAACGCATGGAAAATGCTTAACTATGCAAACAATAAAGTTAAGCCAACTTTGCTTGTTCTTATTTCTCAGTCTCGTAACAATATCAATGCTATGTATACTAGCCAGCAGCCTTCTGGTGGTCAGGCTACTAAGTTTTATTCCTCATGTATTGTTAAACTCTTTTCTTCAGAGTCAGACAATCAAGCGATTAAGGGCAAGATCAAGGTAGGAGATAAATTAATTGAAGAAAAAATTGGTAGAACTATTAAGTGGGAACTCCAGTTCTCCAAAACCTCTCCAGGGTTCCAGTCTGGTGAGTATGATTTTTATTTTAGAGGTGACGATATTGGTCTTGATACCATTGGTGATTTGGTTACTACCGCAGAACTAAATGGTATTGTAGAGCGCACAGGTGCTTGGTATATACTTCCTGATGGTACAAAGGTTCAGGGCAAGGAAGCATTCGTTAATCGTGTAAGAGAGGATCTTGACTTGCAAGAATCAATTAAGTCAAAACTCAATGCCTAGTTTCACGGTTTATCAGGGTACCTTTTTGTGCCATACATGTAAAGCAGAGGTAAAGACTCTCAGGCTTTATGCCGAAACAAAAGAAATGACTTGGATGTGTAAGGATAAACATCTAAGCAAGGTTAGCCTTGGTAAAAGAAAGAAGAGCGACTTTGACGGAGAAGAGTGAGTCCAAAAGAATAGGTGCCAAACAGCACAAGAACTCTGGTCGTAATACCCAAAAAGGTGATGCTTCCTGGAAAAATTTTGTTGTAGATTTTAAAGAGGTAGGCAAATCATTTACGCTAAATAAAGAAGTCTGGGCTAAGGCTACAACTGATGCTATGAAAAATGGCAAAGATCCAGCAATCGTTGTTGTGATGGGAGAGGCTAATTCTAAGGTCAGACTTGCTATAATTGAGATGAGTATTTTAGAACAACTTTTAGAGGATGGTGTATAATAGTATTATGAATACAGGATATGAGCCAAAAAATAAGATAGTTCCACATATCGTACGAGATTTCTTTACTGAAGAAGAGGTAGAAGTTCTCCTTGCAATAATTAACTACCAAAAAAAGGCTAAGGATTTGGATGCATTTTATGCTCCTCTAGTTCTTCCTGACATGGCAAGAATGCAAATTGAAGTAATGTACCCAGAACATATACGCAGAAAACTTGAAAAGTTTGCTTCAGATATGGTTGGAGAAGAAGTCTTTATGTACCACAATAGTTATTTAAGTTATAACAAAGAACACAATTCCGATGCAAATCCAAAGTTGCCAGTTCACTATGATTCAGATAATTACTTTACTAAACTTACAATGGACTACCAACTTGGCGCTAATATTGATTGGCCAATAGTAATTGAGAATGAAAGTTTTAATCTTCAATATGGAGATCTTCTTATTTTCTGGGGTGCAGGACAAGCCCATTGGAGAGAGCCAGTATTATTTAAAGAAGGAGATAACACAGAAGTTTTGACTATGCATTTTTCAACATTTAAAGATTTTCATGAGTTAAACCTTCCTGCTAGGGCACCAGAAGAAAGAAAGAAAAGACTTCAAAAATGGAATCAAGATCCAGTATTTGCAAAATATAAAGAAGATTTTAACAAAAAAGAAGAATCTCTAATAGAATCAAAATAAATAACTAAAGCAACTACTAGATCGGATAAAAATGCAAAACGAAAACACGACAATTAATATGGTAAATGGTCTTGCAGAAATTGCGGACTATATGCAAGATGAAGAACTTACTACAGCGCTTACTTTTATTGCCAAGATTATTATTAAGCCAGACATTCCCTTGAATGTGGCACATATTGAAATCGTAAGGCTTCAAGCAATCGCAGCAAAGATGGCTTTTAAGGCAACCTGGATGGCAAATGTTGACAAGTCAGATCGAGGAAAGAAGAATCTTTATTATACGGCAGCAGAGTCTTTAAATAGTTTGGTATCTGCACTAAAATACATAACAAGATAGTCTGCTATACTTATAACTAATAGAAACGAGAAACGATGACGAAGAATTTGTTGCATACAGTAATGATAAAGCCAGAAGAAAAGCCAATCCACTCAATGGATATAGCAGGACTTGAGGCAAAGATTAAAGAAGGATACACGATTACTCGTGTAGATAAGCATACAACCAAGAAAACTTTTGCTCCATCTACTATTGCCTATGGGCACGGAGAATGTGCCAGATACTGGTACCTTGCTTTTGATGGTCAAATGTTTGAGGATAATGCAGATGCCTACAGCGCAGCAAATATGACTGCTGGAACTTTGTCGCATGCAAGAATTCAGAATGCAATGATGAACGCTGGTATAGTTAAGGTTTATCGTGATGACGATAATGAGGCTACAACAGAATTTAAGATTAGACATGACGATCCACCTATCTTTGGTTATGGAGATGTTATGTTTGATTGGCAAGGCCAAGAACTTATTGGTGAAATTAAAACAATGATGAACGAAGGGTTCGAATATAGAAAGGCATCAGGCAAGGCCAAGACTGGTCACTTGATGCAATTACTTATTTATATGAAGATCTTAAAGAAACCAACAGGTGTCATGATTTATGAAAATAAAAATAATCATGAACTTCTTTTGATACCTGTAGATGTAAACGATCATTACCGTCGGTGGGTAGACCAGGCATTTGATTGGATGAGACTAGTTAGAAAGACATGGGAAGACAGAACCCTGCCAAACAAAAACTATAGATCAAATTCCAAGATATGCAAGTCATGCCCAATTAAAAAAGCATGTGAGTCTGCAGGTCCAGGCGTAATAAAAATAGCGCCCTTGGAGATTCTCGGTGAACAATTGTAAATGTTGCGATAATAGTTTTATGCCTGCAGTATCATATCAAATATATTGCTCGCAAAACTGTAGAGATATTGCAACAAAAGAAAAGATTGCAGCAAGATATCTGCAATCAAAAAGGCAAAAAAGAAAAGGAAAGACAAGGCTTTGCAAGTCTTGCTCTTTACCTCTTTCTATATACAACGACGATCCAATATGTTCTTCTTGTGCAGTAAATCCAGACGCAGTTAGTAAAGCAATTAAAGAGATAAAGGGTAGGGGTAATGGTAAAAAATAGATGGGGCCTAGAGATAAAACCGCACAAGATTTGCGCCATTGACGCTAGTACAAACAGTCTTGCCTTTGCATTATTCTCTGGCGATGATCTTGAGTCTGTAGGAAAAATATATTTTGAAGGAAATAATGTATACGAAAAGGTTATGGATGCTGGTAAAAAAGTAAAAGCATTCTTTGATATTTACGGTGGGTTTGAAGCAATTGTAATTGAGCATACTGTTTTTATGAATAGCCCAAAAACTGCAGCAGATCTTGCTTTGGTTCAGGGAGCAATACTTGGATCAGCAGGACAGACTGGGACAAAGGTTATAGGAAAAGTTTCTCCTATTACTTGGCAAAATTTTATAGGTAATAAAAAAATATCTAAGGATGAACAGTTGTTTATTCGTTCACAAATACCTGGAAAGTCTGAGTCCTACTATAAGGCGCATGAGCGTATGCTTAGAAAAGAAAGAACTATAAAGTTTATTAATACAATTTATGATAGGACAATTACAGATAACGATGTCGCAGACGCTTGTGGTATCGGTCACTGGGCACTAAAGAATTGGGGAAAAGCAATTGGAGTTGACAACTAGTATCATGGCTGCTAAACTATATACAAGTGAAACCTTTATGCGTAAGAGATACCTTATGGATAAAAAAACACCAGAAGATATTGCAAAGGAATGTGGATGCTCACTAGAGACGATCTATGTTTACCTTGCTAAGTTTGGATTAAGGAAATCAAAACGATGAATAAAGTTGAAAAAGCATTGGTAGCACTTGCTGTTGCAGGTAGCGTTGGTTTTGCTTTTGCGTTTGCTGTGCTAAAGGGTATTCCAGAAACATTTGATTGGGAGTCTGACGAGGAGGAATCTTATGAGTGATAATCTAAACATAACCGTTGACCAAGTAAACAATCCATTACACTACACATCAGATCCATCTGGCATTGAGTGTATTCAGATAACTCGTCATCGTAACTTTAATATTGGAAATGCATTCAAGTATCTTTGGAGAGCAGGACTTAAGGATGAAGCAAAGACTATACAGGATTTAGAGAAGGCAATTTTCTATATTAAAGATGAGATAAACAGATTAGAAGGCAAGCATGTCAACTGAAGATGATCTGGTTAAACATTTAGACCAAGTAAATCAAGTTGTAGAAGAATACCTAAAGGGTAATGACCCCACAGTAATTTCAAAACAACTTTCCATCCCAAGGCAAAGAGTTGTAACCCTTATCAATGAGTGGAAAGTTATGGCATCTGCTAATGATGCTATCCGTGCTCGTGCTAAAGAAGCACTTGCAGCAGCAGATACACACTACAGCAAGTTGGTATCTCGCACATACGAAGTTATTGATGAAGCATCTATGACTAATAACCTTAGTGCAAAGACTGCTGCCATCAAACTTGTTATGGACATTGAATCAAAGCGTATTGATATGCTTCAAAAGGCTGGTCTTCTTGAAAATAAAGAACTTGCTGAAGAGATGATGGAAATTGAAAAGCGTCAAGACATACTTGTTCTTATCTTAAAAGACATTGCATCTGAATATCCCCAGGTTCGTGATGAGATTATGCGTAGACTTTCTTCATTTGCAAAAGACAATGAGGTGATTACAGTTGTCCACGACATTCAATGATTTTTTTGAAGTTCTTAAGGATAACAGTTTTCAAGAAAATCCAGTCGATGCAAAGACATTTGTTGAAGGAGAAGCATACCTAGGTCAGCCTGGGCTATCTGATATTCAATATGACATTGTAGAAGCAATGAGTCAGATATATCGTAAAGAAGATCTTGTAGACCTTATGGGAGAAGAAGAAGGCACAAGATACTTTGAAAAATATACTAAGAACGAAATCATCCTGCAACTTGGCAAGGGATCTGGAAAAGACTTCGTATCTACAGTAGCATGTGCATATATCGTATATAAACTTTTATGCTTAAAAGACCCAGCCAAGTATTTTGGTAAGCCATCTGGAGATGCCATTGACCTAATTAATGTGGCTATCAACGCACAGCAGGCTAAGAATGTTTTCTTTAAAGGTTTTAAATCAAAGATTGAAAGATCACCGTGGTTTGCTGGAAAGTATTATGCAAAAGCAGACTCAGTTGAGTTTGACAAGTCTATAACAGTCTACTCTGGCCACTCAGAAAGAGAATCACATGAGGGATTAAACCTTCTTCTTGCAGTGCTTGATGAGATCTCTGGATTTGCATCTGAAGTTGGAACTGGTAATGAACAAGGAAAGACTGCTGAGAATATCTATAAGGCTTTCCGTGGATCAGTAGACTCTCGTTTCCCAGACCTTGGAAAAGTTGTTTTACTTTCATTCCCAAGATACCCAGGAGACTACATCTCAGAAAAGTATGATGCGGTTGTGGCAGAAAAAGAAGTAGTTGAAAGAACCCACGAGTTTATTATTAATCCATTGCTACCAGATACAGACCCAAACAATAAGTTTGAAATTTCGTGGGATGAAGATCATATTATTTCATACAAATATCCAGGAGTATTTGCATTAAAAAGACCCACATGGGAAGTAAATCCAACAAGACAGATTGATGACTTTAAGATTGCTTTTATGACTGACCTTGGAGATGCAATGATGCGCTTTACATGCGTACCAACATTTGCTTCTGATGCATTCTTTAAGCAGCACGAAAAGGTCAGAGCCTGTATGACACTTAGAAACCCTGTAGATAACTTTAGAAGGTTTGACGAATCATTTAAACCAGATCCAACCAAGAAGTATTATGTACACGCTGACCTTGCCCAGAAGCACGATAAGTGTGCAGTTGCTATTGCACATGTAGAAAAATGGGTAAGCATCCAGGTAATTAATAATTACGAACAAGTAGCACCAATTGTAGTAGTAGATGCAGTAGCATGGTGGGAACCAAAGATCGAAGGTCCTGTAAATCTATCTGAAGTTAAGCAGTGGATCCAAAACCTCAGAAGACTTGGTTTTGATATTGGTATGGTTTCCTTTGATCGTTGGCAGTCATTTGATATTCAAAATGAACTAAAGCAGGTTGGAATGAATACTGATACTGTTTCTGTTGCTAAAAAGCACTATGAAGATATGGCAATGCTTGTGTATGAGGAAAGACTTGCTATGCCAGCAATTGATTTATTGTTTGATGAACTAACACAGTTAAAGATTATGAAAAATGATAGAGTTGACCACCCACGCAAAAAGTCAAAAGACTTGGCTGATGCCGTATGTGGTGCAATTTTTGGAGCAATATCACATACTCCAAAAAATATGGACACTGAAGTAGAGGTTCACACCTTTAGAGACAGACCAAAGACTCCAGAAGAGCAATTTGACCTGGAAAGTCGCAATGTGATACAATATAAACCTAGCCAAATAGAAGAGATAAAAGACTATTTGGACAGACTAAAAACACTATAAAAAGAAAAGGAATAAATTAAATGAACTCATTTAAGAAAATCGCACTAGCCATGGTTGCAGCCATGACTTTGGGCACAATGGTAGCAACACCTGCAAGTGCTGCTGTAATGACAGTCGCTGTAGATCTTGCTGGAACGGCTAACACAACCGCTTCATCAATCTCAACGCCTGCTTCATTGCCAGTCCCTGCAGACAACTCAGTTGACGCTGCTGACGCACTTAAGTTCGTCGCAACAGTTGACACAGGAACAACTGTTTCTGTAGTAGCAACAAACGCAACAATCGTGTCTGCACTACACACATCTGCTGCACCAGTAGGAGCATCTTCAGGTTCTTCAACCTTGACAATTGCAACTGGTACAGGAACAACTGCAACATTCTGGGTCTATACAAAGACTACAGCGATTGGTACAGTAACTGTTACTAATCAAGGAACAACTTTCACATACTATGTTCAGGGTACTGCTGGTAAGATTAATAACCTTACACTTTCAGCACCTGCAACTGGTGCTGCTGGAACAAAGCAGGACATTACAGTAACTGCAACAGATGCATTTGGTAACAAGGTATCTGGCAAGTCAATTACTGCAACAGTATTTGCTGCAACAGCAGTACTAGATACAGCAACAGCAACCACTGGCGCTACACTATCAGATTTTGGAGTTGCTACATTTAAGGCAACACTTCCAACAACTGGTACACGCTCACTTATTACATTTGCTCCAACAACATCTTCAGATGCTGTGGCTGCTGCTGTAACAGGTTTGACTGCTCCAACACTTGCACCATTCGCAGAGATTACGGTTCGTGATCTAGCATCAGAACTTTCTGCACAGGTTGCAGCAAAGGATGCAGCACTTGCTGCAAAGGCTGCTTCAGATGCTGCACTAGTCAGAGCAACTGCAGAACATGTCGCTCTAATTGCTGCTGAAAAGGCTGCTTCTGCTAAGGCACTTGCCGATGCAAAGGTTGCTTCAGATAAGGCTCTTGCTGATGCAAAGGCTGCTTCTGACAAGGTTATCCTTGATAAGGATGCACAGATTGCTAAGTTAAATGCAGACAATGCTGCAGCACTTAAGGCACTTAAGGCATCATTTAATTCACTTGCTAAGAAGTGGAATGCAAAAAATCCAAAGGCTAAGGTTACTTTAGTCAAGTAGTTTGAGTCCTGGTGGGCGAAAGCCCACCAGGGTTTACTATGAAATCAATTTATTTTAATCATATACCAAGAACTGGTGGCACTACCATTGCTAGAATGTTACAAAATTCTGGGCTAAATAAGTGTGATTTAAATATTCTTAGTCCGCAAGAATCTATTGCTAAAAACAAAGAATTTAACAAGACCACTATCTCTCAAAGTGAATTAATTATGGGTCACTATGGAGTTGCTCCTTCAATACTTAATTCAGATATTGACACAATCACTATATTAAGAAATCCAGTAAATCAGGTAGTTAGTATGTTTTCCAAATTAAATTATGAAAGCAAAGAGTCAAAAAGCAAAGCACTGGTTCTTGATATATTTAGATCAAGCAAATTTAAAAATGATCTGCCGAGCCTTTTTATAGAATGGCTTTATGATGAAAGGTCAGTAGATTACACCAATAATGGACAAATACATAACCTAATAAATACAAGGTATCCATATCTGTATGATCCCAAAACAGGAGAGGATGCAGATAAAGAAACACAAATCCCCGTAACGATTAAGAATGCTAAAGAAAAAATAGACTCTCTTTTGTTTTTAGGAACTACAGAAAATATTTATAGTAGTTATATTCAAATATTGGATATTGTAAATACCAGGTTTAATGTTAGCCTAAAACAACTTAGTAGGCCAGGAATCTATAACAGCCTAAAGGAAACAGATCAAGTACTAAAAACATTAAAAAACTCAGAGATAGAATATATCCTAGAAAAAAGCAGTATAGACAATTACTATTGGGAGCAGGCTCTTTAAATAAATACTGGCACTATTTTTTTGTGCAATAAAATGGTATAATCATCCTATCAGACATGTCGTCTGTAAGGGGGAAAGGGAATTAAACGACTACTAAGAATAGTAACAGCCACAGTTTTAGCCTTTGGCTGGCTACTTATAGCCCCCCAGGAAGCCCACTCTGATGATCCACTCACAGTAGCATACCAAGAAATACAGGAACTTAACGATAGCGTAGATGACCTTGGCTATCAAGATGATTTTATAGATCTTATAGAGATAGCAGAAAATAAGTTTGCCTCAGCCACAAATGCGAAGGAACTTAAAGATGATGCCCATGATGCCCACGAAGATGCAGTAGAAGCAGAAGCCACAGCCTTAGAAGCAAAGAACCTTGCCCAGTCAAATGTGGATGGGCAAACAGCCACGGTAGCCTTGGCCCTTGAACATAAAGACAACGCCCTTGAAGAAAAGAATGATGCTCAAGATGCACTCAGCATAGCCAATATTAATGTTCAAACTACTCAATCAAGTATGCAGGCTGCTGGAGAAACAGGTTTGGCATACACTGTTTATACTCTTGTTAGACAGGGTAATGTTGCTACCCCAGGATCTGTGCTTTGTTCTGGTACCTGGAACTCAAGTAGCATGCAACTTCCAGTTTGCGGTAATAGATACGAAAACTTTATAGTTAAGTTCACTGGTCAAATAACAGTACCGTCTTGGTTCACATCAACATATTTTGCAGGATATACAGATGATGGATTTAGAATGTATGTAGACGGAAATCTTGCAATAGATCAATGGATAGAGCAAGGAACTACCTGGAGCGATTATTCACCAGTATATGATGTTAGCGAAGACAAAACATTGAGTGTAGAGATTTGGTGGTACAACGGTGGTGGGCCAGGATCTTATCATCTTGGATGGGCAATTCCTGGAGGATGGACTGGAGCAGGTTGTGACTATGCGGGAAATCCAAGAGTATGGGGACAAAACTTTAGTTGTAATCTTAATACATTTTCTTCTGGCTCAGGACCAACACAGGAACAGATCAATGCTTACAATGATGCTGTTGCAGCACAGGCTATAGCACAAACAAACTATAACAATAAATTGGCAGTATACAATGACAAACTAAGCGTATACAACTCTGAGAATACAACACTGTCATCAATGAATCAGGTTTTGCAAACCAAAACACAGGAACATCTTGATGCCATTGCAGATACAGAAGATGCTTTAGAATTGAAAAATAGCAAAATACAAATATATAATCAATCAATAACTGATTTAAATAATGCTATTGATAACGCATGGCGTTACTATGATGAGCAACTACAAAGAGAAATTCAGTCTGCCATTGCTCAAGCAGCAGCCAATGCTGCAGCCAATCAGCCTACCCCAGAACCCACCCCAGAACCTTCTCCAGAACCAACTGAAGAGCCAACTGAAGAACCCACACCAGAGCCATCCCCAGACCCAACAGATGAGCCAACTGAAGAACCTACACCAGAGCCATCTCCAGAGCCTACAGTAGACCCTACAGATGAGCCTACACCTGAACCTACCCCAGAGGTTACCCCAGATCCAGAACCAACTGAAGAGCCAGTTGTAGAACCTACTGTAGAACCTACACCAGAACCTTCACCAGAACCTGGACCAGGTCCAGAGCCAGAAGATAATCCTTGGACTGAACCAGATGTAGAAATTACTGATAAGGTATTAGCATCACTCGTTCCTGAAAAAGGAACGGGAACAGAAGAAGATCTATCTAATGTTATTGCCAACCTTACAAGTAAGGATAATAAGTTAGTCACTCTTTCCCCTGAACAAATCACAGCAGTTAGCCAGACACTGAGAGCCTTGACTCAAGAAGCAAAGGCTGAGGTTGCAGAAGACCTTGGTATTAAGCCTTCAGAAGTTGCACAGGTTGCTGAGCAGATGAAATCTAACCCAGCACTTGCAGAAGCGTTTGTTGAGTTCGCAGATAGAGCAGGGAACGCAGGAGAAACCCCAATGCCCTTTACATTAGCAGATGCAGTAACAGAAGTACAAACAGAAGCATTCTTGGCAGACCCACTTGGAGCAGTATTTGAAGTGGATGTTACAGAACTCCTATCTAATTTCTCTGAGTTGGGTATGGATATGACAGACGATCAGAGAGAAAAGGCCCAAGAAGTCATTATCCCAGTAATCATTGTTTCACAGATTGCAAATGTAATGATTGGGATGAGGAGGTAATATGAAAATAATAACAAAGGTTGTGAAGGGATTCTTCACATGGCTAAAAGATGCAGGGGTGGAGATAATCGCACAAGCCTTTACCCTCCTTGGCTTCTTCATAGCGTGGCTAACTTTGACGGGATCAGCAAGAGACATTGTTGGTATTGCAGTACTTGCAACCACAATCATCTGGCTAATCACAATCCCGCTAAGAAAGGAGGACTAAATATGGCAACTAAAAAGGTAGTAGAGCCTCCCAAGAAGGAGCACCCACAAAAGGCAATCACTAATATTTTAATGAGAATCCTAGCAGTCTTTGCAGCATCTGGTCTATCAGTACTTGGTGCTGGAGCAGTGGTTGGAATTGACACAATGCAGGCAGTATTCTTAGCAGGACTATTAGGCGTAGCAACAGTCATTGAAAGGCTGGCAAGGGCTTTTTTGGACGATGGAAAACTCACATTGGCAGAAATCAATGATGCGTTTAAGACGGTAGACAAAAAGGCTAATTAGTCATTATTGGCCCTAATTGACAGCCCTCTCTGGGTAGTGGTATACTTGATTATATCTATCTGGAGAGGGCTTTTGCCATGACTTGTATTGCTGTAGTAAAACATGAGGATAAAATCTACATGGCTGGAGATCGTGGCGCATCAGATGATGGAACTATTCTAGCCCTTGACGCTCCAAAAGTTTGGAAGATAGGTCCCTATCTTATTGGATATGCTGGATCAATGGACGGAGAAAGAATCCGATTTAACTTTAAACCAACACATCCAAACATTAAAGATACAGACAAGTTTATGCAAACCAGATTTATCAAAGAACTAAAAGAATTCTATAATGAGTTCTGGGTTGACACATCAAAAGATGGAGATCTTGGTCTAATCATTGCAGTTCGTGGAAATATTTACGAGCATAGTTCTGCAGATATGTCTTTATCTAAGTATACACTACCTTATCTGGCTATGGGTTCTGGAGCAGAGTACGCCTATGGGGTTTTATATGCAACAGATAAACAAAAAAATGCTAGAAATAGAGTTATGCAAGCAGTAAATGCTGCCATAAAATTTAACCCATCTTGCATGGGTCCAGTTGACATCATTAGTCTTTAAGGGTATACTTATTATATGAATCATTCACACGATGACCTATCGCCTGAAGAGCAAGAGTTTGGTATCTGGCTTGAAAACGGTATAGAAAGAGGCTGGGTTACACCTCCTTATTGCAATACTCACGACGGCGGATACGAATATATGGATGAAGAAGAAATTGAAGAATGGGACGCAGGTGGCGACCCATGTTGTCATGTCATCAGATTGATGATATCGTAAAAATGAAAAGGAATAAAATGAAGAAAGTACTACTATCAGTTCTAGCAGCAACACTTATGCTAACAGTAACAAGTCCAGCGCAAGCACAAGATCAAAAAGTTCTTGCCATTATTGATTCGGCTATTAATTCTAATAACTTCCCAGCAATTATTCACGAAGTTTGTTTCACTGCCAAGTCTGTCCTCAATCAAAATCATGAGGCATCATGTCCAAACATGCAACACTTTATGGAAGGCAAAGGCGCTGCATCTGCAACATGGCCTAAGAGCATAAATGATCCTACATATCACGGAGACTCTATGGTAAAGGCAGCGCTTGCAACAGATCCTAACCTTAAGATTGTTTTTGTCCGCTTTAACAATGTGAATCGTGTTACTGGATCAAATGCTTTAGGTGGAACTCCTGAAGCGCTTATCTCAGCAATTGATTGGGTATCAAAGAATGCAGAAAAGTATAGTATTGATGCGCTATCTATTAGTCAATCGGGAGTATCTATGGACCTAAAAACAGGTACAAAGATTTTGCATCCCGCTTGCACAAATACAGCAGTTGCTAGTTCAGTTTCACAGTTAAGTGAAAAAAATATCCCATCCTTTGCAGCAACAGGCAATGATGGACTTTCTAACCTTGTTGGATTCCCAGCATGCGTTCCTGGAGTCATTGGCGTAGGAGCCATGGGTTCACCAACTCAGTTTGAAAAGGCAACTAACAGAGGTCCTGGGCTTGATATGGTTGCTTTTGGAAAAGTAAAAATTACCAAGTATAACGGTTCGGTTACAGATATTGCTGGAAGTTCTGGAGCAACTGTAGTTACCTCAGCATCATATGTTAGTAAGAATACTGGTAAGGCATTTACAGAATATATTAACTCATTAGTTAAGGTTGTTCTGTCTGGTGTGTCTTATCCTTATTCATCTAAGTAAATTAAAAGTCCTGGGTATGACTTTAAACTACCCCATTGCCCTATAACTCAGTTGGTAGAGTGCCGAACTGTTAATTCGGATGTCCCTGGATCGAGGCCAGGTGGGGCAGCAGTTTAGTGTATAATTGTTATACCAAAACATTTAAGATAAAGGTAAAATGATAACTAAAAAAAATAACATTTCAGGATCCCAATGGTGGATAAACTCTGAAAACTTATCATTGCCTCAAATTTTAATGGAGTCTGGACTACCAGACAAATGGTCTAAGTATAACTCAAAAGAAATTTTAAACATAAAAAGCATACTTAAACCAATAAATAACTATGTCCTTAATCTATATCCAAAGCCAGAAATTATAAACATAACAAATAACATAGTTACTTTTAGGCAAAGAACTCACGCCGAGATTTGGGTTGAAGAAAGAAAAGATGGCACACTGTATGCTTTAGATAAGTGTCATCAAAGACAGTTCTATCCATCTTTAAACAATCTAGAAAATAAAGAGTGTTTTGATCCAACCTATAAGTTTTATATACCCTGGTTTATAAATAAAAATGTTAGCATTAAGATAGCCAGAGTAGAGGATGAGCCTACACCATTCTACATAGGTGAAAAAAATATTATTGGAAAGCCCCTGCCACATCTATCAGACTATGCCTATTCAGAGTTTGTTGATTTTAAAATTAAGAATACTGGGGAATACTACTTAAAAGAAAAGTATGCTATTATTAGTAAGAGCACGGCAATGTACGATATGTCTGTTGTCTTAAGTGACGAAGAGATATCACAAATAAAGGATTACTATGGACAGCAATGAGTTAGAATTAACTTTCATTCCACACGATACGACCACAGGTCTATTGTCTCCAGAGCCATCCTATAAAAAAATACCACAGTGGTATAGAGATTTGGCAAAACATTTTACAACTAATGACCTAAAGTCTTTGTGTCCAGTAAACGATAGGGGCGGGGATGGGTCAAATGTTTCTACAAAACTATGCTTGCCATTTCAAGATGCAATGTCTCTTGGGTATATGTATTTACTGGAAGATGACCTAGAAGTAAAACTTGATATAGATGGAAAGCCATCTCTGTCCTGGAAAAAGAATTTTATGATGATGGACAAAAGACCTAATGTTGATATGGCAATACCAAAAGATGTTCACCCAATACATTTTGGGGTTAAGATGCAATGGTATTACGAAACACCAAAAGACTATTCTCTATTGATGACTATGCCAATAAACAGACCAGACCTACCGTTCTGGATTCCTTCTGGCATTGTTGATTCTGATATATGGGGACTGCCTGCGTTTATACCATTTTTTATAAAAAGAGATTTTGAAGGAGTCATTCCAATGGGAACACCAGTGTTTCAGATGATTCCAATTAAAAGAGAGCCTTGGAATTTAGTAGTTGATGATTCTTTTGAGGCTATAGAAAAACACCAACTAAGATCAGAAAACAGAAGGTCTGACATAACGGCACACTACAGAAAATTTGCATGGAGAAAAAAAGAATATGCAAAGTATAACAAAGAACAAGCAAACAACAAGGGAGATGAATAATGTTAAGTAACAGAGAACATAAGTTTTTTGAAAAATATTTAGACAACGATTTAGATCAGTTGGCTAAATTTTTAGAACAAAAATACGAACTAATTCAAAGCGCTAAACTTCGTGGCGTTGAAACAATGGAAAATGATCCAGGGTATTGGCTAGAGTCTGGAAGTTTGTCAACTGTAAAGTGGAGAGAGTATAATGTATTTCAACTTTATCATCCATCTCTTCATAAACTATACTCCGAACTATCAAAAACTGTTAAAGAAGCCTGTGAATATTATGGCGTAGACTTTGAAAAGCAGCAATATTATGTTCAGGGTTGGTTTAATATTAATACCACAGGAAATGGAAAGTTAAACTGGCACGATCACGGTGCACCTGGCGCTCCTAATTTTCATGGGTATTACTGTGTAAAGGCTGAGCCATCAACGACATACTATAGACTCTTTGGAGATCCAAATAGAGAAGTGGCAAATCACAACATAAACAATAGAATGATTGTTTCAGAAATGGGACACCCTCATGCAATGGGAGACTGGGACTGGGAAGGTTCAAGAATAACAGTTGCGTATGATATTCAACCTCTGCAGTCTTTGCTTATGGGTGGAGAACATACAATTGAACAGCACTGGATTCCATTGTTATAAAATGAAAAAAATATTAGTTTATTTTTATGGGTACAAAAGCAAGTTGCTACCACAAGCAGTAGAGCAACTCATAAAAAATCAAAGTGGTCAAAATGATATACATGTTGTCGTATACGACCAAACAAATATATCAAGGCCAGAAAAGTTTTTAGGAATAGAATACAATCATATCTACTGGGATAGATTAATATCTAGATTTAAATGCTTTTATCTTCTAAAAAAAAGAAAAGATTTTGATTTTTTTATGTATGTTGATGGTGCCAAAATGTTTGAAAAGGATTGGGATGCTGAACTATTAAGATACCAGGACGAATCAGATATTATACTTTCAGGCAATCACGACATTGTTTTTAATAAAAATAACTATAAGTTTTATCCAGACTGGAATAAAACAAGCATTGCAATGGCAACAAAAAACAACTGGTTTGTTAAAGATTTTTTCTTTATGAAATTTAGTTTGTTTGAACTATTTCCTGATATTTCAATATTTAAATATTATGGAGTTGAGGAATATGTTTCCATGTATGCAGCGCACAAAGGTATTTCTATAGTTGCTCTTCCAACTAATTTTGTTATTGATCAAGAGCCTAGAATAGAAGAAAATGATTTTGTTCCATTTTCTCTATATCACAACTATTCAAAAGTTATAGATTCTTTTAAATCAAAAGATGAATCTATGCCTGGAGTAAAAGAACTTATGGATCTTGTAGACTATGATTTCCGTAGTTTAGAATACTTCCCATATAATACAAACGATGTAGAGTATACATTTTTTTCAAATCTAGATAAAATTTCTGAGCAAAGATTTCATGTAGTGCAGAATGAGGTATATTGATGATAACATTGCCTGTAGTAATTAAAAATTTTATTGCTGCTGAAGATGCACAGACACTAATAAATGAGATTAACAGTCCATCAGAAGTTAATCCTTACCCAGAATATTACAAGACTAGGTATGGAGGAACTGCTTATCCATACAACAAGGTAGTTTTAGATATTCAAAAAAAATATTCTTTACTATCTAACGAGACACACCAAAGACTTAATCCAGAAGAAACAAAGCAAATAAAAACATTTAAATCTTTTGGTTCAGTTTGGACAAAAGGTAGTTCAGCAAACGCACACGCTGACGATCAGCCACCAGAAGAATTCATTGAATATAGTACGGTAATATATCTTGACGATAATTTTACTGGAGGAGAATTATATTTCCCAAATCTTAACTTTACATATAAGCCAGAAAAATATGATGGGATATTTTTTGTTAGTGACGGAGAATTATGGAGTCATGGAATATCCGAAATAGAAAGTGGACATAGGTCAACCCTACTCTACATGCACACAACACAAACAGAACATTCAGGGGGGTATACAATTGTTGATCCAGACCTTAATTAAAAAAATTAAGACATACTTAATACTAAGAGAAATAAAGAAAAATGATAAAAAAAACAGATACCTGTATTAAGGATAATATATGATAATTCTTGGAGTAAACGAAACATCTCATGACGCATCAGTATCTCTAATCAAAGATGGAGAAATTCTTTTTGCAGGGCATGCAGAAAGATATAGCAAACAAAAAAATGACTGGTATATCAATGATAGTTTAATAAAAGATGCTTTGCAGTATGGGGCACCAGATCATATTGCCTACTATGAAAAGCCCCTTCTGAAGGCCTCTAGGCTGGCTCTAAGGGGTGGATCTGGAGACTGGAAACCAAGGTTTGATATTCCTGGTATACCAAGGAAACATTTTAGTCATCACTATTCTCACGCTGCAGCGGGATACTACACTAGTTCTTTTAGTGATTCCGTAATAGTTGTGCTTGATGCTATTGGAGAATACAACACATCTACAATATGGGTTGGTGAAGGAGATAAGATTAGGCTAAAGTATAAGCAAAACTATCCAGTTAGTTTTGGATTATTTTATTCTGCTTTCACAAAACTAATAGGTCTAATGCCAAATCAAGAAGAATATATCATGATGGGAATGGCAGCATACGGAGACTGGACAAAATACTATAGAAAAGTAGATGAGTATTTTCCTTCATATACAAAACAAAAATATAATTTTCATCAGGGAATAAATGATTGGGGAGTAAAGATCACTGAGCAAGATAGGTTTGATATTGCTGCAGCAGTTCAGGTTGTCTATGAGCAAAGACTAAATGATTTTATGCACATGGCATACTCTATTACTGGAAAAAAGAATTTAGTATTTATGGGTGGTTGTGCACTTAACTCATCAGCAAACACTATGCTTTGGAACATATTTGATATGATCTGGATTATGCCAAACCCTGGAGATGCTGGCAGTTCTTTGGGTGCTGCTGCTGCACTTTATGGAAAACATCTTGAATGGAAAGACCCATACCTTGGTTATGATCTGGGTGGAAAATATCCTATTCAGAAAATTATTGAGGGGATATTAAAAGACGGTATAGTAGCAGTAGCATCAGGAAGAGCAGAATATGGTCCAAGAGCATTAGGAAATAGATCAATTCTTGCAGACCCAAGAGATCCACTAATCAAAGACAAAGTAAATAGAATTAAACAGAGAGAATTATTTAGGCCATTTGCTCCTGTAGTTTTAGCAGATCACGCATATAGATGGTTTGATATGGATTTTGAAAGCCCATATATGCAGTACACAGTCAAGTGCTTACAGCCAGACAAGATACCTTCTGTGGTTCATGAAGATGGTACTTCTAGAGTTCAGACAGTTACAAGAGAACAACATCCAGGATTGTACAGGGTTATAAATAAATTTTATCTACAAACTGGAGTTCCAATACTCTTGAATACTAGTCTTAACATAAAGGGTCAACCGCTCCTAAATGATGAAAACGATATACTTAAATGGGAAAAAGAATACAACTTTACAATATGTAGGTAAACTGGTATAATAGATATGTCCTTAAAGGAGGAATAAAATGGCAGCAAAAGGTAGTCTAGAAGCAATCATTGAGATTGCAAAAAAGGAAGTGGGCACAATTGAAGGCCCTAAAGATAATGAAACAAAATATGGCAAGTGGACTGGGATGAATTTTCAGCCATGGTGCCAGTCATTTGTTTCTTGGTGTGCATTTACATCGGGATTAGATCCAAAGAAGTATCCAAAGTCTGCATCAACAGTAGCAGCGTCAGATTGGTTCAAGAAGAATGGGCGTTGGTCAGATGCTCGTAATGATGATCCACAAGCAGGAGACTGGATTTATTTTGATTTTCCAGAAGATGGTGTAAATCGTATTTCACATGTTGGAATCTGTATCAAGAACAACGGAGATGGAACAATCCAAGTTATTGAGGGAAACACTTCAGGAACTGCAAAGGGAGATCAGCGCAATGGCGGAATGTGCGTAGAGAAGACTCGTGGTTATGTAAAAAACAACAAGAAGAAGTTGCTTAATGGAGTTGTCGGTTGGGGTCGTCCAGTTTATACTGGTGAAGAAAATGCTCCGCTTCTCAATAAGGTGGTAGCACCAGTTGTAGCAAAGCCTGCAGTAAAGCCAGTAGTTAAGAAACCAGTAGCAAAGAAGGCTAAGTAAATGGAATCAACAAAAAGAACTCTACTAAAAACAGCAAGTTGGGAAACATTTCATCTTGTTGGTGTTGCTGGTGTAATTTATTTATTTACTGGTGAGTGGGAGTATGCAAGTCTTGGTGCTCTTATTTACATTGGTTGGGAAGCACTCGGATATTTCTTACACGAAAGAGTTTGGGCTAAGTTTGGAAACAAGGTAAAGTAATGCGTATTAAGATAATTAAGTTTGTCGTAAAGGCATTAGGCTATGAGTGGGGTGGGGATTCGCTTAAGGCACCAATCTGGACAGTAAAAGAAAAGAAAAAGAAATAGTGCCAGCCTACGAATATGTTTGTGAGTCCTGTAATAAGAACTACACAAAGGTTCGTAGTATAAAAGAAGACGATCCAGGGTATGGTTGTGAAACTTGCAATCTGCCTCTGGTTCGTGTATACTCGAATATAGGAGCAGTTTTCAACGGTAGTGGATTTTATTCCACTGATAACAGAAAGAAATAGGCAGTATACTATGAAGACAATGATTGATGAATCAGTAGAAGTAAAGCAGTGGACACTATCTCCATTGGATAGGTGTGATTCTTGTGCTGCTGAAGCGTTAGTTCAAGTTACTGGAATCTCTGGAGATTTAATGTTTTGTGGACATCACTACAATAAGATTATGGATAATCCTGAAGGTTATAAAAAAATGATGTCTTTTGCTCTTACCATCCTTGATGAAAGAGAAAAACTTGTTGAGAATAAGTCAAAGGGTAAGGATTACTAATGATCATTCAGATTATTGGACTACCTGGTTCTGGTAAAACAGAACTTGCAAAGGCTTTAAAAGAAAGAATTAATGCTATACATCTTAATGCAGATGAAGTTCGTGCAACAGTAAATTCTGATCTTGGATTTACTCCTGAAGACAGGCTTGAACAAGCACGACGAATGGGAGAGATGGCAAGGCTAATTGCAAAACAAGGTGTTGCTCCAGTCATTGTAGATTTTGTATGCCCAACAGAATTAACTCGTAAAGCATTTGGAAAGCCAGATATTTTAATCTACATGGAAACAATTGAAGAAAGCAGATTTGAAGATACTAATAAAATGTTTGAAGTACCCAGCAATTTTGACATGGCTTTTATTAGTCATGAGTGGAACGCAAACGAAAAAGCAACAGAAATTATTAAGCAGTTCAGACTACATGACTGGTCTGCACCCACAACACTTATGCTAGGTAGGTACCAGCCTTGGCACGAAGGCCACCACGCCCTTTACAAGGAGGCTGGCAAGAGAACTGAGCAGGTACTTCTGGGAGTCCGTAATACCTATAATACAAGTGAAAAGGATCCACTTAAGTTTGATCAGGTAAAAGAATATATTGCCAAAGATGAATTTATGGATGGTGCATTAGTATTAAGATTGCCTAACATTACTAACATTGTGTATGGTCGTGATGTAGGGTATAAGATTGAGCAAGTAGATTTGGGGGCAGACATTCATGCTATATCGGCTACGCAAAAGCGCAAAGAAATGGGCATCTAAGGTTTGGAACTTAATAACTAAAGGCCCTAAAAATATGGAGTGGCCAGCATGAATGTATCTAAACAAAGATCAGCACTAAAGGCTATTACATGGCGTATAATTGGAACAGCAGATACATTTGCTATTGCTTGGCTTATAACCAAAGAGCCAGTTACAGCAGGTGCAATCGCAAGTTTCGAGGTAGTTACAAAAACAATCCTTTATTACTTCCATGAGCGTGGTTGGAATAAAGTTAAATGGGGGAGAAAATAATGTTTGAATATTATGTAAAGAAAGTAACAAAGGTAGTTGATGGAGATACCATTGATGTCGATATTGATTTAGGGTTTGACATCTCTTTTAGTTCAAGAGTCAGGCTGGCTGGTATTGATACACCTGAGTCTCGTACAACAGACAAGGCTGAAAAGGCTTTAGGACTGGAAGCAAAGGCTTATTTAAAGGCTGCTATTGACAGTGCTAAGTCTGTAGTGATCAAGACAGAGAAGATGGACTCATCAGAAAAGTATGGTCGCATCCTTGGTTGGGTATACCTTGATGGGGATACCGTTTCAATCAATGACAAGATGATCAATGATGGCCATGCCTGGGGCTATATGGGAGAGACAAAGGTCAAAGATTTCGCTGCACTTGCAAAGGCCAGAAAGAAGTCTGGCAAGTGAGTGATGACTTTGATATTGTTGACAACCTAGTTTTAAATGGTGGCCTAGAGTTTGCAGGTAAAGACTCTGAGACTGGAGAGCCATTGTATAAGCCTACAGAGAGGCTTAAAGATATTGATGCTAGGCTTAGCGAGGACTTGTCTGCATATTTTTCAGAGGTAACTTTAAAACTTTGGGAAAAAGGTTTCCTTGACATGAATATAACAGAGAAAGATCCTTTGGTAAAGTTAGGACCAAAAGGCTTTGATGCTTTAGCCATAAAGTCTTTACCAAAAGATGAGAGAGTAGTCATTGAAGAAATAGTGAAGGCTCTTTTTAACAAAAACTGATATACTGGGTGTCTAGGAGTATTTATGAATAATTTTTATGGTGCTATTGGGACAACTCTAACTATCATTTTGCTATTATACATATACATCCTGAGAAATAATATAAGGAATAATCGGCAGCCTATAATTAGTCAGTCAATGTTGCAGCACCGATATAGCAATAGAAAAAATAATGCAAGAAGAATAAAGGTTAAAACTCAGGCAAACCTTCATTATGATAAAACAAACATAAAGGTTATTATTTTTGATAATGATGCGTACTGGATCAAGGACAATATTTTTTATAAAGCACCACTAGTTGATGAACTTATCGATAAGGAAGCAGCAGAACAAGTTGACACGATACACATGGATAAGGTACAATTAGACAAGATGTTATTCATAATGGATAAATTAAGAGAAGGGATTGGCAATGATAGTAGGAGTTCAGGGGACCAGTAGTTTTGATGACTACCAGATCTTCCTTAGATCTATGGCTGTTGCCTTATCTGAATTAACAGAAGAAGATAAAGAATTTTATCTATATTCTGCAGGACCAGAAAACATTAATATGATGGCCATGGAGTTTGTTAACTTATCAGAAAGAGGCTTAAAGTCTCGTGGTAAAAGTATTAAGTATAAGCCTGTCCCACATTGGTGGATTGAAACAAATATTTCAGAGTTAAATCATTTTGCTTTTTTATGTAAACCAAAAGAGCCAATGTCTAAACTTGTTCATTTTTCAAAACTAAACAACATCAATACAAATGTATATAATTTTTAAATAGAATATACATAAGCCAGTGCTTTGCACACAAACAGAACGGAAACACTATGAAGTTAATTAATTCTTTAGAGACTATGGAATCAATAGTCAACAAGAACAGACAACTGTCTTGGGATGGATGGACAGTAGTGGAAACATTTCCATCAGAGAAGGCATACTTTTCAAAGTTTGGCATTTATAAAAACAACAAATGGCAAATGAAAAAAGAGTTTGTTCCTTCTAATCTAGGTTGGGAAATTCCTGATAAGTATGTGATCTAATTGAATAAATTTAAATGGAAAGACAACGCTGTTTGTTTAGATTATGACACAAATTTATTCTTTGACAAATATGAAGATGATGAAATACTAAGGCCAGCAATAGATGCTTTATGCTTTTCCTGCCCAGTAAGAAAAGAATGTTTTTCTGTTGGAATTTCAGGTAAAGAGTGGGGTGTTTGGGGCGGGGTATACTTAGAAAATGGAGAGATATCAAAAGAATTCTCTAGCCACAAGAGTAAAAATGACTGGGGAATGACATGGCAATCATTAACAATGGAGTAATATGTACACAGACGCAATGAGAAGAGCATTTAGATCACTTCATGCTCCTAATAATTTTTCTTTACAGATTATAGATAATGATGACTTTATAACAGTAAAAGCAAAAGAAAAAGACTTTATGTCTTTAGAGACTGTGGAGTTAAAAAAGCAGGCTATTGAATATATGATTCGTGTAAAGAAGGCACTAGAGGATAACGGAGCAATTGTTCTTCTAGTTAGAGAGGGTGGCAAAGAACTATGATCCAGCCGATATTGTTAGTTATTTTATCAGTCACATCTACGGTATTAGGTTTTCTTTTTTACATTCAAAGAAAAAAGACTATACAGATAGTTGCCAATATGCTAGATTTTATGATGATCCAGGAAGCACAAAAACAAGAAACAAAAACAGAGCAAGAACAGTCTAATGAAGACTTTTTAAAATTTATTTCAGATTCTCGTGACTGGGCATACACCTATATAGACGAAGTGCAAGCATCTTTAAATAAGTTTATTAGTGATATTGAGCCAGAGATTAGTTATTTTAAAGAGTATGGGGATGTCGGATCTATGGCTCCCAACTACTACTCTATGAAAAAAATCACTGGAGCATATGAAGAACTAAAGAAACTGCTACCAGAAGACTATGGTAAAATAGATACATGATTAATGATCCATCAAACAAAGATGAAGTCTATTTAAAAAATGTTGAAAAAATAGGAAGTTCTTCAGAAAACATTCGATATATAGAAAATATCTTGTCTGAAGAAGAGCACACAGTTTTACTTGAGTATGTAAAGGCCCGTAAAGAATGGGTTCACGAGCCATGGGATGCCGAGACTGTTGGTCCAGACCAGATGCCACAAGACATTTTAAATATGTTAGAAAAAATATTTGTATTTGTTCAAAATACTGCCACAGATTTTTATGATGTAAAGATTAATGATTTTAAAAGGGACAACCTTGTTTTAATTAAGTTTCCACGGGGTCTTGTTTTATATCCACATATAGATACAGATTCAGTAGAATCAAATCACATTGCATCGATATACTATATTAATGACGACTATGTTGGCGGAGAGATAAACTTTCCAGATTACAATGTAAAGATTCATCCAAAGCCTAACAGTGTTGTTTTCTTTCCTGGCAATGAAAATTACTTACATGAAGTCCTTACGATTCGAAGTGGAGACCGATATAGCACATCTATGTGGTTTCAGTTTACTGGTTCTACTTTTAACAAAAATGCAGAATGGTATAAATAAAAATGACAATATCTGAATTAGGAAATTCTGTAGACAATATACAAATTACAGAAAATGTTTTATCTATAGAAGAGCATAGACAACTTCTTTATTATACAACCAATCTTGATTCTTGGGTTACTCAGCCTTGGGGTGTTAAATTTTTTAAAGATGGACTGCCAGAACAAATCATCAGTATATTAGAAAAAGTTTTTAGGATTGCCGATAAAAAATGCAGAGAAACCTACAATGTAAGTCTTAATGTTTTTGAAAGAAAAGAAGTACACCTGATTAAGTTTGAAAAAGGCTACAAGATGAATGAGCATGCAGATACTACGGGGGATTTTGCAGCAATATACTATATTAACGATGACTATGAAGGAGGAGAAATAAACTTTACAGATCATAATCTTAAGATTAAGCCAAAGTCTAATAGTCTTATTACATTTCCCAGCAATGAAAACTACTGGCACGAAGTTCTTGAAAATACTGTAAAAGAAAGATACTCCTCTACTCTATGGTTTACAATTGAAGGATCTAGCCGTGTAAGACCCGAAAGTGGACTGGTCAGATGATAAAATTCAAGCCATATGAGGATCGTGCATTTGATGCGTTCTATTCATGCAATGTATCTGAGTGTGAACTTGAAGCAGAAAAAATATACGGAACAGAGACATCGATTGTTGATGTTTGTTTAAATCATTATAAAGAATTATCAGAAAAAGGTTATCGATGAAAGATGTTATCTTGTCAACACTAACAGGTTTTGGATGTGGCGTAGTATTTGCCGCATTCAAATTACCAGTCCCAGCACCACCAGTTTTTGCGGGAGTCGCAGGAATTATTGGTCTATGGATTGGATTCACAGCACTAACAAAAATAATATCCTAGGAGGAAAATTATGAATGAACAAATTAAAAGAGCACTAGCGTCATATGGAAGATCAGTTCTTGGAGCAGCAACAGCAATGTATGCCTCTGGAGTGACAGATCCACAGACACTAGCATACTCACTACTTGGAGCACTTGTCCCCGTAGTATTGAGAGCAGCCAACCCTAATGACTTGGCATTTGGCAAGATGCCAGATGTTAAAGAGGTTGAGGTAGCACTAAAGACTGCTAAGGTAGTTAAGAAGGCACCAGCAAAGAAAACAGCAGTAAAAAAGAAGTAGTATAATAGATACTATTCCGCTATGAGACTTTAAAAGGTTTTACAACGGATGTTCCCTTGATGGGAAAGTTAGCAGGAGTTGAATCTTCGTGGCTAATAGACCTGAGCAGTCGTCTATAAACTGCTCATTTCTTATGCTATAATATTAATACCTGCCCAAATGGGGGGTAAATTAACTTATTCGCTTGAAAGGGGAATAAAATGGTAAAAACAGCATTGGATCTTTTTAATGATCCATTTTTCAATACCTTCTCAAATCTACAGAAGGTAACAACAACAACAAACTATCCACCTTATAACCAAATCAAACTAAATGATACAGAGTATATTCTTTCATTTGCTTTGGCTGGATTTTCTAAGGATGATGTCTCAGTATCGCTAGACAATCGCAAACTTACAATCAAGGGCGAAAAGCAGGATGCTGAGTTACCAGAGGGTGCAGAGTATCTACATAAGGGCATTGCTGCTCGTAAGTTTACTGATATCTTTACCCTTCCTGAGTTTGTTGAGGTGGTTGGGGCTGAGTTTAAGGATGGTATCTTAGATATCAAACTTGAGAAGCAGATCCCAGAAGACAAACTACCAAAAACAATCGCAATTAAGTAGTACAATATAAATGTCCCCACACAGGACCTTAGTGATGGATTAGTTACCCATTGGATAGAGACCGTGGCGCAAGTCAGGTGAATTGCCTGTGTGGGGCTTAATATTTCACGGTATAATATAAGCAATGACTGACAAAGAGTTAGACCATTATAACAAGCAAGAGTTTAAGAGGATGCTTGCCAAAATAAAGGAAGATTCTGGCTGTGTAGACTGTGGTGTTGGTAACCATATAATTCTAGACTTTGATCATATAAGAGACAAGAAATATAATATATCTAGAATGATCCATGATGGTTTTTCATGGAAGGCTATCAAGAAAGAGATTGAAAAGTGTGAGGTGGTTTGTGCTAACTGCCACAGGATCAGGACACACAACAGGCTTAACGGTATGATATAATTATATAATGCCAAAGAAAAAAGCAACAGCGTTTAATCCTATTCAGATTAAAGATGGATGGATTGTTAGACTATACAAAGATGGTCGTATTAAATCTAAGATTGAACCCTACGAACCAAAGCATCCTAAAAAATAAATTTATTTTGTAAGTTTGTATGAATAACGGAAACCAATTTTTCCTATATACTTTGACAATCCAGGATAGTATCCATCGAAAAACATTATGTATCTTGGGTGAGTAGAGCATATAAAAGCAAGTTTTTCAGCATTATTTTTATCTATAGTAAAAAACCAATCATAAAAATGTTTTATTAAAGCATCAAAACCATTTTCTGCAAGTTTACTTTCTACTGGAACATTGTATTTAACTAACTCACCAAGCATTATTGTTAGATCAGTTGCTTCTTTAGCCATTACAGACCAATCATCTTTAGAATATGTAGATAGTCTTTCTTTGCATGCCACAACATTCTGACTGTCTGGCTCTCCCACCATCAATTCTTTCCATAGATCCTTGCATGTTATTGTTTCCATGCAGTAATTATACACCACAAATGATTTGTACCCCTGGCAAGAATCGAACTTGCGACGCATGGCTTAGAAGTCCATCGTTCTGTCCACTGAACTACAGAGGTATTGTATCTCCAACGGAATTCGAATCCGTGTTGCTGCCGTGAAAGGGCAGAGTCCTAGGCCACTAGACGATGAAGACAGAGTACACCAGGTAGGACTTGAACCTACGATAACCGAATTATGAGTTCGGGGCCTTAACCAACTTGGCTACTGGTGCTAGACCTTATTTAATTAGTAAGCCAAAAAATGTACCAAGCAAAAAACATAGGATTCCGAAAGTCGAATAGTAATATGTTTTCATATGTTGATTAATAATGTAACGCTTTAGTTCTTTTGATATGTTATTTAATTCATCTTGATCTACCAATTATATATCTCCTAAATATTTTGAGATGCTTGGAACATAGACTGACCAATAATTTCTGATCTCAGAGCAGCCTGTTGTCTTTCAAATTTAGATAAGTGTGGCTTGGCCTGAACTCTTTTTTTATTTTTGTTTGCTCTTTTAATCTTATGCTGAGAAACTTTATTGTTTGATTTTTTCATTAGATCACTGGCTTTCTGCTACTTTGTCACAAGGACAAATTATGGACTCTGGGAGTTCGTGAACCTTGGTTACAATAGTAATCATGGTTTCACACTCAACACACTTATATACTTTCTTAATTCGTTTGCTCATAAACTAATCATACCATACTGAGGTATGTGTGTCAAGATTTGTTTCCATCCCAAGTCCCAATCTTTGTGGTAGGGATTCCGTGCTCTTCCCAAAGCCTAATAACATTTGGATTGTCATCTACGGCATGAAGAATATTCCAATGTTTCTTAATCTGAGTTAAGATATCTTTTTTTACTTCATAGTCTGGCCTATTGTCATCATCTTTACGCATGTACAGTGCGTGATGGCCGATGTCGTTTTTAGCAAGCCAGCGAGAGGTTAGTCCACGCCAATTTTCTTTTCTTGATGTGACAATTATAATGTGTCTTTGATCAAAGAATGCCTCATTAAGCATTTGAACTACTTCAAAGTTTGGCAGGGCATCGATAGAAGCCTCATGAAAGGCATCGTAATCCCTATTAGGACCACGAACAAGGTGAAGGTATGGATCTACATTGGCTAAGGTGCCATCTACATCAAAGATGACTCCTGGGGTTACAGGACTAGTTCTGATCAACATGATATGTCATAACAAAGTAGCATACGGCATAGCCCACTAGGAATGCTGGAATTAAAAAGAAAATGCTAATCATTCAAAGTCCACCTGTGTTTCAAAAATTTTAGTCATATAGTTATCCTCTCCTCTTGCAATTTTTGCAGCAGCAATACGCATACCTAAAGCATTTGTAACTGAAGAGTCAATTGGCAACGATTCTATTTCCCTTGCTATCTCTTCTCGTAATGTCATTTCATCTATACTCATACTTCAATTATACCCTACTTGGCAGGGTATGTCAAAACAAGTGATATAATAATCTTATGACAACACCACCAAACTATCAAGGACTATATAACAATGGAGCACTTTATGCCATTGGAGACACAGTTATTACTGATGGAGATCCATACGGTATTGACGGAGCGTACTTCATTCGAATTAGCAACCCTGGTAATCCAGGATATCCACCTGCAGTGGGTGGAGGAAGTAACGATAACTGGGCACCGTATGGTGTCAAGTCAGTAACTGGATCTGGATCTGTGACAGGATCAGGCGCAATAGCCTAATCTTTATCCCAGTAGGCTTTACCAAACTCATCAAGGTCATCCCAGCCTGAATCAGACATGTCAATCTTCATTTTTTCTAAACTTTTCTTCCACGCATCCATATCAATCATATAGTATGTTCCCCACCATTCGTAGGGTTTATTAAGATATTTCCACATAAAAGCATGGTACTTATATCTCCACCCATACTCTTCGTCTTCGTCCATATTCACACACTTAACAATATGGTTACCAGCAAACTCTCCACACATATTGCCTATCCATCGTAATGGCAGTATCTTAGTTCTTTGTGTCTTCGTTGAATGATTTATCATCTTTAGGTACCCAGACTTTCTTTCCATCTTTCCATACAGGCCAATAGCCAAGACTACGCCAGTCCATGGTCATTATCTTAGGATCTTTTGGCATTGACACACCAAATCTTTCCATCACTCATTGTTTGATGGGCATTCCAGAACCAATCGGATTCTTTGCTTAGGCTACATACTTCACATTGATCAACATTCATATCTTAATTATATCAGTCGGTGTTCTATGTGTCAAATTATAAAATAGATCTGCAACATGATGTTGAAAATGAATTCCTGGATGAGCATAGCCAGTTGTCTTTTTGCTATCAATGATTGAGTAATCAGATCCAACTGACCAACAGAAATTATCCTTAAACTCAGAGTTGTGATCTGACTTACAAATATCTTGCACAAAAGTATTGCAAGGCTTAATTGATTTGGCAGGAAAGAATGATGTGAAGTTTTTTAATTTAAAATCTTTAATATTTAAAAGTTCTTCCATAAGCAAGTTAGTATTTATGTCCCAGGTTGTCCAATATAGTTTTATGCCACTTGTCAAGCAGAATGATTCTAGTATGTAAATAGAGTTTATAGAATTTAAAATTAGTTGGTGTGGGGAAGTTGCGTCTTCTACATATTTTTTATCTTTTACTTCCATCAATAAAGAACTTTTATACTCATCAATTTTTGGATTGCAGTAGGTCAATTCTAAATGATCCCAATCAGGAAAGTTTTTATCATTTTTTGATTTGTAAAATTCCTTATCAATAACAACTACACTTCTAAAAAAGTCTGGAAACAAACAAAAGATTTCTTTTGGCATTTTGTTATTTAGGGAATACTGAATAATATTATTACAAATACTTTCTACAGATGCTCCAGGACTGCCCAAATTAACAATGCTTTTATTAATCCTATTACCTAAAAAGTTTGTCCATCTAGCAGGTTCTGGAACTCCAACTCCAAAAGTTATAGAGCAACCAGATGCAATAACATCTGAATTGTCATCAATTTCTCCACGACAACCAAAACGATTAATCTCGTATGTATTGTGCTCATCAACTGTTCCAACAAAAGGATCTTTTTGGTTCCACTCTTTAAAGAAAGTATCTTTAGCATATGGTTTAAAGTAGCCAAACTCGCTGGTGTTGGTGAAGTTTTTTATTAGATAGTCTTTTTCTTTATCACTTTTTTGATCAAACTTATAAAAACTTAAAATGTCTCTTGTCAGAAAAGTCATTCTTCTCTTCTCCAGTGTATGTATGACTTTATATATACAAGTCCATACGCTACTGCACTAACAATAAATCCATACTGCTTAGTTACTAGACCATAAACAGTCCATAATGTTTCATTAAATAATAAAACAAACCAGCCCCAAATTGTTTTTCTTCCAACAAAATAAATTCCAGACACGCCGATAATAGCAAGCACCCAGTGGGCATAGTCGTTAATCCATTGTTCCATATATACAGTATACCCTAAAGTAATAGTTTAGTCAAATCTTTATATTATTATCTTTTTTTCTAAAAGTTTGTTGTAATAATAATAGCACAAACCAATATTTAGATCATCTGACAAATCTTTATTGTAGTCTGGCAAATCTTTGCTTGACTCAACAAAAAAGGGATCTGGCTGTCCGTAATCTCCATCAAAAAGATGATGCTCATCTTCCTTAATATCTAATAGTTCTATTAACTTTTTAATTGTAGTGTCTGGGTATTTAACAAGATCATTAAAGTCTATAACATAGTCTGCATGCTCATATAAAAAACTATAAAGAAGTATGTATTCTGATACAATTTGATTAACTCTTTGCCATGTAACCTCATAAACACCACGATGTTCCGCTGCAATATATGAGGCAATGCTGTCTCTAGGATCTCTTGCTATGGTAATTATTACCCTTTGCTTATTGTGATCCTTATCAAATGCCCAATTAATTGTATGAGTTTTTTCAATACGGAATCCTGACTCTTTTTCAAAAAGTCTATCAAAATAGTGGGATCCGCTTCTTGGGTATGTGCTTAAATGCGGTTTGTATTTCACGACACTAAGCCCATAGATAGGTGACCAAGGCACACATCAGCAACAATATAGTCGGAATGATTAACGACAATATCAAAATGCGTTGCGTCTTTATCACAAAAAAAACATTTAGACTTCTTCATATAATAATTATACCATTAAACAAAATCAAACCACAGTGGCATAATATATCTTGATCCATTTGCAGGAGCAACATGATACCAGTAGTGAATATTTCCAGGGAATAGAACTAAATCGCCAGCCTTGGGCTTAAATGATACACCTTGATGAATAAAAGACAACTCTCCACCATCGTAATCGTCATTAAGATATACCCATCCTGCTAAATGGTTTGAATCTTTATGTCCTAAGTCGTCTATTGGAATTACTGGACTATTATTATGCACCCATTCAGCAAAACGAGAGTTTCTTGGCTTTAGTTTAACACCATACTCTTCTTCCACCAAAGATTTTATTTGAGGTATATATCTTTCTGAATAGTCTAGTGAGTCGTAATAAAGTAAAGACAAGGTAGGCTTTCCAGCGCTATCAGGCTGTAGAGGACGATTATTGCTTGTCTCTGTACCCTTGATTAGTTCTATAATGTTGTTGCACTCTTCTTTACTTAGATAGTTACTAAAGATTTTTACATTATTAGGATTGTTTCCAATCTTAGTAAAGTTTTCTATAGTAAGTTCAGATATTACCACCTTCTTTTGTTCTGGGATAACTATGTTATTAAAATCTTTTACTAATTCTAGCAACTTGCTAATGTCTTCTTGATCGGTATGTATCATAAAATCATATATTCCAAATTGTTCAGACAACTGTCTTATTTGTCTAACAACATCAACCATAGGTCCTTTAACATGGTGATGCTGCTTTCTTACTGGTGCATTTTTATCGTATCTAACATTTTGCTCTTCGTCGGGATGATTTATAATTAGAGGATCGATAATAACTATTGGCTTTACTCTACTAAGATCAATCTTTTTAAATTGATCTCTAAATAGTAAGTTATCATCTACATAAATATACTCACAATGCTTGTTTGCTATTTCAATAGTAGTGTCTGAAGAACCAACAACAGCCATATGTGTCTTATGTTGGTGCGTTTTCATCAAATCCATAACCTTATCCATCCAGACTGCAGAGATAGCAACTCTTTTTTCAAGAGTATCTATTAGTGATGGATCGTGCATATAGTGTTCTAGAACTATTCTTTCTGCAGGACCATTTCCTTCATCTCCCCATCTTCCAGCAACAAGGTTTACACCAATTCTTCCAGGAGCAAATCGGTTTAATGTTTCACAAATTTTAGCAGCATAGTCAGGGCTTGTTCCGTATGCTGGCAAAGCAATTGTCATAATTAGTTGGTTTGTTTTTTGTAGCGCTTCTTGTATAACTAAGGAAAAGTCTATGCCTCCTGGACCGTAAGGAAGCAAAACAGATTTTACATTAGCATCATCTAGTTCTGTGGCCATCTTAAGGATTCCATTAAGATCTAGGTTTTCAATACTGTCATTTATCTGCCAGTGCCTTCTCCACATCCAGTGAAATGTTATGGGCTTATTTATATTATCCATTTTTTATTACTCTTCCTTTTGTTTTAAACCAAGACCCTATCTTGGCCTTTGCTACTTTGCTTCTTAAAAGTTCTCCAAATGTTTCATGTGATATATCTGATCCAAGATACTCCTGACCAGTTTCAAGGTCTATCAGTTTCCATTTGCCAGGTGCTTTTGTGTGCAAGATCAAATCGATTGGATGATCGTAATCATTTACCTCAGAGCCATCTAAAAGTTTTCTTTTCTTTTGATTTGGTTCTGAGTTATTTGTCATTATTCAATTATACACTATGGGATTGTAAACCAAATTGGCACGGTATATCTTACACCAGACAGGACTTCTTTTACTTCATGGGCATAGTACATATTTCCAGGGAACATAATGAGGTCACCAATCTTAGGCTTAATAGTAACATCGTGTGTTGCAAAACTTAGTTCCCCACCCTCATAGTCATCATTAAGATATATAAGTGTAGGTAGGTGGTTGTCCGTTACCCATCCGAGATCGTCAACATGTAGGGCTAGTTTGGTACCCTTGTCCCATCTTGCAATGTTAAGATAGTCAAGATCTTTCTTCTTTATATTTTCATGGTTATATGCTTTTTTAACTTCATCTAAAACTCTACCGAATATGTTATATTTATCTATAACGCCCTGATAGTTGTGAATCCATGCAACAGGATTATCTTTGTCGTCTTTTTGAGAAACAAAACTAATTCTTCTAGTTTCTTGAATATGGCTAAGAAGATAGTCAATCTCTTCAGAAGAAAGAAAATTTGGTATAACTTTTATGTTGTCTGCAGAATTGCCGATTTTTTGAAAAAATTCAAGATACGCTGGGGTTCTTTCGATTTCTCCTGGGTGGTTTCCCACTGCTTGATTGTTAACTATGTATGCCATATAACCATTATACACTACGAAAAAATCTTTAAAGTTCGGCGCAAAATAGAAGTTATAAACCTCTATATGCCCTATACGGGCACTATTGGTGAGTAGCCTTCATATGCCGAGCAAGGGAATCATGCCCAAAGATACCCCATCTAAGATCCCATTCCTTCTTACAAATTGGACAGACTATTATCCTCATCACTCTCCCAAATCATTAGACATCTTGTACAGGTAATCCCATGCTCTCTCATATACCAAGTATGGTCACACCTAACAACATAATCCTTGCCCATACCCTTACGCTTTAGTTGTTGTCTGAACTTTCCATTAGGATCGTGAATGTGGCAAAAATGATTTGAGCCAGTTGTATTTGCAAAGCAGGTTTTGCCATTATTCTTTTTGGCATAACACTTTCTCATTGGCGATGTCTTTTCTTATTACCATACCTAGCCTTAACCTCAGCCTTAGCCTGTTCTACAATGGCGTTCGTAATGTCTTCAACAGTAAACTCTTGATCGAAGGTTTCTTCAGTATCCACCTAGGCACTCATTTCTTGTATGGTATAGACGAATCTTGGTCATAGTTTTTTTGTTCGGGGCACTGAGAGGTTCACCGCATGCAGCACACTCCATGTCCCATTCGCCAGAAAAGAAGTCATATCGTAATCCTTTTGTGCGATTATATTTTTCTATACGAAATGCTGTAAATGGGTCAGGTATCTCCATATTGATCATATCTTAATTATAGCCTGGTTTGGCTGGTTTGTCAATGTATGGATTTATCTAGCATGGCATTATAAATGTCATATAGTTTGGATAGGTCTGTATCTTCTATATATTTTCTAATCATCTCATACTCTCTAACCTTCTTGCTAGATATCATATGGCCATGTTCAGCGTAGTCCTTAAGTCGACCAGACTCATAGCCCTCAGTGATGATCTCAACATCCATCTTAATGGCTATGGCCTTGATCGTTTCAACGGGGAAATTTATTAGTCTATCGTAATCTATTATAATATCAAATTGATCAATCATAGTCATATCATCTGTGCCAGTAAAGTACTTAGAGTAATCGTTTAGCCAAAGACTCCTTAAATTATTATTAACTAACTTGTCTAAAGTAGTACTTGAGGTATCGTAAAAGTATCTCATAGAAACCTCAGATGCCAGAAACTCTACTGGATCTCTGGCTATCGTTATCATTTTGTTATTTTGAAGAGTATGAAACCTTTCCACAAACAAACCAGTATGTTGTAGTATCCTGTCTTGAAGATAGTTTGAGCCAACTCTAGGCAGGGTAACTATCGAATAATCCATAAAACCATTCTAGCATATTCTGCGGGGGATAAAGTATAATAGACTAATGACCCTACTATATATACTCTATAGCCCTGTGTATAAGGCTGTCAAAATAGGGATATCTGATGTCTCAGGTAGAAGGTTTGCAAGCCATAGGACCAAGGGTTGGATATTGATTAAGTATTGGGCATTTTCCGAACGGGATAAAGCAAGAGCAATAGAATCCCTAGTAGTACAAACCCTTACTTCCAAGTATGGACATTTCCTGGATAAGGCGGATATGCCACAAGGGGGTTATACGGAGACATTTGATGCGTCGAAGATAACTCGAAAAGGTTTGATCCGTATGGTCAATAGGGCTATAAAGGATGTATCGTAATCTTTATTTACCCTGGCATTTTGGACACTTGGATGTAGGGTTTGAGGTTCCATAAGGTACTTGGAACATACCCCCACAGTCAAAGCATAAGACATCTAACATTATCCAGTCATCCTTATCTGTTGTAGGTAGGCCATATAGTTAAGAAATATGAATAGGCCAAGCATGATGATTAGGAAAGGTTTCATACATAAAGTATATCAGAGTTATCCACAGGTTGGACAGTAGTATGGAGCATCAGGCTTATCTGGATCGATAGCCAATAGGTAGTAACATTGAGTGCATTTAATGTCACTGAGTTCGTGTTCTGTTGTTGGGTCTGTTGTCATATGTTTAGTATATCATGGTTTTCAACAGAGTTATCCACAAGTTATCCACAGATTAATCTTACTGATAATATTATTAGACACTCTAGAAGTGGAGCATTGTGGAGGATAGTGGAGTAGGGAGCGCTTTTAACGATGCGTTCGTAATCTTTTTTTGGAGAGAGGGGCCTTATCACAAAACCTTCATATTGTCAAACCTCAAACCTTCCTATCCCGCTGCGGATGATATCACAGATATAATGGTTTGTCAAGTCCTTTCAAACCTTAAAACCCCATAAAAAAATCTCCCAAAACCAGGGAGAAATTGTCGATAATCGTAATGTTTTTTTAACAAACCTTTATGTTATTTAAAGAAACCAGGAGATAATGGTTTGTTATTCTATAGGGGTTTGTTCTTGTATGGTTTGCTCTTGATCCCCTGGGATTTCGCCTTCGGCGAAGCGGCCTGTGGCCTGCTCAATTTCACGGGCCTGCAAAAATTCGGGGGTAAATGTAAAGAATCTATTCAAACCTATAGCATGTGTAACAGTAACAAATGAGTTCCACATGTTATCTGAGAAAGCCTGATATTGTTTAGGATCTCTTTTGGCATATTCTGCAAAGTGATGTTTAGGGCTCATATATTTATTATAACACCATATAAAAGGGTTTGACAAACCTTACAAACTATGGTATAAGTTCAGCAGGGGGAAAGATTTGAAGGTTCGTAATGTCCTGGTTTGGGGATATAAAGGTTTGGATCGTAATAAGGTTTGGTGGTTTGACAATTTGATAAAAGTATGGCACGTGCCCTTTCGGGTCACTGATTATTCGTCAACAAAAATATCTTCAAGTCGTGCGTAGCCTTCGTCTTGAATTCCCAAACCTTCAATAAACAAATCCCAAGTTTCGTTGATGTATTGTTCTAGTGTTGGTGTGTGATTAATTATTCCTTCAGCAAAACCAAAAGCAAGTGGCAAACCTAAATCGTTATACTCCATAAAATCTGACCACTCGTCATCCTTTTTAAAATTAACCCATAGTTGTCCAAGGATTAAAGCCTTGCTATCAAAATCCGTTGTTGGCATAATTTGTTCCTTCCTTAGTTTCTTTGGCTGACTCTGCTATTACCTGTAATCGATTATACACTACATAGGGCTGAGATTTTGCTAAGTATTCCCCGACCAATTCCAAATCAACTCTGAGGTCAGCAATAATGTTGCCCATTTTATTGGCAATCTTTTCCTCATCTGTAATTCGTCTGCTTATACGCATAGTTCTCCCTTGTATCCATTGTATCAAAAAGTGGGGGAAAGAGCAAGCCCCACGCCTGCCCCTTCCACCCGATTAATCTAGGTGACCCAATACCTAGATTTGCTCAACTAAATCTGCAACACCACTGCGGGTTGGCCGATAGGCCTCAACAAATTTATCAAAGGGCACAGAGACATTATCAGTAACAGTCTTAGTAACAAAGTCGACTAGGACCGTTTTCTCACCTAGGTCCAGGCCATCATTGTCAATTGCATATATACCAAATCCGTGCTCATCCAATACTGAACCATTAATAAGATAACTTATGATCATCCGTGTTCCATATGCTGAATCAAACCATCTAGGCTTTGAATGCTGCAGCGCCATTGCTAGGTCCCGCTGCCATTCGGTCTCGCCCCAATGACTATAGAGAACTACCCTAGGGCCCTTCTCACTGTCTTGAAATACATAGTTAATCCGTGCTCCCATTAGTCTTGCTCCTCATCTAGGTCGCCCTCAAAGTCAATGACAACCTTAGATACACGGCCATCATCATTTAACTGAATATACACAGGGTAGTATCCGTCACCATAGCCCGTATTAAATACAATTGCTTTACCAATGCCTAGTTCTCCAGCATTATTGGCAAGCGTTGTAGCACTGGCACCCTGATAAGAGTATTCATACATCTTGCCTTCTAGGTCCCATTCCTCGCCTTCGTTAGTATTCCAGCCGTCAAGGTAGCAAGGGTCTCCCACCATTGCTTGACCGCTGTCCACAGCGAAGGAGCCTACTAATCTTAGTTCATCTATTACTATTTGTGTCATTTTGTTTCCAATCCTACTAGGGTCATTTCTTCAAGTGTAGCACACTGAGGGCATTTTGGCAAGTCTGCCTCATCAAAGGCATCTCTAACAGTATTATCAGGGTCCTCAAACTCTGCTCCACAGTTCTCACAGTAGAACCAGTTATAACTAACTCTGATTTGAATTGTTGTGTTGGGTGGGCAAGGAACTTCAGTAATGAAGTATCCTAGTCTATTTACAAATCCCCAGCCGCTCCAGATATATGAGCCACCATCGTCGCCATCACCATACATCCAGATACGGTCCTCTGGCTGCTCTTTAACAAAGGCAACCTCATCGCCATAGGTTTCAAACATCTCACCATTAAAGGAGGCGTTAGTATCTATATGATTTTTGATTGGCTTGTATGTGTCACACCAGTCATCAAAGTCCATTTCAATAAAGTTATCCACGGCTCTTTATCCTATCTGCAATAGCAAAGGCTAAAGCATATGTTAGATTATATACTTCCACATAAGCGTCAAGCCTTCCTTCTGCTCGTGTGCGGTCCATAGAAAGCATTGCGTCAGAGTAGCCACCCTCACGCTCTTCCTTTTCAATCTCAAGGTATTCAGTCTCAGCCTCAAGCATTAGGTTCTTAAGTTCTCCGTGTAGGATATCAGTTCCTGATACTCCCATATTAACTGCTAGTTGTAGTCGTGGGTCTAGTTGTGTGGTTTCCATAGTTATATTCTACCCTCTAGCACTGACAAGAAATGGCGGGTAGCAATAAGTTCACCTGTATTATGCATGTCATCAATCTCTAGGTCACGATACTCATCAGAGTCATAGTCACCCTCAAATGTGTCCATTAGGTTTTGTAGTTTGTCTGCATCCTGCAAAAGGCTAATCTCATGCAGGCGTATATATTCTTTGAATGTATTTAGGTCCATACTATAAAGTATACGGGTTTGAGTTGATTTTTACAACTTCACGGGGTGTGACCTTGCTCACATCTGTAATGATCGGAGCATAGGCTTCTTCATAACTAATATAGTTTAGCATCCTACCACAAGGGCATTTCATTTCCACTACCCCCAGGGGGAAGCCAAAGTCATCCCTAGCGGTAAATTCAACAAGAGCATCACACTCATCAGGATCGCAAACAAATGTATACTTACTCCACATTGTGAACATACTCCTTTGCCCATTCAGGCGCTTCGCCTTCTACCCAATCTAATTTAACATCAAAGTCTCCACCGCCACCTTCAGGCCAGCCAGTTGTTACTACTAACTCTGTGCCGTCTTCAAAGAAGATTTGCTCAACAATGGTGCGGTATGTAATTTCACGGGATTGAATGTTCATTAGTCCTCTATATATTCTACTGATACTTGGTGGATTACTTCATCATACTTAACAAGGGTATCAATGTCCTCAACAAAACGAGCAATAAGATAATCAACCTTATCCTCAGTGCTCATATCAGGTGGACCATAGAGTTCAAACCCTATATCATTAGACATTGCTTCATCAATATCTACAATCTGTTCAATGGCTATTTTAACTTTCATTTGCTATTTGCTCCAGCCTCGTATGCAACCTTGTAAATCTCTACAAGTCTTAGGTATGTTCCTTTGACTGCATCATCCTCATTAGACATAGAGGCCTCAAAGTATACGATTTGGTCTGCTTGGTCTTGCAGTTCTTCTTTATGCTCTTTCGATATCTTGATTTTCATTTGGGTCCTTTGTTTGGGTTATATATTAATTATAGCGGAGACCACTGACAAATTAGAAATATCCTTCTGCCATTAGTCCTTCAAGGAAGTCTTTGGTTTTCCACAGGGTATTGTGTAGCCAAGGATCTTGATCAGGATTAACATTAATCATAAGTGATTGAACACCCAAGATCATATCTAGTGCATCTACTTCTTCATATCCCACTAGTGGCATTATCCTACCTCTATCCCAGCATACTTAGCCATAGTATTAAGAGTGATGTGGATGTGACAGTCACAATCCTCTCCCCCCATATTTTCATCAAACTCTAGGTGAGAGAAATTGTCCTCATAAATCTCATTGATTAGTTCGTCTATGGTGTTCATTTTGTGTGCCACTCCCCTAGTTCAGGTAGGAATACATTTTCTTCTATATCCCATTGGGCATCGTCCCAACTAAGTTCATCAGACATTACCTTGGCAATCTCGTCTATGAAGGTTTGCATAACGGCTTCTGCGTGGTGTCTATTCTTAGCCTTGATATTTGTAATAGAGATAGCAAGATCACAAGAATAGTAATCTGCATACATTGTTGGGTCTTCCATTGTTTCTGTTTCTAGGGTCATACATATTCCTTTTCGTAGGCTTGGTGTGAGGTTACTACTAATTCTAGCATTTCGGCAGGGTATCTGTCAAGCACCCAATTAAGGGCCTCTCCAGCAGTCTTAAAGTCAGAGGCGGTAGTGCTCTCCCCATAACCTTGAATGGTTGCTTCCCAGCAGTCAATACCACCAGGTGAGACGGAGTAGTTCATTTCATATATTGCCACTTGTTTGGTCATATATTAATTATCGCATAATCTAGGGAAAATGTCAACTCTATCGTAAAGATTTTTTGGTTTGACATTTTGGGGGATCTTTTATAGTCTTCGTAAAGATTTTTTAATTTGACATTTTTATGTCCGATTTGTCTGGTTTGGGGCACGTGCAATTTTTATGCATTGCAGTGCATATTTATTTACTTGCGATCCGTACGGGACTTGAACCCGTGACCTCTACCGTGACAGGGTAGCGAACTAACCAACTATTCTAACGGACCTAATGGTGAGCAGTTTTAATTCTTGCTCAGGAATTTTTTTGTTATGCTAAAGACATAACATTCTGAACTACTTTTAGCAAACGATTTTTTTCTGCGTTGATAGCAGGGTCAAATCCTGATGCTGATGCGAGAATGGATTCGTTATTGCCACCACGAGCAGAACGATACCAGTCAAGTCGCTCAGTTAGCGCATTGAACGCACCCCAAGCATTACCAGCAATCATACCATTAAATTCACCAGTGTAAATATCGTTAATCATATCTACCTTGTTTTCCCATTTCTTGCTTGAACCCTTAGCATCTTTTTCAGGCTTTGGGTAAGCAGCAAGAATGATTTTGTTAAAGTCAATGGCGCTAACTTCTTTTTCAATCATAGCCTTAGCCATAATATCAAATTCGTCCATATAAGCATTAGCAAGACCAAGAGTTTCACGAGCAATCTGAACTTTGCCGTTAGCGGTCTGAGTGTGGCGAATCTTGAAAGATTGCTTGATGCCCTTATTCTTCTTACGACCTACGCCACCAAGCGCAAGGTTAAGAGTGTTAGCGCATACGACACGAACTGGCGTGATGCTTGCTTGAATAGCGATTGAACCATCGTGTGATGTGTTGATGAGCAAATAAGTTTTTACCTTATCTGATACACCATTAGGGTCAAGAATTGTTTCACGCTCTAGTGCTAAAGCACCGAACACGACACGACCACCCTTGATTGAACCAGCGGTTTCCCAACGACCACCGCCGTCTAGGATATTATCACCGAATGAAAACAAATCTTCATTTTGTAGTGGGTGATAACGCTCACCAACAATTCCAAGAACATCTGTCTGAGAGTTATCTGTTGGGTTAGTGCGTAGGACATACTGATATGCCTTATCGCTTGTGAGATGTGTAGGGGTTTCCAAATCTTCTAGGCGAACATTCCACCCATTTAGATTTGCTGCTTGTAGCATTTCTGCCGTTGTTTTTTCTTCTGTAAAGACTGTTCCCAATCCGTGCCAAGCAGGTTCTCTGAATGATGCGAATGAGGTTTTGCCATTTTGCGTTTCTAAGTCGTGAGCCACGATTTCCTTCTTTCTGTTGTTGATAATCTAATCATACACCCACCCACCGACAAAAGTCAAATCGTATAAGTAATCAGGGGACAAATGGGGCATTTCGTAACTGTGTCGTAATTCACAATGTGATCTTCGCCATGTGGATAACCTGTGGATAAACCCCACGTGCAAAATTTTATAAAAAAGAGAGCAGTTTTAAAACTTGCTCAGGTTTTTATTAGTAGCCCCCTACTAAATATCTATTCTATCAATTGAGGATGATAGATAAGAAATGTTGTCTGAGTTATAATCGACGGTATCGAAATCAATATCGTGAATTGCATTCTGTGCATCCTCTTCAGTGCGAGCATTAACAGTAACAGAATACATAACTGTAACTTCAACTTCGAATTCTTTTGTTAATTCAAAGCCCATAATTTCTGCAATTGATTCTGCTTGAGACTCAGAGATATCTTCACTCTCTAATTCACTAAGGGTCCACTCTTGCATTGATTCAACCATACGGTTGCGTTCTGCAGAGTCTGCATATGAGCGCTGAGTTACTTTTTGAATGTGCTCCTCTAATTGAGTTACACGCAATGTTGCCTTGGCTAAAGAATCACGAAGAAACTCTTCTGTTGCATTGACTGTGCTTGCTAGTGTTGATATATCTTGCTGGTCCATTGGGGGCCTCTTTCTGTTTGTTGGTTTATATTAATTATACTGTAAGGCACTGACAATTGTCAACTACCAAGATGAGCAATAAGAAAATGAAAGTCGATCAATTTCTGGTAGCGCAAATATACGCTCTAATTGATTAATAGTATTAGTAAGGTCCTTCCAATACCATTCATCAATATCTGTGCTCCCAAAGAAAAATCCTTCTTGTGGTGGGAACAGGCTAGGGTCTTTTGTTTCTAATGCGTGTTTACATAAAGCAAGCAACTCTATTAGTTTATCTTGTGAAACATAGTAACTACCACAGTCATCAATACCGTTCTGAATATTCTTTACGAACCAAGCGTGTATCTGATTAGCCTTGCGCCAATAAGCACAAGTAACTTCTACGCTTGCTCCATAGATATCTGTAGCGACATCTGTTAGTTGAGTTATTTCCATTAAGTCATTGAACTTAGGGTATACGGCTTCGGGTGAGTCATAAGATAGTTCATCATTTGACTGTAGTGCTTTCCAGTTAATTTTTTCTAAATGCTTTTTAGCACTAAGATACATATCTAGTCCCATTGGGGGCTTCCTTCTTTCTGTTTGTTTCTTTTAATTATACTATAGGGGTCTGACAAATTGGGTGATAGGGGTAGGCACGGCCGTTAGTCTGGAACCCACCCCTATCAGATCCCCAGGGGACGCTTGCTATAAATAGCGTGGAACGCAGGGGATAATGAGTGGGGCTTTTACACCCCACCCAATTATCTAATTAGAGATAACGAGCAACCGCATTGTATGTGGAAGTATTTACAACTTCCTCATCTGTCATCTTTAAGATGCGAATTGCGTTTGTGATTTCCTCTTTCATTTCCTTATAGGTATGAGTGTGAATAACCTCAAAATCCTTTTCAGGTTCAGCAGGGAAAGTTCCCTCTTTTGTGATGATGTCAAAATCAACATTGAGAGTGTTGTTCCAAGAACGATAGTTAGTGCGTAGGTTTTCAGCCTTTGAGAAGTTGGCAATAGCCCACTCACCAATTTGCTTTTTCCAAGCCTCATAAGCAACTGTGTGCTTGCGTTCGTTTTCTCCTTGTGTTGCGTAGTCCATCTCTAGTTTTGCTAGTGATGCCTCTAGTCCTGCGATTACTCGCTGAGTAGGGATTTTTACTGAGATTGCTTTTCCTCTAGCCATTTGTTTTCTCTTTTCTTTTGTGGGGTATTAGTTGGGGGTGTGTGAGCCTTTTTGTATCTTGCTCAGGATAGTTTTTAGCGTTATTGCTAAACTTACTTTGCCGTCCAAGTTGTATAACGGGTTGCGCCATTTACATCTAACTTTACACGAACATTTCCATTAGCCTGTGGTGTAATTTCTGTAATTACTCCGCTGACCTTTGACTTCTGTGTTGTGAAAGTGTCGCCGACCTTGTATGTTGCTGTTGCTACTGCCATTTTTTTCTCTTTTCTGTTTAGGGGTTGTTATTTGGTTATACCTAAGTATAACATTTTGCGGATAAAAATGTCAAATCTAAACCTGACATTTCTCACATTGTGAGATTACTTAGAGGTCTTGACCATAGCAAGGCGTTGTGCGCCATTTGCCAAAATCAGACTAACTCTGGTAACCTTATTAGACATTGGTGTAAAACCTGCGATACGACCTGTAACGCCTGTCTTGCTGGTTGTGAATAAATCACCAATTTGGTAAGTGTATCCGTGAAGTGTCATTTGGGTCTTGCCTTTCGTTGTGGGGGTTAATTGCTTATAGTATAATTTTAGCAAAAAAATGTCAGAAATACAAATCCTGGGGGGGGTTCTGGGGTGTGTTCTTAAACACATCTTAAAGGCGTGTCGCAACTTGACAAATCAAGTTTTGCGGACGTGGATCCCATGCAATTTTTATTGGTAAAAAAATAAAAGTACTATGCACCAAATTAAAAATATTATTTGCAGGGAATTCATTTATCTCATTTCTTACTCGCAGAAAAAATTATGTCACTCTTAGAGTATACACAAAGTGAGCAAGAAACGCAAGCGCTACCTTGTTGAGATATAAGTTTAATTTGTTTATTATTCTCAGGACACTTAGCAGCGGGGCGACCAATCATTTCTTTTACATCGGCCTGGCCAATTGCAAAATTCTTAGCAAGATATGCCATTCTAACACCGCTATTAATTTTTAGATCAACGGCAGTTTTTACATTCTCGCTATCTGCAGAAAAATACAATGATAAATTAGATACATCCTTAAGAATAAGTGCAGCAGCCTTTACTCTAGTGTATACCCAGAATTGAATGTCGGGGTGCTTATCAATAACTACTTTCCAGGCATAGGTATAGGTATCGTTAAAGAAATCGCCGTCCCAGTGAATACGGAATAACTTAGGAGCGTCTTTCTTTTCACAATCAGATACAAAATCAACAATCATCTCATCAAGCAGGCGCACCATAGTTTCTCCGTCTGCGTCTTTCAGCAGGGACCAATTGTGCAATAGGTTAACCTTTACGGTTGGGAAGACTTTTTCAAGTTTTCCTGCGTAGCAAACGCTTTCACAAACACTAGTGGCACCAGGGCACGAGAAAGCCTTTCCAGCAGGTAGGCCAAAGGTATTTGCGATACTTGCTTGTTTTCCATTAGGGGTGACGGCATTAGCGACCTTTCTATCTTTAGATCTTTTTAGTTTAAGTGTATTAGTAGTCAAGGCCTAGACTCATTTCTAGAGCAATGTCTTCGTTATAGTGAGCGGACATTTCTTCTAGTAAGCAATGAGTGCACTTTTCTTCATATTCATCAACCGCATTTTCACGGCAAGAAGGGCAGGTGGTTGCGTAGTATTCATCATAGAATTCATCAGCGATATTTCCCATAGGGGCTATTCTCCTTTTTGTTGTTTTTTTAATTGTAGCAGTTCGGACTGACATTTTTTACGGTTGTATTTCTTTTTATTAGGCACCGCAGAGGCAGCATTAGAACGGCGAAGTTCCATAAGTCTGCGTAATTCCTCTGAGTTTTTTTTCATACTTAATCTTAGCATACAGGGGCAAAAAATGTCAAATCTTAAAATGTGATAAATCTCACAGGGCGGGACGTGGACCACGTGCATTTTTGTGCGGGGAAGCACACAAAAATACTTTTAACTATTCTTCTTGTTCAATAAAAACATACAACGGAATTAAATCAGTATAACTATACTGTGTAAATTCTGTTTCACCAAATTCATTTTCGGTTTGTATGTCGTAGTTATCTCCTGTTGAATCACATTCAATAAAATTAACTTCAACGATGTCATCACCAATTTTAATTAAATCACCAAGCATTAATTGGTCGGGTGTTAAGTTATCTGCGTGGATCAATTCCATAGTTTCCATTGTATCAGACATTCTATTCCTCCCAATCAGGTAGCCAAAATTCCAAGTGGTGTTGGCTTATGATAGCCCTCGCAGGTGCGTGAGTCATTCCCTTATAGAGAATCTGAAAGTCGCCAACCATAGGCATATCAATCATTCGGTCATAGTCCTCATCATAGTATGCGTCAATAGCCTCGATACAAGGTTTTACCATTTCTGCGGGGACGGGTGGATAGTGATTACCTTTAAGGTGATAAAGTAATTGTGTTTCTAAGTCTAAGACTTCATCTTTAATTCCAAGTGCGGTTATGCTTCCCATTATATTTTCTCCTCTATGTCTGCGACATAAACATCGCTTCGTCTAATCATTCCATATTTTAAGTTACTATCGAACATATCAACGGCATCTTCTTCATTGTCTGCCTCGACATTTATAAAACAAGTAAATTCATATAGTGCCATTACGCTCTTACCTGAACCCTTCCATCTCGGTAGAATACTTTAGTGTAACACTTTCCTGTCGGTGTGTAAATATTCACTGTTGAGTATTCGTTAGCCATTCCCCAGTCGGTAAATCGGAAAAAACTTTCCCAAGCACCAAATTCGTTTTCATAGCGTTGTTCCCAGTGAGGTTTTGCCTCTGAGTCATACTGACAAGTTACTAGGTATTCATATTCCATTATTCTGCCTCTTTCGTTGTAAATAGTGCGCCTTCATTAAGTAAGCCGACTTCCAAATTAAATAACTCATCTGAGTTTGCTTGCGACAAGTCTATCCAACCTGCGCCTTCATTGTCAATTCTAAATATTTCTATGTATCCCATTAGTTTTCACACTCACAATCTTTTGAGTAATCAAATTCGCAAAAATAGCAACCCATTAACTCGCTATGGGTTTTACACTGATAACGGAATTGGACTTCATCACAACACAAGAAAGATAAATCCCAAATCCAATAGAATTCGTTTTGGTCAATAACACTAGCCATAATTACTCACCAACCTTTACTGCGATAGTCGCAAATTTATTTCGCAAGCCTTTAGCATTGACCTCAATTAGATAGGCTTCGGTATTTTCTCCATACCAAATTCCTTCTCGCTTTTGAGCCGATACAATTTCGCCCTCAAAGTGGCGGTTGCGTGAGCGATAGTTTTTCCCTACAAGTAGGCTTTCTATTGTGTATAGTTTGGTAGCCATTGGCAGACCTCTTTCTTTTTGTTGATAATTCTATCCTAGCATAGCCCACTGACATTTTTAGTTAGGCTCGCCGTATCGGATAGACTTTCTTTATTTATTTTTTCTTACTATGTAAGTCTATATGATTAAACTAAAAATATCAACTTACTAGCCAGTAAATCCAAATAGTGAGACGCTCAAGCCGTGTGATTAATCTCACAAAATTTCGGGCGTGTCGTAAACAACTTCTTAAACACCTGTGGATAAGCCTGTGGATAACTTTTTGCCACGTCCAAAATTTGAGCAGTTTTCAATCTTGCTCAGGATCACAATTTACTTTCGCAAATCGTTTTTGATTTCTTGCCAATCTTCTTTTAGCATTGGCAACATCATTTTAAATAAAATAAAAACGCTACCCGCTAAAAATAGTTGAACCATTGTTGTTAGTAGTCTGCTCATTTTTCACAAGCCTTTCTAAAAGTTTCAAAATCAAATCGTGGATTATCTGCTTCGAACATTGAGCCAAAATCATTTACCAAATCGTGAAAAGTAAATTCATCTCCGATTAACTCTTTGAAAGATGAAAGAATTTCAGCAGTTGCGACATAGTCTTTACGAGTCATCATTTATTCGGCCACCTTTAGAATTGCGTAAGTGCCACGAGCATTAATTTCATCAAGTATTGGACCAAGCGCAGGCGCTACCAAATCCTTTAGCATTCCTTCAAGCATTGCGATTAAATCTGAGTGAGGAATAGCGAGTGCTTGTTGTGCTATTGGGTGAGTTTCATCGAACTCGGTTACGAACTTTAGTGTGTGTTCTACTTTAGTCATTTATTTTATTTCCTATTCTTTTAGTTGTTAAATTGGTTTAGGTCTTGCTCAATACCAAAATCGCATTCGCAAGTTTCTACATCATAGTCAAAATCATTTCCAAAAAAGATTAGACCTGTTGAATTACATTCCTCGCAGGGAATTGTTAAGACGGAGTTTATCATTAGAGAACCGCCTTTCCTCTAAGTGTTCCTGATACGCCTAAAGCGTCGCAAGATACTTTAACCGCAACACCAACGGGAAGTTGTGTTGGATAAGTTGAGATGAATTGAGCAACCGCACCACGAGAAGGGAGAGCGATTTTTTTAGTAGAACCATTGAAGGTTTCTAGTGTTATAGTGTAAGTCATTTATAGACTTCCTTTCTTTAAGTTGATAAGACTATCTTATCATTAGCCACCGACAAATTGGGCACTTATTTGCTTAGGCTCACTGTGATACTGGTCACATTTATTTGCTAAGGCTCATTGCTTATTTATCTTTATTTAATTGTTATAGTAGCAATACTAGCAGATAAAAGTCAAAAAGTCAAGTCCAAACACGGCGTGTCGTATGTGATTAATCTCACATTATTTATACACAGCCTGTGGATAACTTTTTGGCACGTCCAAAAATTGTAGAGTTTTATTTCTACAACTTTTGTTTTTATTTATTTTATTTTATCTAAAATCTTTTCTAACTCTTTTAGTTGTTCTAAGTTTAGATGATCCAAATTAATTGCGTTAGAAAATCCAAATAAATCTTTTTCCATTTTAGTTTTCCTCAATTTCATCTAGTAGTTCCCAAAGGATTGGCTCTAACGCTTTTGCGCTTTCATCTAACTTTTCTTGTAGTGTTTTCATTGAGTTACCTCCTCAACCATAAACGGGTCAAACTTAGCAATTTCATTTTCGCTAAGTGGGTAGAGTGTTTTATTTAGAGCGAATACCGCTCTCATTTCATCTTCTGCCTCTACGACATAAGAAATTAGCACATTGTATTTAGTCATTAATTTACTCCTTCTAAGAATAGTTCATACATTGGTGAACAGGTTAAACAGATTGGATACTCAAAACGAAAATCAAAGAAATCATCTTCCATATTTATTTGGCAATTCTCGCAATAGGTTAAATCACTCATTATTTGACTCCCTTGTATAGAAAGTCCCAAGCCTTACGGCACATTAAAATTGACTCACAGTTATCGCAACAGATAGAGCCGTGAGGGTTAAGGTTTATGTCGTAGACATCAACAAATGTATGTGTCTTTCCACATACGGAATCAAGGCGTAGCATAGTGCTCATTTATTTTCTCCTTCGAATAGTTCTTTACACTTATTAGGATTTTCCCAATAAGGTTGCCCTTCGTGATAAAGGGCGGGGGCTAATACAACCTGACCGCAAGGGCATAGGTTCATTAAGCCTTTAGGGTAATCGCTTACAGTAGCGAATTTAGTCCAAATACTCATTTAGTATTCTCCTTATCTATACAGTTGATACAGTAGCAAGCCTTGCTAGAGATTAAAAATCTTAGCAATTCTTTTCTAGTGTAAGCGTCTAAACCATAAGAGGATTTTACTCCGCCGTTATGGTATTCGTGAACTATTGTAGAAAATAGTGTTTCATTTAGTGTAGTCATTTTTGACCACCTTTCTTAGTGGATTTCTTTACCACTTAACTTTCTTTATACTATTAAGTATAGCAGGGGGGTCAGACATTTTGAGGGGTATAAATGGGGTAAATCGGACATTGTGAGGTAGGTCACATATGATGTAGGTCACATTTTTTGGGGGAATTATAACAATTCCGTAACAATGTTATTTTTATCGGCGTGTCGATTTGACAAGATCGGGACGTGCCAATGTGGTGTAAATCACATTAAAAATGTCCGATTTGTCCGTGTCTAAACTTGACTTTTTGAGATTTCTATGCTATACTTCTAGTATAAGAAAAATTAAATAAGGGTAGAAAAAGTAAATAGGCGAAATCCCTGCCAGTAGAAAATCCTAGTGAGCCTTATCAAATAAGATAAGCAAATAACCTAGGTCAAGGAAAAAGGTTAGAAAGTCTAACCGAATAAAAGAAAGGAAGTCAAAATGACTTCACTAAATAACTACTACTCAGAGATTCGCTCTGATATTGCAAAAGACTTCGGTCTATCATCTGCGGGTTATGCCCCTACATCTAAGCGTATGCCAGTGCGTATCGCTCAGCGTATCACTAACGCTTACCCTAGTGATTTCTCACAAGGTAGATTTAACTCTACCCTAAATCCTCAAGCGGTTAGAATTGCTAAGCGCTATATGTCTAGAGTTATGGGAGTTAAATAAATATGAATCCTTTTACATACGCAATTGATTGGCTAGATGAGAATGCTGATTACGCTCCAATAGGAGCATTCATTGGGGTAGTCATAGCAATAGCGCTATGCTTTATATTTGGGGGTAACTAAATGAAAGTAACATTAACAAGCACATCAGGTGCTACAAAAGAAATGCATTTTGATACTAAGGATAGAGTATTAGAATTTATTGAGTTATACAAGGCTACACTACATCAGGGTCAGGCAGTGTGTATAGATGCTCCACTGATAGGCATCCATAGTGGCTGGATACAGGGTAGCGCACCCAAAATGTAGTGCAAGATCGATAGTGTGTCTATTATGGGCTCACTATTTTTTTGTGTTTATTTTTTTTATAGTATGTATCATACATCTGGACAAAATATTCAGATTTTAGGCTATTTGGTTTTTATAATTTTTCAGATCCGTGGTGTATACTAAAGTTATGTTGCCTCCAGACGCTCCTGAACTATTTATGCTTTTAAAGAAAGCAACAAAAGGAAACCCATCTGTCAGCATAAATTCAGAAAGCATATTTTTTGCATTTACCAATAAGGCAGTGGAAGATGTTGCTCTAAACAAATACAACAGTTTTGAAAAAAGCGGTAGACTAAAAGCATTAGACTATGTCCTGGGTGAAGGTCTTATAACCAGTGAAGAACCTAAGCATATGCACAACAAGAAAGAAATATCTCCAACATTCCACAACGATCATATGGTCGAATATGAAAATAGAATATCTACAATCATAGACTCTTTACTTTCTAACTGGTCTGACGAAGTAGATGTTAGAAGGGAAATGGGGTTTTTCGTTTTCAAAAGTATCCTAGAAATATTTTTTTCAGAAAGCATGGACGAGTATTTCACGGAAGCAAGAGAAAACGTATCTACAGCATCATATAAAATTGCTAACAGTGTGTACGATGACGAACTGCTTAAGTCAAGAGATGAGTTAAGAGAGTTTTCTAAAAAAATAGTAGACAAAAGATTAGAGTCTAAAGAAATAAAAAATGATTTTTTAGATATCATCATCAATTCGTACAATAATAAAAAAATAGATCTTGACGATCTGTACGACGAAGCAATAACTATGCTATTGGTTGGATATGAAACAACTGCATTTGCATTGGAGTGGGCAGTCTACTATTTGTCGATAAATAAAAATTGGCAAGAAAAAATTTCTAGAGAAGAAAATGTTGATGCTTTTATTAATGAGGTTTTGAGAATGTCTCCTCCTATTTGGAATGAATCCAGGGTAGCGATGGAAGATGTAGAAATAGACGGAGTAATCATACCTACTGGCACACATGTAATGCTAAGTTCTTTGGCCGTACATAGAAACAAAGATGTTTTTGAAGATCCAGACACCTTTAAACCAGAAAGATGGTTTGGTAATCTAGATTTGTCAAAAGGAGAATATTTTCCATTTTTGTTTGGCAAAAGACAGTGCATCGGCAAAGAGTTTGCTTTAATGGAAATGAGAATAATGTTAACCAAAATTGCTAAAAAATTCACGGTAGATTTAGCAAGCAATCACACAGGACATACTGCAACAATATCCTATAGGCCTAAAGATCCTATTATCATACGTGTCAAAGCAATTGGTGTATAATAGATAGCATGGGAATATTAGACAATTTTGAAAACGCTTTAAACGACAACTTTGAGTTTGAATCAAAACCTATGGCCGAAACAGATGCTATGGGCAGAGAGATTTTTTGGGAAGACTTAGGTCGACCAGAAGATACAAACCTACTTGCTCAAAACGGTTGCTCTTGTTCTGGCTGTAGTTGTGGCAAATAATCTTAACTAAGAATGCCTCTATTAATAAAGGTTTGATAGATCAAACCAAACATATGCTCTAGCGCTGGACGCTGTTGAATAAGGTTTCTTTCAATTTCTTCATCAGGCATTCCAGTTCCTGCTAGTAATTCAATATTATAAACATTTACTACATCGATCATAGTTTCAATAACTTCTTCTCTTGTCATGCCCATTCCTTTTCTCTTGTATGTTATATTATAGCACTAACTAAAGCCAAGGGCCAACTATATGATCGTGTTGGTCACTTAGTGAAATTTCAGATTCTTTTTGAAATTTTTCGTATAGTTCATATGAACCTATTCCGTAGACACCCAGAGATGTATCCCCAGATAATATTTTTGCAGCCCTAAAGTAGGAATCTTTATTCATATCTCCCCACTCGGAGTGATCTTGCCAATGAAGAACCCTTTTGTCGCTATCATAGTTTTCATTATAAGCATGCCACATATAGTGAAACGATGGATTAATTAGTTTAACTCCCCTGGTGTAAAACCTCAAGGCCAGAGTTGGCTCTTCGCCAATAAAATACAGTTCTTTATCGTACGGTATTTCTTTTATAATCTTTGACTCACAAAACAAAGAGTTAGCACATAAAAAATATGCTTCATATCCATATTTAAAATAATCGCACTCGTACCAAAATGGCTGAGGCATGGTGTCTTCATCTTTCCACCCCATAGCCCCTCTCATTGGCACTTTTTCAAAATCGTAGAACTCTTCTATTCCAGTTTCGTGATCTCTTCTAAATCCTTCTGGGTGCATAGTAAACGCAATCTCAGATTGCCAGTAATCTTTACAGGCGACATAGTTTTCTGTTACTACTTTATCCCAATCATCAATAAATCTAGAATGGGAGTCTATCTGTAAAAAATAATCAGTATGTATATCCCTAGAGACAATCTCCCTAGCCCAGCATGCGCCTCTACTTTCAGAAAAATGGTATTTCACATATCTGATTTGAGACTCTGGTATAAAAGACAAATCAGGATGTTCAGATTCATCGGCTTGAGAAACAATTGAAAAAAATAGTCTATCTCTATACTTTGCATTATAGTATGCGCTAGTTACTGTATTTACAAGATCAGGATCTCTATAACTTGCAATTGAAATAAAAATTGTTTTTGATTTTGATGGAACAAAGCGACTAGCAATTAAAGGTACGTTAATCAATTCCAATCAACCACTTCGTCATAGGTAACGCTATACTCTCCTGTGAATATTTCTGCATAAGATATGATGTCTTTATTGTACCTTGTAAGGGTGTTTTTACCGACTTTGTCACATAGATACTTTGTACCATTAGTTAGTACCTCAAAAGCCATCTCTTGCCCTTGTAAGGCGTTATTGAGGGTATCTATGTACCTTGCCTTACCATAACGCTTTGATGTAAAAGATTGATCAACATAATCAAACCTTGCTTGTGCATCATTTCTTTTTGCAATGTCCGAATTGTCTATTATGTACTTTGTTGCAGGATGTTCCATCCGTGTTGACCAGTTTCGCATGTTATCGCTGTATCTCTCCATGTTCTTGAGAGTTGAATCAGCGAAAGCCATGCGTATAAGGTCTTGTTCGGATAGGTCAGCCTCTATTGCGAACGAAATCAAAAAAGCGGTTGCGAAAGGAAACTTGTCGCTATATGTCGAAACGCCGAAGTGAACATTCGGATTAAATGACTCGACTGACATATTGTCTTCTAATAGTCGCATATGATTTCCGAGAGATACATACTCTTGTCGATTCATATCGCAGTCGACGAACAAGCATTCTTCTGGATTGATCCCGTCGGCGAGACATAAAATATTTTTGTCGTACGAACCCACTATTTTCGAACCGTTAAAACGCTCTAGTAATTTTGCGGACATAAAACCATCCATGTCGGGGGATATAATTAAATTCCTAGAATACTCCAGTGTATCCAGTATGTCTGTTTTCATTTTTTAAATATACCCCTTATAATAATTTTATTATGACAGTACAAGACTGGGCTTCTCTTATAGTAGCCATACTTACAATTGTATCATCAATCGCCTTCGCAATCAAGTGGATGGTAAAACATTATCTCAGCGAACTTAAGCCCAATTCTGGATCATCGATAAAAGATCAAGTTTCAAGATTAGAGAATCGTCTAAACGAAGCAGACAAAACACGTAAAGATATGGATCGCAAATTAGATCACATGTATGATATTCTTATTGAGTATATTGCAAAATCTAAGTAACTATATATACTATATATAAGATATCTTTTAAAACTATAAAGATAGTTCTTTTTTCTTATATATTTAAAGTATACACTATCCCTAATCTGGCTAAAATAGACTTATGGTAACAAATCGGACATTGTCTATTATAACAATTGTATAACAATTATAAAACCTTTACTTTAATGTCCATTTTGTCTATTATGGTATAATTTATTACTGGCTAATACCTTGGTTTGTCCTATACCCACCAATCAAGGTATTAGTCTTTTTTATGGTATAATCATTATTATGGCTACACATGGACCAGAAGTATTTGGAGCAGACCCTGCTCGTATAAAATGGCAAATAGTTAGGGGAGACACCTCTCCGCTTCGTGTGGAATTTTTGCAAGATGATGAAGCAACATATTTTGATACATCTGATTGGACCTTTGAGGCTACTTCTTATGATCCTCAGTCTGATGCTCTTGATTCCCTGGAAGTTTCACGTGGAACAGGATATGTAGATATAATGGCTCCATCTTCAGTTACAGCACTATGGGGAACTGGCTACAAAGCAATAGTAACAGAATTAACTTTTGATCTACAAGTTACAATTGACTCAGATACAGTTTGGACTCCTTTGATTGGAACTATTTCAGTCATTGGTGATGTTACAGGTAGTTTGTAATGGCAGTAGTTAAAGTTTCAACTCCAAGGCCAGAGTTGCCTCCAGTAATTAGAATTAAAAATAAAACATTTAAAGTAAATAAATAATCATGAGATAATGTCTTTATGGCTGCTTCTAAATCAATGGACTTTCCTAGTGCAAAAAAATCTAGTTATGCTGCACAAGTAGAACAAAGCCAAACATCTAACTATCAAGAAAATACATTGTCTTTTCTTCCAGTTCCTGGACCACAAGGACCGCAAGGACCAGCAGGTAAAGATGGAAAAGATGGCTTGCCTGGCCCAGCAGGTCCAGAAGGACAAAGGGGACCAAAAGGAGAAAAAGGACAATCTGGACAAAACGGACTAAGTTCTTTATCGTCTTCAGGACAGCAGGCTGGTTGGGCATCTTACACAAACAGCATTAATAAACCAATAAAACTTGGAATATCCCAGGGTGACGATGGATGGGTTACATTGTTGCTAGATACAAAAGATAAAACTCAAAATGAAGTCTACATTCCAAAAGGATGTACTAGTCTTTGGAACAGTCATCAGAGAGCCCTAAACTTCCACGGCATCAAAGAAGGATCCCAAGTGTTCGTAACATATAACTTTGAACTAACCACATATACTTCTAATACTGAGGTTTGGCTAAGGACATATTTTGCAAGCAAGGGGCAAGAGTTTGTTAACTTTGTTGGTTCCCTTAAATATCAAAACACATACAACCTTTCAGTTACTCAAAATATATTTATTGAGAATCAGTCTATGTGGGGCAATGGGGCAGTTCCTCAAATACGAACAGACTTTGATGCATCGGTAATACTCAATTCTGTATATGTCAGCGTGGTATAATAAAACCATGGCATTTCCAGCGACCTATGACTTTAATTACTATAAGGGTGATACCTTTGAGTTTCGTATCTACCCAAAAAAGAACGATGGAACAGCACACCTTTTAAGTGCTTTTAATGTGCCAACAAACTTTGCCAACAACCCAGACTATGTTTTAGACACATCAGCGCCATACGATAGCGCACAGTTTTCAATTGCCTCAGCCCGTGGTGCAACTCAAATTATAAATGGAGTTTCTACACCAGTAGTTCCAATTAGATGCTTTGCTAGAATATCCGACGACGGAACATTTGTTCAGTGTGCAATTAGACCATCCGACTCAGTTGCCCTAAACGCTGGAACAGAATATGTTTATGATGTTGAAGTAAGAGCAGCAGAAGGAAATTACGACAATCCATTTTATGAAAAAGTATACACTCTAATGACAGGTAAAATAACAGTAACAGATCAGATTACTGGAGCAAGAGAAAATACTAGTGCCACTTTGTCAAACTATAATATTAGAGGAGTTACTAAGCCAGTTAAGGGAGCAACCCCAGTAACATCTGTTTTTGAAACAGCAGAACATTCAGGAACTGTTGCTTGGTTTGAGTCAGATGCAACTACACCACTGGTTGGAAACTTTGTTGCTTCCACTTCTTATGTTGCAAAGATTACGCTAACTGTAAAACCTCCATACTATATTACTGGAACCCCAGCAAACAGATTTACAGTAGAGCATGCAACAGTTGTTACAAACGCAATTAACTCAGGAATAGTTACTGCAGTATTCCCTGCAACAGGGGCTTAGTCGTGGCAGATATACTTTTATCTAATGATGACCTAACAGTTTTTGGTGGACCAGAAACAATTAGCCTTGATTTAGATTTTGGACCAACTGGTGATCGTGGAAGTATCATTATTGGAGTCCAGGGAGATCCAAGGCAAAAGTTTGTTAATGATTCAATTTCTCAAGACATCCAGGCATTAGATATTGCAATAGACTATAGCCCATCTTCTCCAACATACAAAACAGTATTTCAAAGAATCTCAGGTCCTACTGAAACACAATGGATTCCTCTAGTTAGTTTAAAGTCAAACTTTTATTCAGAAACCAAAGGGCCCTTAACACCAGTAGGTGGCAAAATAACTATTGCACCCATAAACCTTGCAGACATTTATGATCTATCAGAAGGAACAGTCACTTCTTCAAGATTTAGCGTACAGTACTCTATATCTTCACCAGAAAGTGCTGGACCTCTAGCAACAAACCTAATTATAAAAGAACTAAACACTACTCAAGGATTTATCGCTTTGCCACTTGAAATAGAAGGAATAGAATATCTAGATGGAGAATGGGTACCTATGGCTGGCCCAAAGTATGTTCATCTTTTTATTACGGTGGTATAATGAAAAAGGGTGATCTATAATGGCAGCAGAGAATATTGATGGTACTATCAATGGTACTGGCCTGTTCCCTGCAAAAATACCTGGTCTTTCAGATGCAGCCGATATTCAGGCAGCGCTAAGACTTTATCACTACGGATCATATACCTATGACGGTGCTAACACAAATGAAGCAACCTTGCTTGCAAACCCATCTGTTGCAGCACATCTACAAACTCTTAAAAATGCTGATGCAGCAGAAGTAACAAACAGAAATGCTGCAATTGCTGTAGAAACAACAAATAGAAATACTGCAATTACAACACACAATGCAGCAACAACAAATGTTCACGGAATAGCAAATACAGCAAACCTTGCAACACAGCAATTTGTAGCAACTGCAGTTACAACTGCAATAAGCGGTGCTACTGGAGGATATCCTGCTCTTGCAGGAGATGCTATTGATTGGAACTCTGTTGACGCAAGATTTGATGTTGTTCCACAACTTGCAAATGTTGGAACAGTTATAACAAAAACAGAAAACTTTATCTTATCACCCGATGATGTTGGAAAGACTGCTATTTTGTATTCTTCTAACCCAATAGTTGTGACTCTTCCAGCAAACGCTTTAGTAGAAATTCCAGTGGGATATTCAATTGATATAATTCAAACAGGCACTGGTTCAGTAACTGTATCTGAAGGCAGTGACGCTGTTTCAATTAATAGCAAGGCTGGAATAAAATCTCTAGATGGACAATATTCAAAAGGTACTCTGGTTAAAATAGACACCAATACATGGTTTTTTTTTGGAAACTTACTTAACGTAGTAGTTCCAACACCTGTTCCAACACCTGTAGCACCAGTTCCAGTTCCAACACCTGCAGTAGTTCCTGTTGCACCAACACCAATAGTTTCTCCAGTTGCCCCTGTTGTTCAGCCAACTGCTCCAACACCAATAGTTTCTCCAGTTGTTCAACCTACAACTCCAGTTGCTCAAACACCTACTCTTGCAACCCCATCACTTTCTGTAAGTATGGGACCAGACGGATTTAATGGTGCAGTTTATGCAAATGTTACAGTAACAAATCATAGTAATGATAATACATACACATCAAATCTTGGAACACAAAACCCTGAGTTCCCAGAAGAATTTAATATTTCTGGATTAACTAGTGGTCAATCTTACACAGTTTATATAACTGCATCTCGTTCTGGATATACAAGTGCTCAAGGATCTATAACCTTTACCGCAAATGCAGTGGCTCCAACACCTGTAGCAACTCCAACAAGTCCAGTTGCTCCTGTTCCTGCAGTTGCTCCTGTTACTCCAACTGCTCAACCTAACTACTATGTTTTCACATATTATGACGGAAAATGTAACTACATAGTGTATGATTTCCTTGATAATGAAATAGGAACATACTCAACAAATCTTTGTACAAATTCTGGAACAGATGCTTCTGGGGCAACTCTTCCAAGTTGTAGTAATTCAGGTTGTGTTTCTACTACACCAGTTGCTCCTGTACCAGCACCAACACCAGCACCAACTCCTACGGTAATTGTTGCACCAGGAACAGTTTATTTATCATATTGTGATCCTCAAGGTGGGCCACAAGTTGAATCATATGCAATTAATGCAGACAACATTCTTTCTACAAATATTAATACTGCATGTGCAACATACTATGATGTCTTAAGTTACGCAGGAGCAACAAATATTCAGTGCTCTACTGCTTCATCGCCTGGAGCCCCATCATGTGGAACCGCCCCAGCACCGACACCAGTTGCTGCTCCAGTTGCTCCTGTAGCACCAGTTCCAGTACCAGTTGCGCCTACACCAGTTCCAGCAGTACAGACTTCTACAATTTATCACGCAGTATGCTTTAGTGATGGCGGTACAAGCAATGACTCAAGCACAGTTCCAAATATGCTTTATTCCGATTGTACAACTTACCGAGCATTTGTACTAAGTATTGATCCAGGAGCATCTATAAATTGTTCTGCTTCAGGGCCAGTTTCTTTACCAGGATGTGTTGCACCTACACCAGCACCAACACCTGTAGTACCTGTAGCGCCAGTTCCAGCACCAGTTGCTCCTGTAGCGCCAGTTCCAGCACCAACAGCACTAACATGTCCAAACAATGACACCTATGGAGTTACAAGTGGAGGAGTCTACAGTGGTTCTTGCCCTGATGGTTCATGTCCAGGATGTAGCAATTACCAAGAGAAGTGGTACAAGTGCTCTGATGGAAGTTCAGGAACTAAGTTCTATGTAGGTCTTGGATGTAGCACACCTGTAGCACCTGCACCTGTTGCACCTGCACCTGTTGCACCTGCACCTGTTGCACCTAGCCCTGCTCCTACTGCAGCACTAGACTGTACAGCGTGTACTGGATATAGCGGACTTGCAGGAACAGAAGTACAAGACTGTTCTGATGGATGCGGAACTAGAACATTGTGTAGAACGCCTCTAGGATGTGCCAACTACTACTTAAATGAATGTCCAGGTTGTGCTGCTCCTACACCAGTTGCTCCTACACCTGCTGCTGCGACACCTACAGCGTCTTCACCAACAGCATGCGTTGCAAACTGCGTATTTGATGGTTATACCTGTAATGGATGGGCAGCAACATATACTTATATTAACTATGGATGTGGAGGAGCAAGTGCTTGCCCTCCTTATACCGATAATTTTGGTTGTGCATAAAAATGCAATATGATATACTATATTAAAAGGAGAAAAAATGCAATTTAAATTAAATGCTGAAGACGAAGTCATTGATTTTATTTATATAGAGACAGACACTGAGACAGGTTTGCCAGTAAGAGATACAGATGTTTTGGTATTTAATTCACTATCTTCTAGTCCATCTGTTGTAGAAATAACTGATTTAGAATATAATCCAGAGCAGGGCTCTATTTGGAACGGTAAAGATTTTATAGATCCAGAAAATAGAGAACCAAGACCTCTTGCTAAAAAAGATGATGGTTTTAGAAAGTTTGCATTTATTGTAGACAACGAATATAAGTTTTTCTATGGTGTTGCAGATACACCAGAAAACGGAATGAAGATTGCAATTCTTTCTAGCAATCCACAAGTTACAATTGGAGAGGAAATATAATGGAAGAGAATCTATCGCCACTGCAAAAATACAAGCAGATGCTTGGAGATACAAGACCTTGGGATGTTGTAAATCCAAATACTGAGTGGGCAGATGAAGAAGTAGCAAAAGAAAGATTTTCCATCTGTAAAGGATGTCCAGAATTAATTAAACTAACTAGTCAATGTAAAAAGTGTGGCTGCCTTATGAAAGTAAAAACAAAATTAGAAAAAGCGGTTTGCCCACTAGGAAAGTGGTAAAATGAAACCAGCATACCTGTTAAAGACAGTTTTTCCACCAGAAGAGCATTTGGCTTTACAAAATCTTGCAATGAATCTTTGGTCAACAGACAAAAGCACGTATGATAGAGGTTTTGGAAGACATCAATGGACAATTTGGGATAATACTCACGGTCCTGCAATTGAGCCATTAAGAAGATTTCACGAAATGCTTTTACCATTAGCAAGAGAAGAGTTTGAATCAGAAACTCTTGTGCCATCTTGGTGCCTATTAAGTATTTATGAGGGAAAAGAAGCAAAATTATGGAAGCATGTAGATGATAACGCTTGCACATACCATATAAACTATACAATTTTTCATAAAACACCTTGGGACTTTTATGTAGAAGGTGAAAAATTTCAGGCAGAAGAAAATGATGCAGTTATTTCTTATGGTAATGATCAGTTACATTGGAGGGAAGAATTTCCAGATCCAGAACACAATCTAGTTGCTAATGCATTCTTTTTTTATACAGAGCCAGATCATTGGTTCTTTAAGCATGGTCCACAATATCTATATACTGATATTCGTAAACCAGTTGAAGGCAAAGAAACAATAAAAGAAACTATGTAAATGAATAAATTATTCTTTCAGTTATATAATCCTACAGGTTTAATAAATCAGGTAATGAGCCTTGAGTTGGCAGCAGGGTTATCTCATGAACTAAATGTTCCAGTCATTATGCACTATGGAAGATATACAGCAGACCCAAAACTTTATTTTACTGATACAATTCCAATTTTTAGTCCAAGCAGGTTTTATAATGAACAAAGAAAAGGTTTTACAAACGATAACCAATTTCCTCACTTGCTAGACCTTATGGATTTTGATCAAAACATAATTATAATTGATGAAAAAATAGATCACTTTGAACAAGAAGAACTAGTTATTGATGATATTATGAATAATTTTTATTATAGTAATCAACCAGAAATAACTGGAGATGAGTTTCTTTTTGCAGAAGGAAGAAAAAGACTTCCACTAGATAAAACACTTCATTTAAAATTGACTCTCGGCTGGTACTCAAGATTTTTTTATAAAAGAAGTGATAGCCTAAACAAAGCAATATCTTCAGTCAGATTTAAAAAAGAGTATGTAGATTTAGCAAACAAAATATATCACTCTATCGGAGAATTTCAAGGAATGCACTTAAGATTATCGGATCACATAAAGATGTTTGAAACAAAACAAGAAATGTTTGAGTCATGGCTAGATAAATTTGCACAGAATAATCTTCCTGTAGTTTTATCAACTTGTGAGCCAGGACATAAAATGGTACAAGATAATAAGCATAGGTTTATACTGTTAGATGAATATATTGTGCATAATTTTAGAGATGAATTTATGGCTTTGCCATTTCAGGATGAAGTAGTTTTTGGACTTATATGTAACTTGGTAATGCATAATGCTACAAACTTTGTTGGAACATCTGGAAGCACATATACTGCCTATATTCATAGAAATAGAAATCAAAAAGGAATTGAGACTTGGGACTTTTTTGACAACCCACCAAAGACAACATCAACTCGTTACTCTTGGAATGGATCTTCTTTAGAGAATGGCAGAAAAATGTGGTGGAGAGAATGGCCAGAATCAAAATGTTAAAAAGAATTTTTTATAAGTTTAAAATGTGGCGTAAGTATAAAAAAATAAAAAAGGGTAAGTTTATTTACTAATGCTTTTTGATATGTTTAATCCTAGAGTTATTCCTCATATGGGTATTGATAAAACACAACCAAAAAAGGATTATTCTCATACTACTGAAATATTGGCAGGGCATTCAGAAGTACCAAGACCAGAATACAATTATAAATGGAATAGCGATAACCTAAGATCCATAGAGTTTGCGACAAAGCCACCAATAGTAGCCCTAGGTTGCTCTATAACGCTTGGCCAAGGACTTCCAGAACATCTTAGGTGGACCGACCTTCTATCTAATCGTATTGGGGTCCCTATAGGAAATATATCTTATTCTGGAGCATCTGCAAACAAGTTGGTTTCTAGTTTTTTAGGAATGATTCATCAATATCAATATAAGCCAGAGATTGTTATTGCTCATTTTGCAAACTTTGAAAGATTTTATTTTGTTAGCCCAGACGGGGAAAGAATGCAGGAGTGGTTTATTAATCATAGTGCAAAAAAAACAAAAGCATCAGCACCTTGGAACTATGAAGAGATTTTGCCATATGAGTGGGTTTATTATCAAAATCTAGATCATATTAAAATGCTAGAAGCATTCTGTGAGGCAAGCGGAATTAAACTGTACTGGTCTTCTTGGTCACACGGAATGACAGATGAACAAGAACAATTCTTAAAAGACAACTTTAGGCATTATGTTTCAGACACAACAAAGAAAGAGTTTCCAGCAGACTTTGAACTTGGTTTTGTTGCAAACAGTGTGCCTGAACTTACCAAGCATTTTGAGATGATAAATTGGCAAGGGTGCCATCATGGATGGAAAGACATGTACCCAGAAATATTTGACTATGGCTATGACTACCACAAAATTGCATATGACTATGGAAGACTAAAGGGGCCTGGAGCGCACTGGCCACACCCTGGGCTACATAAGCAGTTGCATATTTCTGAGTTTTGGGAAAAACTAATATCCTAAATATTTTAAAATAGGGATATATACTTTAAGTGAGAGAATTGTGAGATAGTATGAAAACAGCATTAGTCCTTGGAGCAGGTGGCTTTATCGGTAGCCACATGGTTAATAGACTTAAGTCAGAAGGATACTGGGTTAGAGGTGTTGATCTAAAGCATCCTGATTTTTCTAACACACAGGCAGACGAGTTCATTGAAAGAGATCTGTCCGTTTATGAAAATGTTGAAAAGGCAATTCAGTTTAAAGGATATCAAGGAAACTTTTATAGCGAAATACCATATAAGTTAATTACTAGTTTTGATGAGATTTATCAATTTGCTGCAGATATGGGTGGCGCTGGATATATATTTACTGGAGAACACGATTCCCAGATTATGGAAAACTCTGCACTTATAAACCTTAACTTGCTTAGGGCACAATCAAGACTAAACGCAAAATATGATATTAATAAAACCAAAATATTTTATTCAAGTTCTGCCTGTATGTATCCTGACTATAAGCAGTTGGATGTTAATAATCCTGGATTAAAAGAGTCTGACGCATACCCTGCCGATCCTGACAGCGAGTATGGCTGGGAAAAATTGTTTAGTGAAAGAATGTTCTTAGCCTTTAATAAAAACAACAGAATTCCCGTAGCGATTGCCAGATATCACAACATCTATGGACCAGAAGGAACTTGGGATGGTGGAAAAGAAAAGGCTCCTGCAGCAATGTGTCGAAAAGTTATACAGTCAGATGGCTTTATAGAAATTTGGGGGGATGGAGAACAAACCCGTTCATTCCTATATATAGATGAATGCATAGAAGCAACAAGAAGACTTATGAAATCAGACTTTACTGGTCCTGTTAATATTGGATCTGAAGAAATGGTTACTATCAACCAGTTGGTAGATATTGCTTGCAGTATTGAGGGCAAGGTTTTGAGCAAGATGCATATCCCTGGACCTTTGGGAGTTAGAGGAAGAAATTCTAATAATGACTTGGTAAGAGAAAAACTAGGCTGGGATTACTCAATGTCTCTTAAAGACGGAATTGAAAAAACCTACAACTGGATACTTCAGGAAACAAAAAAGAACCCCTCCTAAGAGGGGTCCTAATTTGAGATATTACTTAGGAAATTTAGCCATCCAGTATTTGGTTCTTGGAGTGATGCCCTTCCATGAGGACCAATCATCTCCACCATTTGTCATATAGTATGCAATCTCTGCATTCTTGACGGGATTGAATAGTTCAGCATTTGACTCAAGATCAAACTTAGTTCTACGGTCAGGACCAAGGTTGTCTATCATGTTAATTTGGAACATACCATAAGATGAGTCACCAGTCTTGTGGTTTCCGTTAAATGCTAATGGTCGCCCATTAGATTCTTTCTTTGCTACCGCCCAGGCAACAACAAGGTCTTTGCCCTTGAAGCCAACCAGAGACAACAGTTCCTTTAGTTCCAAATCAGTCAGAGAAACCTTATTCTCAAAACTCTCTAACTTTTTAGCCTTAGAAACCAAAAAAACCTCTTTCGAGGCGGGTTCTACTGTCTGAGCCTGTTCTATGCTCAAGTTGTTTTTAGTATCAAGACCTGAATCAGCATTGGCTCCGTTCGACAAAACAGTTACTAATGCTACGATACTGAGTGTGCTAATGATCTCTTTGTTTCTTTCGATAAATTTAATCATAGTTTCCTCCTTAGAAAACAATAACACCTTGGTAGGTGTTACTACCTAGTATAACACAAAATTTTACCAAAAGTCAACTTCAGAGGGTGGTATAATAAAGATTATGGCTACAGGACAATCACTTAACTATCCTAATATGAAGTACCCGCTTGCTTCAGATCCCGTTAATGTACACGGGGATATTAAAACATTGGTTGATGCTTTAAATGATATTCTTCCACCTTTGGGAATGACAGGTGTTACATCACTTGTAAGAAATGCAAGTTCTACTGTTCCTATTTTAGCAGGAACCCCAGTTTTTATTTCAGGAAGCATTTCTTATCAAGGAAAGCCAGTCCCAACTGTATTAAGATATAATCCAGCAAGCCCTACTCATAATCCAGATGTTCCAATACTAGGTTTAATGCAGTCAGATACATTACCTTCTTCTGGTCTCGTAACATCTCCTACTGATGGAAATGGAATTGTAGTCGTATCTGGAATTATACAAATGAACACAAGCCAACTAGGTGTTGCTGGAACAAAAATTTATGTAAATGATGTCGGAGCCCTTGTTTCAGTTCGTCCATCTTCAGGCCCAGCAAGATATATTGGAGTAGTTGGAGTTTCTGGGTTAAAGGCAAACGGTGGAATGATAATTGTTCAAACAAAAGGCAACGGAACATGGGGGGCACTCAAAGACGGACTGTCTTAAGAGTGGTATAATTTAACAATGGCAACTTTAAGAGGATCTCAATCACTGTACAACATTGGCAACCCGCCACCTACAGTTATTTGGACTGTCGTGCGTGGAGATACTTCTGGATTTAAAGTTTATGTAACTGATGATGCAAAAGAGCCTTTGATTTTAAAGGGTGCTGGATCTGAATGGGATATTGCTATGAAGATTAAAAGACCAACTCTTGCAAAAGACAAAGGAATTATTACAGACAATGCAACATTAGTTTTAAATTTATATCCAGTTGCAGACGAAGATGACCTAGTTGGAGAGTTTACGGTTTGGCTTACAGCAGCACAGTCAGCACAACTTCAAACAGGAGACATCTTTGACATTCAAGTGTCAGACCCTACAAGAGTTTGGACGGTTGCCCAGGGTAGCCTAAAGATTCTTGAAGATGTAACAGATTAATGGCAACAGCACTAATACTTGATGAACTTAATGGAAAAACAAAACTAATTTTTCCTATTGACTACCCATTAATTCAGGTAGAAGATTTTACAAAAAACACACTGATCACAGAAGTTCTTCCTTTTAGAGTTAAGTTTTCAGCAATTCAGATACAGGCTATTGGTTTGGGTAACACTCCAGCAATTCCACTTCAAGTTATTGGCTATAGCAACTACATTCTCTAATAGTCTTATTAAAAGGGATGATATAATCTCTACATGGCTAAAATATCAATTCCAGCAGTTAAGGGCCTATTCCAAACAGGAGATAGACCTACTCAAGAAAATTATGTAGATTTAATCGACACCCTGTCTTCTCAGTCAACAGACTTGGGTTCATCAGGAAATAATGAAAATACAATCAACGGAATTGAGAACGTAACTGTTATTGATAACTTTGATGCTACAGTTTGGCGTATGGTGAAGTATATTATTTCAATATCAAAGACTTCAGCAGGTGACAACAAGTTCTACGCAACTGAAATGACAATTCTTGTTGACGGTACAAATGTATCAGTCAGCGAGTATGGAACAATCGACAATGATGGGAATATTGGCACCATTAATGTCTCTCGCACTGGAAATACCGTGGCTATTACAGTCACTCCAGACCCTGCGATCAAGCCAGTCACTGTGCGATTTGCTCGTATGGGACTTAAGGCATAATAAAAGGAGATATAAAAAATGGCAACAGTAAATAAAGATTTTAAAATTAAGAGTGGTTTAATCGTTGAAGGTACAACAGCGACAGTTAACGGACAAGACATTCTTACAAAGAAGCAAGCAGACCAAGACTACATCGTCGGTCTTATTGGTGGAACAGCAACATCTGCTAACGAACCAAACAAGGTCGTAAAGCGTGATGCTAATGGAAACTTTGCTGCGAATCAGGTTACAGCAGATTTAGTTGGAGATGTAACTGGTGATGTAACAGGTAACGTAACTGGTAACCTAACAGGAAATGTAACAGGAAATGTAACTGGTGATGTAACTGGTAACTTAACAGGTAGTGTAATTGGAACAGTTTCAAGCCTTGCAAACCTAAGCACTGAAAATCTTTCAGAAAGAACAAACCTTTACTTCACAGACCAAAGAGCACTTGATGCAACTGCATCAGCAATCGCAACTGCTGCAGGCGATGTAGCATCAGATCTTACAGATCACGAAAATGCTACAGAAGCACACGGTGCAACTGGTGCGGTAGTTGGAACAACAAACACACAAACATTAACAAATAAGACTATTGGAGATACACTTAACTTCACTGGCGCAGGTGCAATGACAATCAACTCTGATTCTCATATCGTTCTTACTCCAGCAGCAGGTTCTTCTGTTAAGTGGGGAGCAGATGTTCTTGCAACTCAGGCTTATGCAGATCAGGCAGAAGCAGATGCAGTCTCAACAGCATCAGCAGATGCAACCACAAAGGCTAACAACGCAAAATCAGGTGCAGAAGCAACAGCAGCAGCAGCACTTTCAACTGCAATCGGTACAGAAGTTGCAGATCGTAACTCAGCAATAACTTCAGCAATTGGAACAGAAGTTACAGACCGTAACTCTGCTATTGCAACTGCTAAAGCACAGGCTATTGCAGATGCTAACTCTTACACAGATGCAGAAGTTGCAGCCCTTGTAGATACAGCACCAGCACTTCTTGATACACTTAACGAATTGGCTGCAGCAATTGCAGATAATCCAAACTACGCTTCAGATGCAGCAGCAGCCGTTGCTGGTAGAGTAGCAAAGTCTGGCGACACAATGACTGGGGACCTAACACTTCCAGGTGCACCAACATTAAACCTACATGCAGCAACTAAGGGTTATGTTGATCAAGCAGAAACAGATGCAGTAACATCAGCAAACTCTTACACAGACGGCAGAGAGACAGCGATTACTACTGCTTACCAGAACTATGCTAACACAGCAGAATCTGATGCAGTAACAACTGCTAACTCTTACACAGATGGAGAAATTACAACAGCACTTTCAACTGCTCAGGGCTACGCAGACACTGCAGAAGCAGATGCTAACTCTTACACAGATGGTGAAATCACAGATGCTCTTGTAATTGCTCAAGGTTATGCAAGCACTGCACAGAACAATGCACAAACACATACAACAAATGCAATCAATGCTATTGACACAGATGACATTGAAGAGGGACCAACAAACCTTTACTTCACAAATGCACGAGCAATCGCTGCAGTTGGTGGAACAATTGCAGACCAGATTAATCTTATTGACACAGATGACATTGAAGAAGGTACTGCAAACCAGTACTTCACAGATTCTCGTGCCAAGGCTTCAGCATTAGATCTTTTGGTTAATGCAACAAAAACTAACATTACAATTGATGCACAGCCTGGTGGAGGAATTGTTATCACCGCAGAAAACGGTGTAGCAGATTCTGATACTGATGACCTTGTAGAAGGTACAACAAACAAGTACTTTACAGATGTTCGTGCAGTAGACGCTCTTGAAGCAGTTGTTCCAAACTTCACAGCAGTTGAGTTAAACTCAGTTGCTAAGCAGGTTGCAGCAACTCTTTCAGCACCAACTGCAGGAATTCAGTTTGCCCATCAATTTCTTAAGGACGAGTACCGCTCAGCAGAATATCTTGTAAAGGTTGCCTATGGAGATCACACAGAAATCTCAAAGGTACTTTTAACACTTGATGCCAACGATAACGTTGCAATCACAGAGTATGGAGTTGTTGGAACCAACGGTTCAGCATCGACAATCTCTGCAGCCGTACAGGGTCTCTTTGTAAAACTTACAGTAACAACCGCTAACAATAACTCAACAGTTACTGTTATGGGAACATTGCTTAAGTAATAAAAAATAAAAATAGTTGGAAGAGGGAGTAGTAAATGACAACAGTCGACAAAGACTTCAAGGTCAAGAATGGATTAGTCGTAGCAAACGGCGGTACATTCGGAGATGCAGTAACAGTAGGGGCTCCAACCCTTAATGCCCATGCAGCAACTAAGGAGTATGTCGATAGCCGTTCAATGGCTGTTGGCTCTACTGCTCCTTCTTCACCAACCAACGGAACACAGTGGTTAGACACTTTAACAAATAGAGTTAACTTTTACTACAATGGAGCCTGGTACACCCAAGCAACTATAGAAGACACAAATAGTATTCCAGATCACATTCACGACACAGCAATTGATGGCACTGGCTTTATTGTGAGTATGTTCGTAGACTCTGGATTTTTTGATAGCCCAATGACTTCTGTTTCAGATTCTGGAAATGCATCAGACACAGAGTTTACCTCTACCAGAGATGGCGGAATAGCAATAGATAACTTCAATTAAAAATTGGATGTTATAATAAGATAATAATGGGCAGCCCCCATAAGGAGAAAAATACATGGCAGTTAGACAACAGCAAAGAAGAGGCACTGCAGCGCAGTGGACATCTGCAAATCCAATTTTGTCACCAGGTGAAATCGGTTTTGAAATTGATACAAATAAATTTAAGATTGGTGATGGAACAACTCGTTGGGCCTCCCTAATATACTTTACTGCCGACGCAGCAGCAGCACTTGAAGGCCTAATTGATGGTGCTCCAGGTCTGCTAAACACTCTTAATGAACTTGCAGCAGCCGTAGGCGACGATGCAAACTTTTTCTCTACAGTAACAACAAATATTGCAACTGCTAAGTCAGAGGCTATTTCTGCAGCCTCAGCAGATGCTACTTCAAAGGCTAACGCAGCAAAGACTGCTGCAGAAACAACAGCCTCAGCAGACGCTACGGCCAAGGCTAACGCAGCAAAGATTGCTGCAGAAGAAACAGCAGCAGCAGATGCTACTGCAAAGGTAGCAGCAGAAACAACTGCTCGTAATACAGCACTTGATCTAAAGGCACCAAAGGCTTCACCAACATTTACTGGTACAGTAGTCCTTCCAGCAGTTACTGCAGGCGGAGATATTATTCCAGCAACAGATAACACATATAGCCTAGGCTCACCAGAAAAGATGTTCAAGGACGTATATGTTGGTCCAGGATCTCTTTATGTTAATGGTCAGAAAGTTCTTCAGGATGAGTCAGGAGCAATCGTTGTATCAGCAGATATTGACGAAAATCTAGGACTACGAACAAGCGGAAGCGGTAACATTGAACTTGACCCAACAGGAACAGGATCAATCAATGTAAAAGGTCCAGTAGTTGTTGAAATAGGAGCAAACTTCTCAAGCGCCGACGGCAATGGAATTATGTTCAGCAATGGCGTTAGATCAGATAGCGTTACAAGCAAGACAACAAATACAGACCTATCCTTGTCAGGAAATGGCATCGGAAAAGTTTATATTAATGATAATGCAGAAGTTAGCGGAAATTTCTCAGTTATTGGAAACCTTTCAGTTGGCGGAACAGTCACAACAATAAACAGCGAAACAATATCTTTGGCTGATAACATTATCGACCTAAATAGCAATTTTACAAGTGGCACTCCAAGCGAAAACTCTGGAATAAGAGTTGTTCGTGGAGATGAATCAAATGTTCAAGTTCGCTGGAATGAGTCGCAAGATAAGTGGCAATTCACAAACGATGGTTCTGTTTTCTTCGATATTGCCCCAGCACAGTCACCAACATTCACAGGAACACCTGTAGCACCAACTGCTACAGTTGGAACTGATACAACACAGGTTGCAACAACAGCCTTTGTTAAAGCAGCAATACAGGATATCTCAAGTCTAAACCTTGTCCTTGATGGCGGGGGAGTTTAAGATAATGCAAATACTAAGTGGTATAATTACAAAGAATACGTACGCAGCCCGTACTAAGGAGAACTAAACATGGCAACAAGAATGCAACAGCGTAGAGGATTAGCATCCCAATGGGCATCTGTAAACCCAGTACTAGCAGCAGGTGAAATCGGTTTTGAAACTGACACCAGCAAATTTAAGATGGGTAATGGAACATCTACATGGTCCCAGTTGGTATATTTTGCTAACGCAACAGAACTTCAGGCTGCAATTGACGCAGTTGTGGGTCTTCCACCAGCAACTCTAGACTCCTTGGCAGAGATTGCAGACGCTTTGGGCGACGATCCCAACTTCTTGTCAGCATTAGCAACAAACGCAAGAGTTGACAACGTGGTTCTTGGTGGAGCAGCACAAGCCCAAGCAGCAGCAAACGCTGCAGCAGCAGCGCTTACAGCCCACAACGCAGCCACAACAGATGTTCATGGAATTGCTGACACAGCACTTCTAGCAACTACAGCAAATGTAGCAACTGCTAAAACAGAAGCACTTGCAGCAACAGATTCAAAGATTTCAACTGCAGTAGCAGCACTTACAAAGTCTTCAGTAGGTCTTGCAAATGTTGATAACACTCTGGATCTAGATAAGCCAGTTTCAAATGCAACATTAACTGCAATTGATACTGCAAAGACTGAAGCAATTTCTGCTTCGTCAACAGTTTCAGAGTCTAATGTGTCAACGCACAATTCTCTTACGACAAATGTTCATGGAATTGCTGACACAGCACTTCTTGCAACAAAAGCGTATGCTGATGGATCAGAAACAGATGCAATCACTGCAGCAGGTCTTGCAGCAGATGCAAAGATTTTGTCACATAATAATGAAACAACAAATGTTCATGGAATTTTAGACACAGCAGAGTTAGTTACTAGCGCAGATCTTATAATTGCTCTTAGTGGCGCAGCAGAAGGATATCCATCTCTTGCAGGCGAAGGTCTTGAATGGGACTCAGTTAATGAGCAGTTTGATATTGATGAAACATTAATAGCAACTAGAGTTTACGCAGAAAACACAGCAGATACAAAGATTGCTACAGCAGTTGCAGCACTTACAAAGTCTTCAGTAGGACTTACAAGTGTTGATAACACATCAGACTTAAGTAAGCCAGTATCTACAGTACAGGCTACAGCAATAGAAACTGCAAAGACTGAGGCTATTACAGCAGCAGGAACAGCAGCAGATACAAAGATTTCTACACACAATACAGATACATCAGATGTACACGGAATTGCAGATACTTCACTTCTAGCACTTAAGTCAGAAGTTGCAGCAGTAACAAAGGCATCACTTGGTCTTGGAAATGTTGATAATACAGCAGATACAGCAAAGCCAGTATCTACAGCACAGTCACAAGCAATTGCAACTGCAAAGGCAGAGGCAATCGCAGATGCAACATCACAGGTAAACGCACTTCTAACTGGCGCACCAGAAGCACTCAATACACTTGATGAACTTGCTGCAGCACTTGGAGATGACGCAAACTTTGCGGCATCAGTAACAACTAGCCTTGGATTAAAGGTAGACTCTTTAACACCAATTACTCAAAAGACAGAGTCATATACACTTTCATCATTAACTGAAAGAGATGATCTAATTGAAATGGGATCTGCATCAGCAATAACACTTACAGTTCCACCATCATCATCAGTTAATTTTCCAATCGGAACATCCATAGATGTTCTTCAAACAGGCACAGGACAGGTTACAATTGCTGCAGGTGCAGGAGTAACTGTTAATGCAACACCAGGTTTAAAGTTGCGTACACAATGGTCTGGAGTTACTCTTTTCAAGAGAGCAGCAGATACTTGGGTAGTTTACGGCGACCTAACAGCATAAAAATTTAAATAGGAAAAAGGAGATACAGAGATGGCAGTTAATAAGAATATAGGTGGAAGATCACAGGCAGCAAATGACTTCTTGGCACCACTTGCACCAATAGATGTTGTTCTAACAGATGTTGGAACAAACAGACCATATAATAATGGTGCCGTATCAGTTGCATTTGCACTGCCAGCAAACTCTCCTCAAGCAACATCATACACAGTAACACTCAGTAGCGGACAAAGCAATACTGGGTCTTCTTCTCCTATAACCGTTACAGGAATTAATTCGTCAGCATCAGTTACTGCAACAGTAACCGCAACAAATGAAATTGGAACATCTCCATCATCTTCTGTATCTTCAGCAGTAACAGTAACTACAGTTCCAGCAACACCAGGAGCACCATCAGCATCATCTTCTTCAGCAGGAACAGACTATGTTTCATGGACAGCACCAGATAATGGTGGAAAAGCAATTACTAACTATCGTTGGACATCTGATGATGGCAAAGCAGGAGATACTTCTTCAACTGCAGTGAATGTTGGTCAAGAGCAAGGATCGGCACAGACATACAATGTTTATGCCACTAATGCCAATGGAAACTCAGGAACATCTTCTGCATCAGGATCTGTTACTACAGCATTTTCTTTCGCACCATTTGGTGCTTTTGGTTTCGTACCAGCACCTACACCAACGCCAGTTGTAAACTGTAATCAGTGTCTTAGTTATGAACCATCCGATGGTTCTTATGGATTAACACAAAGTAATGGATCATGTACTTCAGGTACAATAACTTACAGAATGTGTCGTACTCCAGGTGGCTGTCCAGATGTACCTCAGTTTGGTCCTTGCGTTCCACCAGCACCAACACCAGCACCTACACCAGTTCCAACACCAGCACTTGACTGTGTAACATGCGTAGGCGGTACATATAATCAAGATTGTCCAAGTGGACAAGTAGGAACAATAACTTATTGCAGAACTGCAGCAGCATGTCCTGACTATATACAAAGCAATACTTGTGCAGCAGCACCTACACCAGCACCTGTACTAAACTGTACAAGTTGTGTTTACGGTGAAACAGAACCTGCTTGTCCATCTGGCCAAGTTGGTTACCGTCGTCGCTGTATTACAGCATCAGGATGCCCTGATTATGACATTGTTAACACATGTACAACACCATTCGGAGCCTTCGGTGCTTTCGGAGCCTTTGGAGCCTTCGGAGCCTTTGGAGCCTTCGGAGCCTTCGGTGCTTTCGGAGCCTTCGGTGCTTTCGGAGCCTTCGGTGCTTTCGGAGCATTCGGTGCTTTCGGAGCATTCGGTGCCTATACTTTCGGTAAGTCTGTAAGCGTACACACATTAGTGTTAACCACAAATGGATACGTTGAAGCAGGAAATCTTCAAGTAGGAGATGTCCTAGTTTCTACAGAAATTCCTGGTCTAGGAATGAACTTTACAAAGGAAGATGTTAAAAACTGGTCAGGAAACCCAGCAGATCTTGCTATGGTTCCTGACAAGGAAACAACAATTATGCATATAGGAACAACTACAGCAGAAGACTCTGTATCTATCAATGGTGAATTTTATTCAGGATCTCACTATATGCTAGTAAAAAGAGATGGAGTTTCAAAGATGATTGCATCTATTGATCTTCTAGATACAGATGAGTTGTGGTCTACAGATACAAATACTTGGACTGCAATAACTGAGTTGACTATCTCACATATTCCTCATCAGGTAGTTTCTATAAACTGTGAGCCTTATGACTTGTTCTATACAGATCACTTCTTGGTTTACGATGGATACCAAACAGCAGAAAACTAAAAACAGTGATCAGGGTTATTGATACTTCAAATTTTTTAAAATTTGATTATCCAGAACAACTGAACGGTGCATGGTTTTACTATGTGTTTTTTGAAAATCATCCAAATAAAAATATAGACGGAATATGTTCTATATACTTTAATGACAAATACCCAAGTGGTTCGGTATGCGTTGGAGACTACATATTAAATGATTATCCAGATGCATATTCCTCATGGACAAAACCAGATAAAGATGGAAATGTTAAGTCAGCCAGAGTGCTAGTTTCTCCTATTTTAAGAGGAAAGGGTATTGCTAAAGCAGGAGGAGCATATGGAATGACAATGCTAAGAGATGTTTTTGGTAAAACTGTTGTACATGACTCTGGAAATGAACTTTCGTATAAAGCCTATGCAGGAGCCGCTAAAATTGCAAATCTTCCTATTTTTAAAAATACAAAGATAGAAGAAGGATTTCACATGGGTAAAGAGTTTTTTGACCAACCAATCTATCCATATGTTTTCTTTGGCAGAAGGGTCTCTGAATAATGAAATATATTGTTTTTAATCAAGAGACTGATACTATTAGTTCAATAAGTACAGCAGTAAGAGCAATGTGTAAAGAAAACAAAATAAATTGTGAAAGACAAGAGTATAAGGTTTTAGTTTCTAAAGAAACACTGTTTGTTAAAAATAACAATGTAAGATTTACATCGGGATCAAAAAAATATTTATGTTTTTATGGAAGATCTTATTTAAACAAAAATGGAAAAATTACTGAAACTATTTATTTAAAAGATAATTTAGTTACTTTAAATCCAGATTCTAACGAATTATTGCTTATATCTGGCGGGATAGATAACTCAACAGTAGTAGATGATGATGAAACCCTATTGCACTTTTATGTTGCACCAAGTAGTCTTTTAGGACTACAAGATCCAGCCTTATGGCAAAACCTTTAATATGATATAATTAAAGTAACGAAAGGCTTATATGAATACCATTAGATTCCTTCAGATGTATCCAGCACTTACTAACATTGTTCCAGAGCCAGAACCAGGAACAAAAAATGTTCCTTCTTGGTATAAAGAGCAACCAGCAATTGCAGGTGGCAGCGATATCCCTGATAGAGGAGTAATGCGTCTTACTGTAAAAAAATGCCAGGCCTTTTTTGATGCTATGTCAATGGGATATATACTAAAAGTTCCATGCGATATATACATAGACACAACTGATGGAAATGTTAATATTCAATTACCTATTCATATGAACAAATACTATACTGCATTAATAAGTGAGCACAATCCAGAACAAGTCTCCCATCTTCCAATAGATCAAGACATATACTGCAATAGAATATTAAGAATCCATCCTACTTGGATGGTTCAAACCGATGAGGGCTATAGTACGTTTTTTACAAACCCAATGCACCAGAGCCCATCACCACTAAAAGCCATTGATGCAGTTGTTGATACTGATAATTATTTTACTGACGGCCATCTTTCCTTTTTAGTAAAAAAGAATTTTAAAGGAACTATAAAGCAAGGAACCCCAATGTTTCAAGTTTTTCCATTTAAGAGAGAAGACTGGACAATGGAATTAGATAAAAACTTCTCACAAGCAAAAGTAGAAGAGCAAAGAGGAAGAGTTAGATCTAGTTTTCAAAACGGTTACAGACTTAAGTTTTGGCGAAAGAAAACATTTAAGTAAAACTCTCAACAATAGATTTAGGTAGAGTTTTGCTTTTTATAAAACTCTGGTATACTTAAGTCTTAATCCGTTTTTGAAAGGACGATACATATTATGTCAGATTTTTTTAGTTTTAAACTTCCAGAGGACTTCGTAGAAAAGTACAAGAGCCAAGAAAGCCCATTTGGGTTTAAGGATGCAGCAGAAAATTCACTTGGAGAAATTACTTTTATTCGTACATATTCTCGTATGAAGGAAGATGGAACTAAGGAAAGATGGCATGAGGTTTGCCGTCGTGTAATCGAGGGTATGTATTCAGTACAGAAGAATCATGCTAAAGAAAACCGTTTGCCATGGAATGACTATAAGGCTCAGAAGTCTGCACAAGAAGCATTCCAAAGAATGTTTGAATTAAAGTGGACACCACCAGGTCGAGGTATGTGGGCATTTGGAACTCCTATGACTATGGAGAAGAAAAATTCTGCAGCACTACAAAACTGTGCAATGGTTTCAACAAAGGATCTTGACAAGAATGATCCAGGAGCACTATTTGCTTGGGTGATGGATGCACTGATGCTTGGCATTGGTGTAGGTTTTGATACAGTGGGACAGGATAAGAATTTCTCAATCTATACCCCAACAGAACCAGAACAGGTGTTCGAAATTCCAGACACTCGTGAAGGTTGGGTAGAGTCTGTAAGACTTCTAATCAACTCCTATCTCAGAGCCAACCAGAGTATTCAAAAATTTAACTATGACTTAATCAGACCACTTGGAGCACCCATCAAGGGCTTTGGAGGCGTTGCATCAGGACCTGCACCTCTTATCAAGTTGCATGACCAGATAGACCGTGTAATCGGCTCCAGAGGCGGAGAAACACTAGATTCTCGTGCCATTGTAGACCTTGTAAACCTCATTGGTACTTGCGTTGTATCAGGCAATGTTCGTAGGTCAGCAACACTTGCTTTAGGAAATGAAGGGGATGAAACATTCATGAATCTAAAAAATTCAGAACTATTCCCAGAGCGCAACTCATTTGATCCAGAGAATCCAGGTTGGGCTTGGATGTCTAACAATTCTATTTCAGCAGAAGTAGGAACAAAGTACGAAGACTATGTAGATTTAATTACAGAAAACGGAGAACCAGGCTTTATCTGGCTTGATGTTGCTCGTAATTATGGACGACTAAAGGATGCGCCAGACGGTAAGGATTATCGTGTGATGGGATTTAACCCATGTGCGGAGCAGCCATTAGAATCATACGAACTATGTACACTTGTAGAAGTGCACTTAAATCGTCATGAATCTAAGGAGGACTTCCTGCGTACCCTGAAGTTTGCATACCTATATGGAAAGACTGTAACACTTGTTCCAACACACTGGCCACAAACAAACGGTATTATGCAACGCAACCGTCGCATTGGTACATCACTAACAGGTATTGCATCTTTTGCAGATCAAAAGGGTTTGCCAATTGTTCGTGAGTGGATGGATGAAGGATACAACAAGATTCGTCACTATGATCATCAGTATTCGGAATGGCTATGTGTTCGTGAATCAATTCGTGTAACAACAGTTAAGCCATCAGGATCTGTTTCAATTCTTTCTGGTGCAACTCCTGGAGTCCACTGGGGACCTGGAGGAAACTTCTTCCTTCGTGCAGTTCGATTTGGAAACACAGACCCAATGATGCACTTGTTCAAAGCAGCGGGGTACACAATTGAAGACGATGTAGTGTCATCAAATACATCAGTAGTTTACTTCCCAATTAAGTCAGGTCATCCACGATCTGAAAAAGATGTTACATTATTTGAAAAGATTGCACTTGCTGCCACTGCTCAGAAGTATTGGTCTGACAATGGTGTTTCTGTAACACTGTCATTTGATAAGGAAACAGAGTCAAAGCATGTTGTTCCAGCACTTCATATGTACGAGGGACAACTAAAGGCAGTTTCATTCCTTCCAATGGGAAATACTGTTTATCCTCAGCAGCCATATACTCAGATCACGGAAGAAGAGTATGAGTCCTATATCGGCAAGTTGAAGCACATTGATTTTTCTGCCATCTATGATGGAGCAGAAAATCTTGAGGCTCAAGGTGAAATGTACTGCACAACAGATTACTGTGAAATTAAAATAAACAAGTAGTCTTCTGTGGTAAAATAGACCTATAATGTCTACTTCATCAAACCTATATGCAGAAAAAGTCTTTGCTGAGCACCCTATTGGTCTCTGGGCACTTGATGATAATGCAGACTATATTTCTTTAATTTCTAACGAGCAAAGAGTATTATCCTCTATTCCAAGGTGGGAGATCTTCGGTGGTACAGTTGCTGCGTATCCAGAGTCTGTGGGAGAGCCATTTCCTGGAAGTTATGTGGGAAGGATCATAGCAGATCCAACACCCGATAGGAAAAATGCCTCAGTAACGCTAAGAAGCAAAGACACTTTTAGTTCTTCTATTTTAAATAAATATCTAAGAACTTTCTCTCTTGGCACATATATCTATTCAGAAAGTTCGTATGTCTCTGGTTTTGAAATTGGGTATCAGTATACAGATACGACAAGCGGTCAAGAGATAAGCCATTTAAAGAATTTTGACACAGTAATAAATAATAGTTGGATTTTTATATCAGAAACGTTTGACATTCCTGAAGATGCCCTTGAAATTAAACTTGTTATTAAGATTAATTTTGTAGGAAACGTAGAAAAAGAAAATGCATTTAAAATAAACGGAATAACTTTTGGCCAGTGGTCAGAAGAGTTTGCATCAACATCCCTGGGAACTATTCCAGAAAATATTCCATCAAACATATCTATTGCTCCACAAAAGGGAATAGTTGCAAAATGTTACGGACTTCAGGAGTTAAATGCATACTACCTTGCTTCTGACAATATGTTAAAAGCAAAAAATTCTGGAATACCCCTAGTATATGGAACTTCTGGACATACAACCTTGTATGAAAATATTGGTCTTCCATCTTTGATTGTTCCTGGACTTGGAATGTTAAATAAGGATGGACAGTACAAGCAGTACACTCTAGAAATGTGGCTAAGGATAAATTCTTATTCCAATGAAACCAAAAGAATCATTGGACCCATAGCATCTTCTGACGGAATATATGTAGATGGTCCAGCAATAGGTTTAAAAATTGGAAATGAATATAAGACTAACTATATTGGTGAGTGGACAAGGCCAATGCTTGTTCATTTAAAAGTTGGAAAAGACAGCGCCTCCCTTTTGATTAATGGAGAAGAGGTAATATCTATTCCTTACTCTCAATCACTGGCAAACCTTCCATCAAAACTTAACAATACAAAAGATCAAGACTGGATTGGTTTTTATGCTTACGAAGATATTTCTCCTATAGATCTAGACTGCGTTGGAATTTACCCGTACCTAGTTCCCAACCAAGTCGCAAAAAGAAGGTATGTATTTGGTCAAGGTGTCGAGATTCCAGAAAACATTAATTCGTCATATAGTGGAACATCTGTTACGATTGATTATTCGTTTGCAGACTATACAGCAAACTACTCTTATCCAAAAACAGGTTCTTGGAATCAGGGATTTAGCGACAACATAGACGCATCAAACAGATCACTTTCTGTAATGTCTCATCCACTTCCACAGGTTGTACTTTCATCTAAAACAAAGTCAGAACTATTTGAAGACAATAAGGTCTCTAATCGTATAGAAGATACAGCAAGTTTCTTTTATGACACAAAAGATTATTTTTCTTTTAAGCCAAACAACTCTTGGGACTCTGTCTCTGGCTACCTTTTCTTTGAAAACTTTGATGTTTTAAAGACACCAATATCAGCATTCTATGGGTGCTTCCAGTTAAAGGGTAATGCAACAACTCCACAAATACTTTTTAAAATTGAAAAAGAAAACACATCTAATTATTTTAAAATACAGGTAGAAAACAATACATTAAAATATATTATTAGTTCAAATGGTAAAACTGAAACTCTGTATTCTTCTGAAGTACTAAATCAAAATGAATTTTTTGAAGTAGGCGTAAATATTCCTAGGTTTATAGAAGTTTTTGGAAATCCTGTTTCAGGGTTTTTTGGATCATTGGGAGACCTGAGAATGTATGTTGGTGGAGATAAAACTAATACAGCAACATTTAATGGCAAGATCTATAATATTGGGTTTGCAACAAAGTATAATTTTCAAAAAATTAAAAGTTTGTTTAATGAAATAGGAGTTCCAAAACTAAATGAAGATTTGTTCTTTGCTTATCAAAATAATCAACTGATAGATATTGATGCTGGCATTGACACCACTTCTTTGCCACCCTATGGAGGTTTAACCGATGTCTCTCCAGGAGCAATATCTGGAGGAGGGGTAATACTTTTAGAGGAAGATTTTTTGATTGAACATACAGCAAGTTATACCCTGGTCCCAGACATTTTGTTTGACAAGTACACTCTTGCTATTGCAGCAAATGCCTACTGGGAAGACAATCTTCCTTTAACATATTTTGCAGAATCTGTTTTTGATAAAAGAGGAGATAAGTATTTTGACCTTGATTTTATTCAGTTTAATGTTAACTACCCAATTCCAACAAAAACAATTGCTATAGAGACTGATCCAGTAGAATGGACATACCAAGAACTTAATGATCAGTATGGTTCTCCAGTACAAAGAACATATGAGTCACTAGATAATTATTTGTTTACTGGGTATAACGATTATGAAGATTTAAAAAACAAAATCTCAAAAGATTATAAATATAATACTGACGGCTCACTTGTGAAAACGTACATAACCTTTCAATATACTGAACTAGGAGCCAACGCAGTTTCAGAATATTTTACTAAATTAGAAAGGCCTGCAAGAAATGGTGTTTTAATTCCAGGTGTAGATTGGATGACAACAAAGTACGAGGTTGTAGACAACATGATTATCTATCCTCCTTCTGGAGTTGATTTTAATGACTTGTCAATCGTAACACATATAGACATAAATATAAAAAATTCTGAAGTAAACAATGTAAGTATTAAAAATGTTTCCTATGCATCACAAGCACTAAACGACTCCAACGCCAGCCCAATTGGTACAAGATTTGGAACTTCTATATACCCTTATACAAAAACTGGAATTTATTATAATTTTAAGAAAAATAATCCATTTTCTATATACAATGCCTCATCTCCATATCTTTATTTAACAAAGACAAGCGGTATTCAGTTAAAAGGAACCTATGACCCTTTAGTAAATAGAGGGCTCATGATTCCAATCAACTCAAGCAGAGCAGATGGATTTAAAGTCATCGCAGCACAACTTGCAATTAGATTTGACGGAGATTATTTTCCCTATGCGCCAACACAGGTTTTTGAGATAGAAGGCAAAAGCATGCATATTAAATTCTATCTTGTTGCCTGCGATCCAAGCGGTAGACGAGCAAAAATATACGCAATTGATGAAAAGACTGGGCTAGTTCAAGATGGCATAGGGTTTTACTGGAATGGCAAACTTGTAAAAGAGCCAGTTGTCACTTTGCAAGACTGGGGATTCCTTGGTATTAGTTTTGCAGACAGCCTAGACTTCTCATCTTTCGAGGGGGCAATCAGACTGACTGGACCATTACTATTTAACAACATATCCTTCTATCAATCAACGAACCTACAAGAAGTACAAAATATTTCCGAAAGACCTTGGTTTAGAGTCAGGGTCCTTAATTCTAGAGAGTTAGACTGGAAATTTTGGAATGTTGGCTCTTTTAACTGGAATAAGGTTCTTGTTCTTTCAGAAACAAGTTATTATGGAGTAAACCCATCTGAAGTTTATAAGAGTTATACGGGTACAAATAAGATCATCGTAGACGATGAAAAGGTTTTAAGGTTTGGAAACTACAAATATACTGCCTATTCTGAAGTAAACTGGAGCCAAGTCGTAGTAGATCCAGTTTGATATGGTATACTTATGGTTATGGATTCCTTAATCAACCCAAAAACTGGTGAGCCGATTGTAAAGAATGTAAGACGACAAGTCATTGAAAAGAACTATGACTGGGGCCTTTATGTGTACAAAAAAGCAAATGGCAAGTGGTTTACAGATGGAAACGGTTCTGTACTCAACATACCTTCAGACAAGAACGATATTTCTAGGATGGCAGAATTAAAAAAGACTGCAATGCACTATGGTGATCCAGGAGATGGTACATGTGTATTTGTTCCAGGACTAACAAGAGTAAGTGAAGAAGAATACTCAGAACAAGTTGATAGATTAAATGCTGGACTTATCCCTTCTCTAAACGACCTTGGTGCAGTTCAGGCAGCAAAAGATACAATTGCTAAGTATGGTGACGAGGAGTAATTATGCAAGACAACGAATATGAAATTGGTGCAAGAATTGACGAAGCAGTAAAAAAAGATGATACTTTTGCAAAGTCAGATCCGTTTAGTGGCAACTGGGAAACATTAAAAACTTTAGATGGTTTGGATGCAAACTTTAAAAGAAGAACAAGCAGAATGTCATCTAAGATGGTTGAGCCAACAACTCAATATACAACTGCAGCACTTGCTGGAAAAAGCGGTATTGACGGAGCACAATCAAAAGAAATTAACCCAGGTCTAGTATATGTAAACGGCTATGGAATGTTTGATGTTATTACACCTCCATGGAACCTATATGAATTAGCAAACTATTACGACACATCATTTGCAAACCACGCAGCAATTGATGCAAAGGTCGAAAACATTGTTGGCCTTGGTTATGAGTTTAAGGTTTCTCCAAGAACAATGATGAGACTTGAAGCATCAGAAGATAATAGCGCAACACAAAAGGCACGAAAGAGAATTGAACGAGCAAAGATTGAAATGCGTGATTGGCTAGAGTCACTTAATGATGATGACTCATTTACAGCAACAATGGAAAAAGTTTATACAGATCTTCAGTCTACTGGCAATGGTTATTTAGAAATTGGAAGAACAACTCGTGGAGAAATTGGATACGTTGGACATATACCAGCAACAACAATGCGAGTACGAAGAATCAAAGACGGATATGTACAGATCATTGGAAACAAGATTGTCTACTTCCGCAACTTTGGAGCAAAGAACCAAAACCCACTAACAACAGATGCTAGACCAAATGAAATTATTCACTTTAAGCAGTACTCACCTCTAAACACATTTTATGGAGTGCCAGACATTATGTCGGCTATAAACTCACTACATGGAGACTCTCTTGCTTCACAATACAATATTGATTATTTTGCAAACAAAGCAGTCCCAAGATATGTTGTAACATTAAAGGGTGCGAAACTTTCTGGTGATGCAGAAGACAAGATGTTTAGATTCTTACAAACAAGTCTCAGAGGGCAGTCTCACAGAACGCTATATATTCCACTTCCAGGTGATAGCGAAAATAATAAAGTTGAATTTAAAATGGAGCCCATCGAAGACGGTATACAGGACGGCTCATTTAAAGAGTATCGTAAGCAAAACCGTGATGACATCCTAGTAGCACATCAAGTGCCACTGTCTAAACTTGGAGGTGGCGATTCTGGATCTATTGCAGCAGCACTTGCACAGGATCGCACCTTTAAGGAGCAGGTTGCAAGACCAGCACAGAGGCAACTTGAAAAAATGATCAATAAGATCATTCGTGAAAAGACAGATATTATTGAGTTTGTGTTTAACGAGTTGACACTAACAGATGAAATTGCACAGTCTCAGATTCTTGAAAGATATGTAAAGAATCAAATCATTACTCCTAATGAGGCTAGAGTTGTTCTGGATATGCCACAGAGAGATGGTGGAGATGAGGTCTTAGACCTTAAGCCAACAACCGCAGCAGAAGCAAATACAACAAGAGCAAGAGACTCTGAAAGAACAAATAACAATTCTGACAGCACTTCTACAGTTGCTGGAAGGAATCCAAAGGGAGAGGGCCGAAGCACCTCTTAGTGTCCAATATGTCCACATTGTGATATATGTATAAAAGGGGGTTTATAATATAATGGTGAGCAATATATCTAAAGCCCATTGGAATTCTGATGGGAATAATCTACGTCTTTCAATGCCTTTTAGTAAGGTAGACAAAGAGCGACGAATCGTTTCTGGATTTGCATCTTTGGACAATATCGATAAGCAAGATGACATTGTAACAGCCGAAGCATCAATGGAAGCATTTGCAAAATTCCGAGGTAATATTAGAGAAATGCACCAGCCACTAGCAGTAGGCAAGATGGTAAACTTTAAAGCAGAAAAGTATTTTGATCCAGAATCAAAGAAGTTTTATAATGGAGTATTTGTATCAGCATATGTTTCAAAGGGTGCACAAGATACTTGGGAAAAGGTTCTAGATGGAACCCTTGCTGGTTTCTCTATTGGTGGAAGAATGAACAAGTGGGATGATGGGTTTGATGAAAAGTCAGATAAAGCAATTAGAATTATTAAGCAATACGATTTGGTTGAGTTGAGTCTTGTAGATTCCCCAGCAAATCAGTTTGCAAATATTGTATCTGTTGAAAAAGTTGACGGAGTAGATATTATTAAGGCTGACGAAACAGTTTTAGAAAATGTTTTTTATGATAAAGAATCAGGAATTGTAATGGTTTCAGAAAATGAATCAGAGTTAAGTCCAACTACTGGTGAGCAAATGGCAAATATAGGTTTCGTTGAAAAAACGGATAATGAAAAGATAGACATGATAAAATTCTTAGTTGATAGTGCTAAAGGCATTAATACTTCTAAGATTAACAAGGAGGTACAACCTATGACAAAATCAAAAACACAAGTTGAAAAGACAGATGTAGTTGAAGATGTTGTGGTCGCTCCAGAGGCAGATGCCGTGGTTGAAGAAGTTACCGAAGAAGTTGCAAAGGCAGAAGAGACAGAAACAGCAGATGTTGTTAAGTCAGACTCAGTACCAGCAACAGAGACTGAAGATGCACCAGTTGCAGAAACAGTTGAAGAAGTAGCAGGCTCAGACGCAGACGTATCTAAGTCAGATAATGTAGTTGTAGAAGCAATTGCAGAAATCAAGAATAATCTAACATCAGCCTTTAGCGATCTATTGTCAACAGTAAAGTCTTTGCAAGCAGAAGTAGAACTTCTTAAGTCTTCAAAGGTCGATGTCGACACAGTAAAGGATTCATTTGCAGCAGTTGCAAAAGATATTGCAGCAGTGTCAAGTGAATTTAATGAATTTGGAAAACGAGTAGACGCTGTGGAAGCAGACACCGCATTCCGAAAGTCTGGAGATATCGGCGATATCTTCCAGTCTCAACCTGAAATGGTTGAAAAATCCCTATGGGGCGGTAGTTTCCTCAAAACAGCCGATCTATTCAAATGAACAAATCACTAGGAGGTGACAATATGTCAGAAGAAATAATCAAAAACCAGCCAGGCGCTGCGGGAGATCTAGGTGGAACAACACCAGGTCTTTACCAGGGTCAAGGTGCTTTCGCATCAGGTGGAATTGGTGGAGTAAGTAACCCAGGTGCAGATACACTTGGTAACATTCCAACAGCAACTCTTGGATCTACAAGCGGAGCAAACGCTGTTAACCCTAGTGGTTCAGCGGCTTCTGGAATTTTGCGCCCTGAGCAGGCACGTCGTTTTATCGACTATGTTTGGGATGCAACAGTATTAGCAAAGGATGGCCGTCGTGTAACAATGAAGGCTAATTCTATGGAACTTGAGAAGGTAAACGTCGGTGAGCGTGTAATTCGTGCAGCAGCGCAAGCAGTTGGTAACTACACAAACACAGGTGCAACATTCTCTAAGGTCGAACTTACTACCAAGAAGATTCGTCTTGATTGGGAAGTAACAGCAGAATCATTGGAAGATGGTGTAGAAGGTGACGCTCTAGAAGATCACTTGGTACGCTTGATGACCAACGCATTCGCAAACGATATCGAAGATCTCGCTATCAATGGTGATGGTGCAACAGGAGCATTCTTGTCAATCATGCCAGGCTTTATCAACAAGGTAAAGACAAACGGAGATGCACATGAGTCAGTAGTAACCGTAGCAGATAATGCTTGGACACCTGATGTAATGCAGGGCATCATCAATGCAATGCCACGTAAGTACCGTGCACTTAAGAACAATCTTAAGTTCTACGCAGGTACAGACGCATTCGGTGGAATCGTTAAGAACAACGGTACACTTGCTGATGCAGTTGCAGAAGCATTTGCTGGCCAGATGCCAGGTAGCACTCAGGCTAACCGCCAGAGCTACCTAGATGGTGTTGGACAGACATTTGGTGGTGCACGTACCACCCGTGTTCTTGGCATTGATGTACAGGAAGTTCCATACTACCCAGGCGGCTATGTTGATCTAACATTCCCAGCTAACCGTGTATGGGGATTCCAGAGAGACATCACTGTTAACCGTGAGTACAAGCCAAAGAAGGACACCGTTGAGTACACCGTATTCGTACGTTTTGGTATTCAGTGGGAAGAGGAAGATGCAGTAGCTTTCGCTGATGCACTTGCTGACAGCTAATATTTGGCTATCCATTAATTGGGGCAGAGGCTAAAACCTCTGCCCCTTTTATTATCTGATATAATTAATTTAGGAGGAATATCATGGCAACAGAACTATCTAATCCAGATGCTTTGGACGAAAACAATAAGGTAGCATCACCAAGTGATGTGGCTGCAAAAGCACCAGCCGAAGACATTGTAGAAATCGTCAAGGAAGAAATCAAGGAAGAAACAAAGCCAGTAGTTGAAGACGTAAAGCCAGCAGATCCTGTTATCAAGGCAAATGAGCCAGTTAAGACAGAGCCATCTTTAAAAAAGGTTGATGCAGATGTTATTGGTGTAACTACTACTGAAGAAAAGCCAAAAGAAAAGAAAGCAGAAGTCCAGAAAGACAAGGTAGCACTATTTTCAGAAAAGAATGTTTTCTGGGAAGGTGTTGGCCGTGTTGGTAAAGGCTACAATATTGTAGACGGAGAATCTGCTAAGAAGTGGCTTAAAAGAAACTTTATCCGTTTGGCTACGCCAGAAGAGATTAAGCAGGAATTTGGTAAGTAAAAATGGAAATTTTGAGGGTTCCGCCCTATGACCTTACTGTAAATATTCAAGTAGACGAACCATCTACAGACTATCCAGTAATTATTCGTGATATGGCGGATCTCTCTATTTCAACAATAACTGCAACCTCTGACGAAAATTCCATAATTAATGTGGACCTGCCATCAAAATATGATGGTCAGTATGAGGTCCAGGTCTATGAAAATGAATACTACTATGATGTAGTAAGACCATATGTAGACCCAAACACAAAAGGCACCACGGCAACAGAAATTGCTGAATATACAAAAAATGAGCAGACAGCAAGAGCAATCATTGATTCTGTAATTCGTCAAGGATTTTACTATAAAAAAGAAGTTATCGAAACTGCTGGGCTTGGTGCAGACTATCTGCCACTATGGATTGATGCCAAAAAGGTACTGAAAGTTTATGAAAACAACGTCCTTGTTTATGATGCCGCAAATCCAGATGATTATGAAAGAGCATTTGAAATAACGGCAGATGGCACAGCTATCCAGCAATACTATTCTGGAACTATTAATCGTAATCAGGGTGCATCACTAATTTTGCCACTGGCTGCAGCTGACACAGACATTATTGAATATTACTATAGAGGCTTTCCAAGAACATTTGATTATACAATTGTGGTAGAGTCTGGATATAAAGTTATCCCATCGGACATAGTAAAGGCAACAGAGCTACTGGTAGAAGATTTGGCATGTGGAAAGCTTGAGTACTACAAGCGTATGACGGCAAGCTACAGCACAGATCAGTTTAGAATTCAGTTTGACCGCTCAATGTTTGAGGGAACTGGAAACATTATAGTTGATAAGATTCTATCCAAGTATGCGAAGTCAATTCAAACACTTGGAGTCTTATAATGACTACTGTATATTGCGAAAAAACAGATTTTGTTTACCCACTATTGGTGGATGTTTATTATCCAATTGTTGAGCAATCCGCATATGGAAATGTAAAAAAACAATGGATTTTAGACAAAACTTTGGCATGTAATTTTTCTGGTGCTGGAACAGCTTGGAAAGAAGAGGTTCAGCCAAATGTTAATATTACTAAAGATATGGTTTTAATTGGCAGGGTGCGTTCAGATATTCGTGTATCAAAGCTAAATGCAGATAACGCAATCACAAACGTAATACTTACAAATATTAGAGATTCTCACAATAACCCAATTTATGTTGAGACATCTGGGGTTAGATCTGGAAAGTCTACTATATTTGAAATAGCATCACAAGATCCAATTGTTGGACCATTTGGTTCTATAGAATACTTTAAGTTAATTATTAGACGCTCAGAGAACCAGGCGGCAGATGTATAATGAAGCTTGAGTATGATACAAAACAGTTTATGAAAGATATGAATAATGTTATTAATTATTCAGTAGGATTTTTAGAGGGTGTAAAAACTGGCAAGCGAGCAATGCTTGAAAATTTAGGAAGCCTAACAATTGAAGCGATGAAGCAGTTCATAGATACTATGGCTAGAGTTGATAATGCTGTTTTGCATCACGTATATGAGTGGAATCAAACTGGAAGCCCAGATGCAAGACTGTATGATCTAACCTATACAGTTAGTAATTTAGGTCTATCCATTAAATCATCTTTTAGACAATCAACATCTATTCAAAATGGATCAAGTGTGCCATTCTATGACAAGGCTAGAATTATGGAAAATGGCATACCAGTAACAATACGTCCAGTACGGGCAAATGCTCTCGTATTTGATGACAATGGCGAAAAGGTTTTTACAAAGGGGCCAGTAACAATAGACAATCCAGGAGGCACAAGAGCAGAGCGTGGATTTGAAAAAGCATTTGATACCTTTATGACTCAATACTTTACGCAGGCATTCTTGAATTCAAGTGGTATACTTAGATATATTCAAAATCCAGTAGCCTATAAAAAGAATTTGCCAGCTGGCAAAAGGCTTGGAAAGTCAGTTGGTTATTCTACAGGATATCGCTGGATAGCAAATGCAGGAGTTACTATATAATGGCAATATACTATCCACCAGTTTTTAT